TTTGAAGTCGTTACTCGAATTCTAGAAACACCTACTTGAGTCTTTAGTGGAGCAATCACCTGGATTCTAGAGACACCAATTGTAGTTTGTTGTGTTGTTACTACATTACCAATTCTAGAAACACCAATAATTATTTGAGATGCAGTGTTAATTCTAGAAACACCAATTTGAGTCTTTGAAGTCGTGACTTGAATTTTGGAAATTCCTGATTGATACTTTCTTGGATCTGTATACAAGTTAAAAAACTCAGTTTTTGGCTTTGTTGTTGATACGACTGTACCAAACATTATCAGTCCAGCCGGGTGTAAGAGTTGTTTCACAACATCACGATATTTATCAACAGGTTCAGCCGAACGAAGATCATAAGAAAAATCTTGCCAATAATATGAATCTTGAATGATTTTATCGGAACTTGCAAAGCTATCTGTAGTCGCACAAAACCCACCAATGCCACCTATACGTCCAAGCAACCAACTTCCAGATGTTGTAGCAACAATACCTAATATCGGCAACAATACAGCATCCAATCCTTCTTCTGTAAGAATTGTTATTGTAGGTGTCGTAGCGAAACCAAGACCAAAATCAACAATTTGTAACGCTTGAATGCCACCACGTGCGTGCGTAATGCAATATGATGTACTAACAAATGATAAAGGTGTAGATGTTGTTGCTATTTTTGTTGTGCCGTTATAAGCGGTAATGATTGCACTTTCCGTAAGTCCAGTTTTATCAAAAACGGTGAGCAAATCATCAACAAAAAAATCATCTTGAGACACTTCATTAGACGATAACAAAACGTGATAATTCGACCAAGTGAAAGCACTTTGAATTGCACTTTTTCCAATCTGCATTTGCGTAGGATGTGTGCGAATTTCACTTACACCAGATTGAGTTATTAAAGTTCCTGTCACACGAATTGCGCTTTTCCCAAATTGCATTCGAGTGGGACTTTTACAGATTGTACTTACACCGAATTGTTTTTTCCATGTTGGGTTGTAAATTGTACTTGTACCAGATTGTGTTTGTGAACTTAATTCAGGGAACGAACACATCCCATTATAATAGCTTTGAGAGACTGAAGTGATAATTGCCTTTGCTGGCAACAAAGAGCCGCCTCCGTCAACTGTTATAAACTCTCCAACTTGATAGTTATTTCCTGGCGTCTGTATTGAAAGAGATTGAAGTATCTGATAAGATTGCTCGTACCAAAGTTGGTTGTGCGGTTCTTGTAAATCTACAATAGAACCCAAATCAGTCTGCGCTGGAAGAACGATTGGGTAAATAACCTTTACTTGTTCTGAATTTCCGGTATTTGGATCAGTTACAAAATTTCCAGTTATTCCAGACAAAGTGAGAGTTGTGATTGTGCCCTGCGGAATAATTTGTTGAGTAACAGCTTCTATATTTGCAGTAGCACCAGAATACACACCAATTAATTGTCGATTGAGATAATCAAAAGTTGGTCCCGTTGTTGTGACTTTCATGACATTTTGCATGGACCAAACAGCATCAGAAACTCGAAATAAATCAACTTTAGGATAGTAAAATTCAACTTCTTCATTGAACATGATGCGAAAGAGAAATCGAAAAGAATCTTCTGTGCCTTTCGCTTGATAAAATTGCTTGATGTTCTTCAAAATAAGACGAGAATCAGCAAGAATATTTCCAGGAATTCCACACAAAAATTGATCTTTAAAGTAAGAAACAAAACGATCAAGAGTAAAATCAATGTCCCGATACTCAAGCAATTTCTCAGGACTCATTTGATCCCGAATTTCCATTCTAGTATTAGGCGGTGGGATATTTGATGGATTCCAAGAATTTACCAATGTAACAATTCTGGTAGTTGGATCATAACTCTGAATTTTTTGAGTTTGCCCCTTAGCAGGGCCATTCAAACACACAAGGTACATGTTCTGATACGCATTGGAATATGTCGCCGCTCCAGGAGGCAATATTACAGAGACAACATTCGTCGCAAGAACCTTTCCTGTCCAGACTTGCGGACCAGTCGATTCCAACCATTCATAGTAAGCAATAAGAAACGCAACAAACATCGGGTCGCCTTCCTGAATAAAATCGGGAAGTTGTGCCGAAATAAGCTGCGAAATTGTCCTTGATTGCTTTGGAAGTGTCGGCATTTGTTACCTATGTATTCGCCATTACTGTCATCGAAATATCTTCCGGCTTAATGTACAAAATATTATTAAAAACTGGAACAATATCATTCTGTTGCGGAGTCATTACTATCGTGATTTGGCCATTGACATCGGCTTGATACGGTATAAACTCCTGCAATATAATTTTTCCTGTGGCATAATTTACCGTACCACAAATGCGTGCTACAGCATTCGGTATTCCAATACCATGCTGGATCATTTGAACATTTCCATTTTCGTCATCAGCAAGCGTGTAAGTGTAGCCAACAACATACGGAACAAGTAGATTTGGATCATCTGCCGATACAAAGCTGCTTGAAGACATTGATCCTGGTAATACAGCGTTATAATATTCAAGTGTGTAATTGGAAATTGTATCCAGTTTTGGCGTAAAAATCTTTTTGATCTGAATCGTGGTTAGGTCATTAGTAATGCTAGAATCACTGCCGTCAATTGCTGTGAGTAAGTTTGAATATCTAAACTCCAAGTTAAATTTATCCAAATTTGCTGAAGCAAAATTTACAATGGCATTGTACGCTGCAACACCAATATCGCCTTCAGTCTTAAATGTATTTGCCGGAGTGTACTTTACCACAGAAGTTACATTAATGAATGTATAATCTGGATCTACAAATTCTGGAATCACTGATACCAAATTCATTGGACGGATCAGATTTTGTAACACCAAAGTTTTTGCAGTCTCCGTAATAACAAATCCCAAGACTGGTTTAATCGAAATGAAAACTTTTCCATATTGAGGCGGTATAGTTTCTTCGCCTCCCCAAACAATGACCGAATCGGCGTTTGGATATTGCTCAGTGATAGATAGAGCGTAATCTGCTGCCGTGACCGCCCGTTTTTGCATCTCATAATTTTTTGGTGCTGTAAACCGAATTTCATCGATTGTTTCTGCATCTAACCCGCCAACAGCAGCGATTAGCGTATTCACTAAAGTATTATTGGCTGGATATCCCGCTAAAAGAATGCTTGGTGTAAAACTCAGCGCAGTATTGGCAGCGGGACCATCGGATACCAAATAATTAGCAATTATTACATTGCCATCTACCAACGCAGTACCGATTATGCCGTCACCAAATTTGAGTTCAAATTGTTGGTTTTCAACTTCTTGAAGAAAATATGCATTCGTATCGCTTGTCAATGCAAGAAGATTATCCGCCAAAACAAACGTGTTGATTGTGGTATTCGAAACGGATTGTTGTACACTAACTGCCAGCGTAGCGGTGTCAATATTAGAACTTGGTAACAAAAATCTCTGATTTGGAATGGTCGAGTCTACAACAAATTGATAGGTATACGGGATGCCTTCAATCAATGTCACATCTGGAAATTTGAATACTCCGTTTCCAATAGTTGCAGCATATGCACGATCTGTTACAAAGCTGTATGCTGTTCCATCCACATTAGAAAGAAATGGTGTATTCTTTGCGATGACTGCCGATGCTGCACCGTCATTTGGTGTGATTATAATACTCACATGCGCCTGTGCGGATGTAATGGATCGTGGGGTATACCCAATTTCTTTTGCGTGAGAAACTACAGAGCTACGAAGATTTGCCGAATCGAGGAACATTTCTGCGCCAATCATTGATTGATAAAAAGCATTGTATGATGTGTTGTACGCTAAAATGTCAAGCAAAACCGACAAGCTCGACCCATCAAAATTATAATCGGCAAATTGAGTTTGAGATTGGAGATAAGCACGCAATGACGCTTTTATAGAATCGAAATCAAGAAATCCTACTGGCAATTGTGATGTGTTTGTTGACATTATTTATCTTAGCCTCTGAAGAAACATTGTTACAGTTTGACTTTCTGTAAAATTAAGTATGAAATATGTGATCGAAACATTGTATCCGTTTTCCGTAGAATTCTCTTGCACATCTATTGATTGCAACTGTACACGAGGTTCGAAGTTTGCCAACACATCCTCTATTGATTTTGAAATCATTAGCGATGTAATACTAGAAATATTCTCAAAAAGAAGTGCTGTGACTGAGCACCCGATTTCGGGATGAAAAGGGCGGGAATAATGTTTTGAAAGGACTAAATTAATTACTGATTGTTTAACACTGTCAGCATCGAAAAGCATTCCAATGTCCTTTGTTACCGGATTGGGAACAAAAGACAAATTAAAATCAGAATATCGATGTGTTATATTTTGCGGCACAAAGGTATTTAGAACCCAAATTTGAGTGTATAAATAGAAACGGATGACAGAAACTTTACTAGTGTTTCCATCATCCTAAACACGCCGCTACTGAGGTAGCGTCAAATGTCTAAAACTATTTATAAACCAAAATTATCATTGGTGGAAACACATCCAGAAATTGCTACACAATGGAATAAGAACAAAAATGGAAATCTTAAGCCAAATGAAGTAACTTTTGGATTTCATAAAAAAGTTTGGTGGAAATGTCCAATTGCTGAAGATCATATTTGGTTGGCAAGTATCAACAGTCGAACAAATAAAAAAACAGGATGTCCGTGTTGCAACGGAAACAAAGTGGCTACATCAAACTGTCTTGCTACTTTATTTCCCAATATTGCAAAAGAATGGCATAAACGAAAAAATGGAACAATAACTCCATTTGATATAACTTCTGGAAGTGGTAAAAAAGTTTGGTGGCAATGCTCAATCATAAACGATCATGAATATCAAACTTCCATTCACAGTCGAACCAGCATGAAAAGTGGTTGTCCATATTGTAGAGGATTAAAAACAATTACTTCAAATTGTCTCGCTACATTATTTCCTGATATTGCAAAACAATGGCATCCCACAATGAATGATAATTTGACTCCACATGATGTCACTCCCGGAAGCAATAAAATAGTTTGGTGGAAATGTCCAATTGTCGAAGATCATAAATGGAAAGCTTCAATTTGTGATCGAACTCACCGTAGCCGAGGATGTTCATGCTGTTCTGGGAAAACTGTAGTTATGTCAAATTGTCTCGCCACCATATATCCTAATATAACCGCAGAGTGGCATCCAACTAAAAATATCAAATTAACAGCGCACAATGTTTCGCCTCACAGCGGTCATAAAGTTTGGTGGCAATGCTCTTCCGGTCATGAATGGAAATCTGCAATATCTAATAGAACAAACGGTAGTACTAATTGCCCTTATTGCAAATGGAGTATGAGCCAAGATACACCAAGAATTTTCTATTTTGTGTTGGTTTCAGATCAAAAATTTCATGAACAATTTTTGAACATTGGCATAACCGTTAAATCTCTCAAAATTCGTTACGGTAGGCAAGAATACAAAGCTCTTCAAATGCAACCAATTTTCACAATAAAAATGCCCAATGAATTGGTAATCCGACTTGAACAAGAAATCAAAAACAATCTCTCAAAATTCCGTTTCATCCCTCAAACCAAAGCAGCAGGAATGATAACCGAATCGTTTCAATTAGAAGCCAAAGATACAATTCAAAAATATTGTCTAGATTTTTGTGAAAAGCACAACATTTCGCCAGGGCTTAAGTGACCTTGGTTAAACCGCACAGTTGCTTTGATGGTTTACATCAGTCTAGACTTCAGAAACGCAGCCAAAGGGCTGGAAGACAACCTTCTTCAAACTTCTTAAGCGCTGCCGTACCGCTTTGGATTCTTAAGATGAAAAGCCAACCTTGGACCAGAAGACACCATAGTACATGAAATGTTACACCTGCGGCTGCGGTCATATCGCCTTGCTCCTGCCGAAAAACTAGAAGATGCCGAAGAACTCGTAGTGGACAGACTCACCAAAGCATTGCTAGAGAAATAGAGCGAAATTGTCTTTGGTAATTACCCTTCATTCCTTCAGTTATTGCCGTTGGTTGGAATCTTAAATCACCAAAATTACAAGTATAAATGAAATTGTTATGCAAGAAACAATTGAGCTAACCGAAAATGAAAAAGCAATGATCTCCGAGATTGACCAACATATAATGGCTGACACACTCCGAAGAGAAGGTGCCCTGAATATGTGCTTGAAATCGAGAGGATTATCAGACGGTCAATGGAACTACACAAGTGATGGTGTTTTACGAAGAACAGATTTGCCAAAAGATCCACCTACAGAACCAGAAAAAAATTTGGCACCTTTTTCACCAACATCTTTACAAACAACCGATGTTGATAGATCATTAAATCCAGAGCTTTATCGAATTTTATCGGCTAGAGAAAATAACGATCCCAACTTAGCCATAAAAATTGCTGATGAAATCATTAACAAAAACAAATCTTATACTGCATTTTCTCTAAAGGCTGCTTCGCTTGGGGATTTGGGTCGAAGAGATGAAGCTATCGAAGTTTGTAATGGGGGATTACAGTTTTGTACAGAACAAAGTCAGAAAGATATTTTACTCCATGAGCGAGGGTTTCAAAGAATTCTTTTGGGCGATTATAAAAACGGTTTTCTTGATTGGGAACACAGGATTCAAAGAGAAAATTTGCGACAAAATATTGAGAAGGCGTGGCCAAATCTCACAGAGTGGAAAGGTGAAGAAAATCGGATGGTGCTAGTCTGTGGTGAAAAAGGTCTTGGGGATTCAATCTTATTTGCCCGGTACTTATCAGTGCTTTGGGAGAAAAATTGCACCATACAATTCCTGGCGTCCAAAGCATCAACACCAATGGCACCTATTCTAAAAGAGTATCCTAATGTTTATGGGGCATATAGTGGTAACGATCAAATTCCAGCAATTTCTGAAAATTGGATTGCATTGGAATCCCTTCCACTTTACACAAACACTATTCCACCGCCGTTTGAGTTTCCAGTAAAATGGAAACCAATTCCTCATGAAAATCGAAAATTGAGAGTTGGATTGTGTTGGCACGGAAACCCAGATTACTCAGCTTCAGCTAATCGTCGCCCCCAGGATTTAAAATTTTGGGAACCGATTACACAGGTGAAAGACGTAGAGTTTGTCTCTTTACAATTGGGTGAACAAGGACCGTGTAGTACGTTGCTACCTGCTGATAGTACACTTTTAAACACTCTTCAAATTGCATGTAATTGCGATCTTGTGATTTCGACAGACACGAGTGTGGTTCATATGGCGGCGACTTGTGGAGTTCCAACTTGGATGCCATATCACAAATTAGGATATTGGCCTTGGGAATCTGGTGAAGATGGTACAGTTTGGTACCCAACTCTGAAAATATTTCAACAAAAGGATAAAAGTGGATGGAAACCAGTTTTTAAACGGATGGCCGATAAACTGTGCGACCGCAGTTTCTAACAAAATATATTTTCAAAAGTCCTTGACATTCTGGACAAAATTTGGTAATATTGAAACTGAAGGGAAGTTAAACGAAAATGAAACTCTTAACGCTTTTAGCTTTAACGCTTTTGACCGCCATGCTCGCATCAGCAGCGTCGTGGGACGGACAGAAAACCGATTTTTCGGTGGTAACCATGGACCAAACCATCGATGTGGCAAATTTTCCCGTATCACCTACTGTTACGGGACCATATACTGGCCCACAACATCTCATGTGGCTCATGTTCGTCCCCACAAATCCAGCCGTTAATTTCGCTGTCGTAACGGTAAATTACCGAGACGCTGCCACTCTTGCCTTGAAAACTGCCACACAGATGGCACCGACCACGCCCGGAACGAACATGATTACTATGTTTTTCGCCGATATCAAATCGTCACAAGTTGTTGGTACCCCGAATGTTACTCTTCAGGTAGTGCGGATAGATGTAGTGGTTTCGGAAGACATTCCAGTGGAAAACATTCCTGCGCCAGTTTCCCCGCCAGTCGCCACGCCCATCGCACCGCCCACCGCTGACCAGCCGAGCCTGCCTTCCGTGACGCAATAGCGCATAGTTGATCTTCCCTAAGCCCTACGGCTGTGCGATGCGCTGTAGGGCTTGCTAGAGCCTGCTACGATCGCTTTATACATAACCAATAAAAACGCCACCGTGATAAGATGCTTGCATTGCTCCTTCATCTGCTCCATCAATGGTGAGATGACAAAATTGCCAATTGGCACCATCATAATATTTAAACGCCAGATTATGGGTGGCTCCAGTATAGCCAGTTGGATTGAAACCAGAGCCAGAAACCGTTCCACTACTAGCAAGAGAGGAGCAACTTATCCCATAGCTTGGACAATACACCCCATAACCAGAATAAGAACCTGTGACATTTATTCCCCCACAAGTTACCACGCCGGTTGATTGGAATCCCCCTGTAGTGTAGAAACCACTCGGAGCCATCCCACTATTGTTGGGGCCGTTGACAACGGTTATCCCAAGACTACTAGATGAAATCGAAACCGTTCCGTTTGAAGTCGTAATATTTAATCCACCGCCAGAAATATAAGCCGCAGTCATCGACACAGTAGCGGTAATTGTACCTGCTGTAAGGTTTGATGCAGAAATTCCGCTAATTGATGATGCCACTAAATTTATAGTACTTGCGTTGATACTGCCTATTTGACTTGCACTGATTGTACCAGAAATATTAGAAGCTGATATGCTGGCAACGCTAGAAGCTACCAAGTTGCCACTAATGGTCGAAGCCGCAACAGAGTTGATATTACTAGCCGCTATGTAACCAGAGATAATACTTGCTTGAATTGAAGCAACGCTAGAAGCTACTAAATTCCCGGTAATTGTCGAAGCTGCAATAGAGTTGATATTACTTGAAGCAATGTAACCCGAAATAATATTTGCATTAACTGAAGCAACACTAGACGCTACTAAATTCCCGGTAATTGTCGAAGCTGCAATAGAGTTGATATTACTTGAAGCAATGTAACCCGAAATAATATTTGCATTAACTGAAGCAACACTAGACGCTACTAAATTCCCGGTGATAATACTTGCATAAATGCTTCCAATTTGAGAAGCTTGTATTCCACCAGTAATTGTCGAAGCCACAACTGAAGAAATTTGTGAAGCTTTAATGCCACCGGTAATTGTTGACGCTGTAACCGAACCAATTTGAGATGCTAGAATCGATCCTATTATTGCCGAAGCATTAACACTGCTAATCTGAGATGCCAAGATGCTACCTGTAATAGTTGATGCAGTTACACTTCCGATTTGAGACCCTTGAATTGCTCCTGTAATCGTAGAAGCTGCAACACTCGCAATCTGCGAAGCGGCAATCGACCCTTGAATAACACTTGCCGACACACTACCAATATTTGAAGCCGCAATCGATCCTTGAATGACAATTGCGTTTACACTTCCGATTTGACTTGCTTGAATTCCTCCATTTAAAGTGATTGGATCGACTGATTCAATTTGAACGCCAAGAATCAAACCATTTATAGTCGATGCACTCACACTTGCAATTTGACCAAGTGTTAACTGCCCACTGATGTCACCAGCATCCGTAGAAGAATCCCAAGCATTTGCAATATTTTTGTAAACCTTATTTTGCCCAACTCCAGTCAAATATACTTGAGATCCAACTGGATAATCGATATTTGGTAATATTGGAAGAGAGTTTACAATTACTACGGGCCGGATAGGTGTTGTAAACAATGAAAGATCAGAAATAATTCCGGCAGCTAACTGCGAAGTAATGATCACACCGTTGATAACAGATGCATTGATACTGCCTATCTGAGATGCCGTTACCAAACCAGTAATGGCTGAAGCAGTCACACTGTTTATCTGAGATGCCGTTACCAAACCAGTAATTGTGGAAGCAGCCAGACTGCCAATCTGAGACGCTTGAATAGAACCGACAATAATACCAGCGTTCACACTTCCGATGTTTGAAGCTTGAATACTCCCGTTGATTGTAGAAGCACTAACAGTCTCAATTTGTTCAGCCTGAATCAAACCAGAAATAGTTTGCGCTGGCAACGTTCCAGAAATATTGGTCAAACTTACTGAGTTTACCGCATTTTGAAGGGCGGTAAAGTTGCTATCAAGAATTGGCGGGGCATCAGAAATTAAATCCGTTCCTATAATTAGTGTAATTTCTACTGGAACTTGAATTCTGGAAATCCCGAATTGTGTTGATATTGGCACATCAGTATTTAGATTCTACATCTATGCCTTAATCCATTCAACTATTGCATCTTTCCATGCCATAACCATTTGCGCCCAAGTTTTATGAATATCATATCCAGCAAATGTATTAGAACTACCTTGTATAGATTTGGCAGAATTGCTCAATGAATCGCCTATACGTACAACAGCTTTATTTTCAAAAAAAACATTAGGGCACCCATTCACCGAAGTAGAAAAATCAGACCAACTATCTCCAACAACAACAACCGGAAATCCATTAATAAAAATAGTTGATGTACCTTGAACCGCAATTGCATCTTTGCTGGATTTGTCGCCAAGTCTTGTGATTGGTTTTCCTGTTGCCATATTACCTCATTTGGATAATACCCGGTTTGTAAACGCCCTGAGATGCCGCCGTAAGTGGCATACGCCGTTCTGCGCCAGTTTTGTTGTAAGAAATATGAATCCAAGGACGACTTCCCAAATATTCTAAAATCAATTGGTCATAAGTCATAGCATTTTTGATGTCTATGGCTCTATCAAAGTAAGTCTGATCTGAGATTCCTGGAAACTGAATGTCAGCAGCTTGGCCTCTAATATGTTGTGAAGATCCACCAGTGTCAGGTCGGAAAGCAGATGTAATAATCATATTCTTACGACCGTACTTTGCTGCAATTGGTTCCAAACAGTTTACTGCAAGCGCCTGAAGATTACAAACAATATCCCCCTTTGAAAGACCAACTTGTGCTACAAGAGTGGCGTGAGAAATTACAGTATTGTTTGTCAGATCACCCAAAGTAAAATTCGGCGAAAGAACAAGCGATGAAGGAAACTCCGTCATTGTCTTAAATGTTGGGCAATCCATTGGCGGTATCGATGATGGTGCTGGTAGAGGCGTAGTCGCATCAACAGCGATAGGCTTTGTCGGTTCAACATACAGCCCTTGTGCTTTTAATAGATCAATGTGTGCCTGCGGCGTCGGTGGAGTTGGTGAATCATATTTAACGACCAACTGTTGTCCACTCTCAACATAAGGTGGCGTAGCATTTGGATTTGGATCTGGTTTTGTTTCTTTCACCGGATTTGTTCCGGTTTCATTTATTGTTTCTGTCCAGTTATTCAATGGGGCTGGAAAAGTAGGAACAACCGGAGCTACAGGAGCCGTCACCGATTGCACTGATCCCTTTTGTGAATTGAAAAATACTGCGGGAGCATCGGCACTCAATTCTCCACTCGCAGCCATCATAAATCCACCACCGGCACTTTGTACTACTTGTCCACCAGCAATGTCATACATTGGACCTGTTGATTCTCTATCGCTAGTTCCTCCAACATGTGTTGTATGATTTCCGCTCACTTCCAAATCATCATTTCCACCAATTTTGGTTGTTCGATTCCCATCAATGTCCGTGAAATAATTACCGTGAACTTTTTCGGTATAGTCGCCTTGAACATGAACATTCAAATTTCCATCAACTTGAAGATTGGCATCATTGCGGCAATAAATGTTGCACTCACCATCTACCGTTAGATTCATTGTGTTTTGAAAATGACTATACGAATTCTCCATTGTGACTTCAAATTTTTTACCAACAACTTTAATAACCAAATTTCCTTCTTGGTCTATTTCGATTCGTGTCAATGTGCGATGGGCTAAATGAATCCGTTCTGAACCGGGTGTGTCATCAATTTCAATAACATGGCCGGATTCAGATTCGTAAACATGATTGTACGGATACGCAGCATTGTAAGCTGATTGCGGCTCTGTCCATTTTCGTTCAGGAGTAGGATGAACAAAGGCAATAGGAATACCACCAAATTCTCCTTTGATACCAACATCAAGCTGACGCTGTTGAACACCAATGATTGTGTCCGACACATTTTCTGCCCGAGCAAGACGATTTACATCAGACTCACCAATTATGCAACCCCACGGCTGAGACGCCCGTGGATATAAAGATGCTGCATTCTCATTTTGAATTTGTGCGCCCGTGCCATCATTTGGATAATATCGAGATTTAATTTTGCGTGGTGCTGTGTCAGTATTATGAAATGGCTTTCCTGGATCATAAAAACCGATTTGAGGATTTGCAGCTTCTTCTGGAACGCCTGCAATGGTGCCAAGTATAACTGGATCTTGTGCGCTCTGTCCGTCTAAAAAGAAACCAAAAACCCAAGAACCTTCTACTGGACCGGTCGGTGAATGTCCTAACCCATTCATCGCTAAATTCCATGTTAAGGGTTGGTACGGATACGCCCAATGCAATTCGTTCGTTGGTATTAACTGCTTATTTTCGGTGTGCGCTCCTAAAATTCGTACACGCAATCGGCCAAGTTTCTTCGGGTCTTGCCGGTCTTCAACAACTCCAATAAACCAAAAAAATCCATCCTTTCCAATGAAATTTGGCTCTGTCTTCATACTTCTATATAGTTCGATCTGCATTGATCTCTTGACGAAACAGATGCATCTATGCTATTGTAGATGAAGTGAAGAAAATTTTTATTTTCGGCATCCGAGCATACCAAGTCGTTTTCTGGCCGATTCGTAAACTAAATTTATGCCGATGCCGATTTGAGCCTTCCTGTTCCGTTTATAGCATCCAAGCTATTCAACAACACGGAGCGATACAAGGTTCCTGGCTTGCCATCAAACGAATTGCTCGATGCAACCCCTTTGGCGGTTGCGGGCACGATTCAGTACCGAAAGGATAAAATGCTTTACATGAATGATTACGACATCTTCTTGGCTCAACGAAAATGGGCCAGTCATCCGATTCTTCGCAAAGCCACGGCATTTCTTGCCGCTTTCAAAGAACAAGTTGATTCACATAGCGATGGTTGGGCCTATTGGCAACCACCTGTCAAAGCAGCCGCTAATCTGATGCGTCTTATCATGAATCCCCCGACGCTCATCGAAGAATCGGATTTGAAACGATGCCTGAAGCCGATCAAGGCTTTCTACACTCGCCGGGGCAACGCAGCCGGAATGCAGATGCCGAAAATTATTTAAATACATCTATTGACTTTCTGATCGGAAAATGGTATATTTTAACCATGACGAACAAACGCAAACCGCTTCCTGCAAAGCACCCGATTGACCGGGCCGTCAACACAATGCTTCGGGCGCTCGACAAACGACTGGCTTGCGCTTCCGGTATGCCGTGGTACGAAACCGATGCCAGACGGGTCAACGCCATTCGAAAAGCTCTTCTGTACTTCGACGCCGTACCTTACGACACAAAGAACTTAACGGCCAGACAATTGGCACTCTACAAAGAGCCGTATACGTCGGAGGAAGCACTTCAAACTCTGGCCGATTCGCTAAAGGCAGTGTAACTTTATGGCCGATCTACCAATTGCCCAAAATCCGAAATTTTTTGATGAACTTCGTGCCGTATCGAGTGGTACATGGGCATCTCTAACCGGCGTCACCAACTACGATGATCTTGCCCATTTAGAAACTGACATTCTCACATTCTACCTTTACCACCAGGACGGAAATTACAAAACCTGGATGGACGTTTGGCACGCTTACCGCCGTGCGGTGCTCACGTTGCGGGTACAGGACTTAGACGTGCCGGAAGTGTTTGCCCCGACCAAACCATGGGTTAATTAAAAAATTTTTTAAACCCATTGCATTTTTTTCTTGCTCTATGCTATCCTTCAATCATGACCAACGACATCGAACAACTCACCAAAATCCAACCCCAAGAGCCTTTCATCATGATGGGCTATTCCGAAGACGAAGAACCCGTTGAAGTTGTGCTTGCCGCTGAAAAGTGGATGGTGGGATTTCCCTCAAATTTGGTTGTGGTTGGTCACGACGGCGAATATGCCGATATGAGCAACCCAACAGGCGCAATCGTTCGTGAACGGTTCTACATGGTCGCAGAAGACGCTCTAGGGCATCGTCGGACCTGGGGTGGTCTGTACGAGTCGGAAGCCGCCGCCGAAGCAATCTACAGCCTCCTAGCGCCAACAGTGGCCGTTTGGGAAGAAACCCGACCCTGCTACGGCAGCGAAGCCTGGACTCCTGAAGTAGACGCCGCCGAAGTGGAAGCGGAACGGGCCGATGAACTGGCATCCAACTTTCTGAATTTCCGATACGAGTGCTAAACATGCATCCTGCTCTAGTTTTATTATTCGTTGCTGGTTTGGTTATGGTAGCTGCCGCTGTCATGTTGCGTTATTTGAATGGATCGACGCCGCCCAAACAAACGCCGTACCAGGAGATTTGTGCCATCAAAGACCGTCTGTATCGTGACATGGTGCGCTTAGAGTCTCTACAGGGCCACAAAACGGCATCTGACAATGTTCGCCGCATTCTTTCAGACGTGAGACTATGAGTAACCAGCAACCTGACGATCTCTACAACACGCCGTCCAATTATCGGGTAGCTCTCGTGCCGATTCTGTTCAAGGTAGGAACCATGTCTTCCAAGCAGTATCTTGTGCGAAAGAAAGACCTTAAATTTTTGGCTCCTGGGTGTCAGCTTCGCATCTTCACAGAGCGGTATGACAACGGAACAAGTGTGATGATTGAGGAACTACGCAGCACCGGCCTTGGGCCGCTGTGGGTATGCGAAAGGTTTTAGGGAAATTACTTACCGCAAGTAGGGCAAATCTTCGTTCCACCATCCGCCATTGTGAAACCAAGTTCTGCAAATTGATCGCCTGTGTGATCGAAATATCGAATATCGGGTTGTACAACTGGATGCTTTCCGAAGATCCAATCGAGCAAAAGAAAACCACCAAATGTAACAAGCACAAGTAAGACTGTCATAATATCACCAGTACTATTTAGCTTCTGACGGTCTGAGTCCCGATTCTCCACAGACATTTCTCGATGAGAGATTTTACCTCTACCAGCCGGTCCATTACGAACTTAGGCATTCAGCTTCGAGCGTGCTAATTTGTTTATCGTTTCTAACGCCTACCGATTTTCACGATATGGACGTGCCGGTTGCCCGATCTTTACACTACGTCAGAATTTTTTGGAGCGGCGCACCGGAATTGAACCGGGTCTTTGAGATGGCATCCCAAGGCACAACCACTATACCAGCGCCGCAAATTCACTATACTAAGTATCACACATATATAGAATTGTGTCAACACTTGGTTCCACCATTCACGAACTACGAACACAAGGCTTAAGCTATAACAGCATAACAAAAGTTTTGAATTGTTCCAAATCAACGGTTAGTTATTATTGCAGTCCCAATGAAAAGCATCGGCTCGTTACAACACATAGAAAATGGCGCAAAGAACATATACTTGCAAATAAAATATTTGCATTTAGATATAGAAAATCTTGTCCTAAGTCACCACCACGCACCAAATCTAAAAGTGGACGACGACGAGATCTTTATTTCAAAGTCGTAAACTTCCAACGCCGATTTGGTAACAAATTGATTGATTGCCGAGGAGCCTACATGAGAAATTTTACAGAACAAGATGTGAAAGAAAAATTTAATGAGAGAAACTGTTGCTACCTTAGCGGTCTACCTATTGAGTTAGAAAACGGAAGCACTTATGAATTAGACCACATTCTTCCAACTAAACGAGATGGAGAAAATACACTTGAAAATTTGGAATTTATCAACCCTGATGTAAATTCAATGAAAGGCAAAAGAACCAATGAAGAATTCCTTCGACTGGTATTCTTGATTGCTGATTATTGTAAAGATCAGAAACCCAAAGTTATTTTGTAATTTGGAGCGTGATATGGGAGTCAGACCCATCTCTCTGACTTGGAAGGCCAGGGCACAGTCGCTATACCAACCACGCAATAAAACTATTTAGTCACGCTTACGAAGGCCGAAACTGATGAAATGAAAAAATCCACCCCAAATAACTTTGAAATTGTGACCGTATCCACGCCCGTTGAAAAGGTTCACAAAGAACGGCAGGACGATCAATATCGCCAGTGGATAAAGCAGCCACATCAAAATCCGGTACAACACCAGTCCAAACCCAATATCAAAAAATCCCATATCTATTTCCTTCTAAAATTCATTATACCACAGATCCGGCTATTTGCACCATCTCCGTTTTACACAGCGTAATATCGTAGACCGGGCACACACGGCAATCTTTCTTCTTGTCGCACACACAGCCGTCCGCACTCTTAATGAGATTCGAGCGCCATGCTACCAGCCGTGGACTGTACCAAACATCAGCCAGAAAATCATTGACTGAAGGAACATCAATTCCGGTTTCCCATCCTGGCGTTCCTTCAGTGAAGCTGCACGGAAAAACTTCGCCCTTCACATTGATATAAATCGAAAACAGACCGCTTTCACAAGGCTCCACCGAATCAGCAAAGGTCGAAGGCAATGACTTAAGAGCCATTGGTGCAGAACAAGAATCCATACCCACGCTCACGCCTTTTTCACGTGCATAATCAAGCAACGCCTGATAGTCTTTCAAGCTATCAATGCCGTGCATTTTATTGCGGTTGCCTTTTGGCTTCAACATCAAAAAAACAATCGCTTTCAGCCCTGCCAGCCGAAAATCAGTCTTCACTTGATCGATGAGACGAAAACAACTTGCCAGCGTTTCTTTCGACAAAAGCTTGTGAATGTTGCACTGTTTCAGACCAGCATCCGTCAGAGCTTTCACCGCATTGAAACAGAGATCATCACCATAATGAGAAACTGCCACAGCACCACAGAGACCAGCCAGCCGCTTTGCAATCGCTTCATCCACACCCATTCCATTCACTGTGACATTTGGAATTACGCCACGGCCACGAGCTAACATCATGATGCGCCAAAGATCGGGATTGCCGTCAATGTCTCCGATGCCGAATGCGATCTGTGTGAGATTGGATGGAAATTTTTCAAGCACCTTTTGAAAAGTCTCAAGCGACATGTTTTCGCCCATGCCAGTATTAGACTTATAGCACCAGGAACAAGGAACACGGGTCTCCATCGTTTTACCAATACCATGGCACACCGTGGAGATTTCAATGTCTGCGATTTCCGGTCCAACAGGAGAGAACACAGGGTTCTCATCTCGTGAGTTGCCCCAACGAGCCAGGAACCCTGTCTTTCTGTCAAAAATCAAGTTGTAACCAGGAACGGATACTTTGATATATCGTTGCATTTGCCTTTTTCTTCGATTAATCGTGCCACGCTTCTTCGAGCGTAGAACACGGCATTTCCTTTCCGAAAACTTTGGCGATCTGCTCCGATGCACGATCCTTAAATTGCTTACCCGTCTCATCATCGCCCACACCAGACCAACTAAGGCCAATGTAGACCTGATCGTCATACGGAATATGCTCTTCGAGGTCCGTATCCTTCAAAGCTTCTTCCAAAGCTTCGTACACATTATCGTATTCATCTTCGTCGTATTCGTCTTCATCGTCTCCGTCTTCCGCCGCTTCTGCTTCGGATGTCTTGTCTTTATTCAAAAGGTCCAAAACCTCCGACCGGTCCAAAGCGACACCATAGATCAAAAAACTGGAAGTCGAACTATTGCTAACAAAACCAGTGCGAATTTTCATATTTTATGCCACCCACAAAACCATTATAGCACATTTGGTTTCATGGTGTCTAGCATTTTCGCTTTCACCATTTCAACCACATCTGTGGGAACTGAAATTATAAAATTTACGGAACCCACCAGAATGCCGCCTAAAGTTTCGCTTTCTGCTTCAGCCATTTTTATTATCCATTCACGATCTTGTTTCTGTGTGCGTGCCATCGTTTTAATCTCTCCACCGTTTTGGCTTTATGAATCCGTTCGCAGTCGCTACAATCCCAAAACCGACCAGCCCATTTTCCTCTTCGGGTCTTCAAGCACGGATAAAGCGGACAATAGCAAAATGTACAATCTTCCAAATTTTTATGACAAGGAAAATAAGCACAATACATTTTCAGAAGCCATTCACGATCTTGTTCTGGCGTTCTCAACATATTCAATTGCCCGTTTCATGGTTTCAATATTGTCTTTAAAAAATCCAAGCGCACTATTACAAGATCGACATAATAACTTTCGAACTTCACCAGTAAGATGACAATGATCGACTACCAACTTTCTGGGATGCCCATTAAACATTCTACTTTCTGGTTGACGACAAATATCGCACAATCCCTGTTGTTCGATATGCATTTTTTGATATTCCGCCACCGTAATTCCATAAACAGAATGCAAACGTGAATTTCTCGCCGTCTCCAAATATTGTTCCCAACGTTTTTTTCTTTTTATACTCATACATTTCTTACATTGAGAACGTGGACTCTTAGAACCCGCTCTAAGATGAAACAAATTCAAACATTTGAGTTTCTTACAGCAATTACAAAATTTCTTACCGTCTTGATACCTTGAACAATTTACACACTTTGTAGAACAATAATGCGGACCAGATGGCAAGTACTTATCCTTTCGTTTTAAATACTCAACGCCACATTGGTCGCATATAATCCTTACGCATAATCGTTTAGAACGCCCTTCTTTTTTATATTCTTCCTGCATGAAATCATTTATACGTTGCCAATATCAATCCATGCTGCCCTTCAATTAAAAGAGCGGGTGCTCTTTCGAGAGACACCCGCTCACTAGACCAAAACCTTGACTTACTTCGTCGCTGGCTTGACCTTGCTGAGATTACTGATATTGCTAACCATACCTTCGAGCGGCGTGCCAGCAAACAACTGTTGGAAGGTACCGGCAATGCTTTGACCCTGTACAATTGACAGAGGCGCAAGTTCACCAAGAGCTTCAAACTGACCGGACTGAGCAAGAGCAATGATGGATTCAATCAAAGCTGGTTGAACAGCACCCATACATTTTTCTTGTGCCAAAGCTTCTTCTACAAGCAACTTAATTTCACGATCCAATTTTTGTTGTTCATAAAGAGATGCCAAATCCTTGGATGCCTTTTCGGTTTCCAAGTAGAGCGCCTTAGTGACCTTCGCAATTTCTGCTGCGGCTTGTTCACCTTCATTGCGCTTCAAAGTAAGCGTGTTTTCCGATTCGATTTCAACGAGGCGCTGTGCAGCGACACGAGCAACAGCTTCAGCGGTAATGGTATCTTTCAATTCTTGCGTTGTTGCAAATTCTGTCAACACCAGACGATTGGCAGTTTCTTTACCTTGCGTCAGCGTAAGCTTTTCTTTTGCCCGTTCCAGTTCGATGGCGTCAACCAAAGTTTCCTGACGAGAACGTGCCAAAAGGTCTGCAACAGAAGTGTCTTTGACTTGGATGGAGATTAATTCCAAATCATAAATGGTCATACCGTTTTCCTTAAAATGCTTTAAGAGACGTTCACCATTTGCGACTTTTGCACCAAGCACGGTGTCCCGTAAAATGTTAGCTGCGTTGGAGTAAAACTCCTGCACACCAATATTGCGTACCGTGTTACCGATCATGGAGCGTAAATGATCGGCCATATAGCCGACGTAGTTGTCCACACTGAACCACGAATCCTTATCGGCCTCTTCAAAGCGGACCAAGTACTTGACTTGAACGTCCACATTGACAAGATCCTGCGTCTTGAGCGAAATAATATCGCTCACTGGATTGGAGATGTAGCGTAAGAATGCCTGATTCAAACGCTTGTCGCTGTTCTTCGGCTTGCCGGTAGAAAGCGAAAGACGTTCCAGGTATTCGTCATACTGAAGCAGGATCGTTTGCGGTCCAATGACAGTGCGACGATTGCCCTTGCTGTTGACCACTTGAGCGGCAAAGCCACTCCATACGTCGATGCGAACTGCACCGTCGTACTTTGTGTCAAGCGTAATGGTGCGAGGCGGTGAATAACTTGTGCCACGTTTCATAGCATCGGCTACGACACCTTTACCGGCCCCACGCAAACTAGCTGCCATCGCTGGCATTGAATCCATTGATGCAAACGAACGAGTACGCAGAGCAGTATCGCCAAGGTAATCTTCCAAAGAAGCGGTAGAAAGTTCTTCCGCTTCCTGACTGCGCTTATTACGCAATTGAGCATTGATGCGTTGCACTTCTTCGTTTCCTGGGAAGTACAATTCGCATTCCGATTGCGTCAAAATACGGCGCACCACAACTTGCTTGATTGGATTTGGCAGGAACATAGAAGGTCCCCGAACCAAATCAATATCGCCAGTAAGACGGTTCAAAACATAGCGGCCTTCACCACTAGGAATTGCAACAGCAAAAGATTTTTCGCTGCCGCCGTAGCTGATAATTGCGTGCTCTTCACGAGGGTAATAGATTGGAGTCGTATCGCCCGTGATGAAAAGTTCCTGACCAGCGGTGTAAGTTTCACCATCTTCAGTGTAATCTGCAATCACCTTGATGTGGATGCCAGTGGTAGGTTGAAGTTCGAAAGCACGGAACTTGCGGTTGCCGTCCTTTGTATAGAACTGTTGAGTAGGAGTCGGGAAGACAACATCGGGACCGATTTTGTATTCCTTGTTTCCGTTCTCATCCAAAAGAATGCTGTATTCCAAGCGTTCCAATGTAACGGCGTCACGTACATACCGTTCATTTTCATCTTTGAGAATTTCAACACCAGTTGGTGGAATGTAAAAAGCCACATTGGTTCCACGAATGACAATTAACTGTCCTGTAACCAAAGTGTCCTTATCCAAGCCAAGCACATTGTTAGGTTTCTTCATAGTGTCATCAGTTGCGGCGACACTCTTAACAACGCTCTTGTCCCAATTGGCTTTTGCGGCTTCATCATCATATACACGACCCATCAAATATTGATTGGTACGAAGATGGTGACCCTTAACAACTGTTGCGACCTGACCCGGCCACAAAGGGAAACTTTGCGGACCCGGTAGGTTTTCAATCTGGCCCATACGGAGCGTACCAATTGGCATGACTTCCGATTTTCCAGGTTCCGGCTGTTTATTGTTGGTGGATGGATTTTCCAGAACCACATAACTGCCCTTCGGGACAATCGTATTGGTTTGGATAGCATCGCTTTGATTTCGCACATCAACGAAACGTGCTCCGTCAAATGTTACGAGTTGGTCTGTATTGCTGAGACTGGTTTTATTCGGTCCACATAGAGTGTTAATGTTGCCTTTCGTTTTATCAAGAACGTAAGCAAACACTCCAGGTGTAAGAACTAACTCAGTATCTCTGCCTTTATAATCTTCAGGCATAATTTGTTGTGCGTCCTTTCACACTTGAGATTTGATTCACAATTTCAGTATAGCAAGTTTACGGAAATAGTCAAGTGTCAGTTGATGTATCTAACTTCATTTGATGTATCAAGTGAACTCAGCTAAATTTCACTTCACAATCTGCGTTACGCCATTCATACTGCTTGGAGTTTTTTATGGAAGCGCACACCGATTGGCGACGGGCTTGACTCGAAATCAAGTGTTCCCCCTAAAAAGGACTTAAGCGTTCAACTCGCTTCGCTTCCGCCAAATTTTAGAAAGTAACGACTCTTTCTTCCATTTCCCTTATTTCGACTGCCATAATTTTCTGTTAAGGTATGACAATTTGGACACAACAATTCTAAATTATCTTCTTTACTGTTTCGACTATTTCCATCAATGTGATTAATTTGTAATGGCACTTTTTTAGTGAACACATTTTGTTTACACCAACCGCATTTACAACAAACTCCACCATATTTTTCAAAAATATACCGCCTTATATGACCACTAAGATTTTCACCACTACTTTTGTTACCACTTTTTTCACTACATTTCCAACGTTGAATATAGTAAGTATATTCCCAATCTGCATGACATTTTTGGTTACAAAAGGAACTAACTCTTTTACCATTAACTTGCTTACCACAATATTGGCATGGAGTTGGTTCTTTACGATGAGCTTTATAGGGTTGTCCTAAAAGACGATGCCGTATCGCCGTTCTTGATACTCCCATAATTCGTGCAATTTCTTTATATGTTGCTCCGGTTTCTCGAAGTTTTATTATATCTTCTCTCATGTATGTTATTTATACGTGTCGCAGTTTTAAATCTGGGGCATTACCAAAAGATACTTGCGTTTCATACCAGCTTTCACCACACTTACCACAACAGTAATTCGTGCCACGATCAGTCTCACGAGATCGTATGGATTTTCCGCCTTTACCACATTTCGGGCATTTGGCTTTCATTGCTACGCCCGGATACCGCCGTTCAAATTCTGTCATGTTTTCCTTTAAAATTTGGAGGTGAGAAAGGGATTCGGACCCTTGAACGACAGTTTAGCTGCCGCTGTTCGCTTTCCAAGCGAGTGCAATAAACCGGACTCTGCCACCTCACCATATTTACCAACATTGTGGATCTTCATCTCGCAACATCTTTTGTTCTTCGTCTGTCAATAGTTGCCAAGCAGCATCCATTTGATCTAAAATGAAATCTTCTTCTGGTGTAAAATCCAGACCGTAAACTTCAACCAATTCTTTCGCTGCTGGACTCATGCGAATTGCTTTTAATCGAGCTTCAAAGAAGCGATACTTTTCTAACATAACAATGACTTCCGAATTTCTTCCAACATGATCTTGCCATTCGGACCAAACAACGGAACCGCCAATCCCATCAGACTTGCGTAATTCCCAAATGTATTCGGAGCCTTGTTGAAATTTTTTGGATTGAAAATTGGGCATGTTAATTTATGATATATAAAATAACCCAATGACCGAAATAAATCATCCCATTCCATTTTGAATTGCTGTTGAAGTCCTTCTCCTTCACCTGGAACCATAATATTAGGAATTGGCATTGTATCCCGTTCATAAAACACAATCGGGCCAGATCTCTTCAATGTTTCCTGTGCTCCATTCAACAAAAACACTTCCATGCCTTCAACATCGGCTTTGATAAACTGAGGATTGAGATTGAAACTATCAAGTGTTCGCATCTCAGCCTTTATTTCGCCACTATCGTCCGAACGCATCTGTGTACTGCCAGGACTGTGTAGTGCGTCATTAGGTGTGAAACTAATCGGCCCGTTCATATGACCCAATGCATACGGCATTACTTCAACATTTGTAATACTGTTGAGAGCCAAATTCTTTTCCAAAATATCTCGTATTTCCGGTTGCGGCTCAAAAGCATAAACCTTTTTCACGCATTCCAACTGAGCAAGCGGAATCGTCAGGTCGCCAATATAAGCGCCAGCATCAACAACTTCAACACCATCTGGATAAAGCGGTTTCAAAATCTCAAATGTGGTTCTCATCACATCCATTTCACTCTCGCTCCATTCTCCTTGTTCACGGAGAGAACGAGATATCCATGGCTCATCATCAATCAAATGCATCTGCCCATAACGGGTCTTAAAAATTCTAGTTGTAAACATTATGTTTTCTCTAACCTATAACACATTGGCACACAAGGTCGTTTTTCAAATCTCCCACCAAAATGTTCCACAACTTCAGAACACAACTGAACAAATTCTTCTACCGTCATATCTGACTTTCCCCAATTAGCTTGCGGACAAGCAATACCCATATTATCAAATAAATTAGTACCGCCTCTAGTTGCCGGTCTGATATGATCCAATGAATATGTATTGGTATTCATTAAATCAATTTGTCTACCAGTCAAATAACATATCTGATTGTCTTTATAGGTGTCTAACATTTGATAATATGTAAACGTCGCCGCTGATTTATTTAAAAGTTTAGAACCATTTCGTCTTTGGAAAGCCCTAACTTTTTCTCTAATATCCTTCAATGATGGTGGGTATTGTTTTATTCTATGTGGTTTTATTTTCTTTCTTAAAAAGTGTTCAACCGCATGTAATCCAGGATTTTCTTCTCTTCTCCGATCCTGAATTTTTCTTGTTCGTGTTGCCCCATTTAAACTGCAATAATAACTCACCAAACTTTTTGAACATCCTATTTCATCAACAATTTGTTTATAACTTCGTCCTTGTGATCTTAGTTGCATAATTTTTTCTTTCATGCAATTATTTACACAAAGACGGTTTCCACACGAATTGAACTTATTTGGCGGGAACGAAAAGATTCGAACTTTTGAAACCCTTTTGAGGTTTATTCGATTAGCAGTCGAATGCAATCAGCCACTCTGCCACGCTCCCAAAACTCATATGTCCGTCCGTTTGCGATGACCCAAAAAATCACGCTCATGATCTTGCACGTAATCTTCACTCTGCCGATGCGAACCTACTTTCTTCACTCGCCAGCCGTCCTCTTCTTTAATCTTAAGAACCTTACCAACCACAGCAAACTCTTCTGGTATCCAAGCGACTTGTTCAGCCATCACTGGATAATCAGGATCTTGATACGTCAAAGTGCATTGTCGATAATAAGTCATGGCTGGTTTTCCAAGTCTTTTTCGGTGAAACGAAGAACTTTATCTTCATCAATTCCCATATATTGTTGAGTCAAATTCACTGGAACCACATAACGAAGCACGCCAGATGTTATTTCTCTGTTCGCCTTATTTTCCCAACCCTTCAAAAGTTCAAGCTGCTTGCGAATCCATCGCATAAAGAAAATAGCTTTGTCTTCGGCCAGGAATGTGCCCATACCAGCATCACTGATTGGCACTTGAAATTCAAACCCATCTTCCGTCTTATAAGTTAATTCACCGTCTCGATAATACTGGAACCTTACTGTTTTGTTCTTTACCAATTCTTTCAATGTCATTTCATCCACCAAAACACTTTTTCATTTTTCTTGCCAGCGCATCATCATCGACATATCGTACAGTTTCTTCACCGTGGTCATCAAACGGAGGCGGAAAATCATTTATTACCAATTGTGAATATGATATTGGTACATCAAACGGAATATTCGAAGCTAAAGCCATTACTTTCAATTCTTCCAAATAACCGCCAATCATTTTAGGCGTTGGTTGCGGTTTTATTATTGGAGCATCAATTTCCGTCCCACAAAGCTCTAACAGCTTTTCCCGCTTTTTCTCATAATCTTCCGCCTCCACATCTAGCTTGGTCTTTGCCTTCTTTTCATTGTGGAGCTTCATATTCTTCTGTATTACATTCTCCAGTGCATACGTGTGGAAAGCTCGGACAAAGTTTATGTTCTCTAATCAATGCTTGCATTCGCTTCCGTCTAGATTCACCCGTAGTCAATACCTGTTCGCCTCGGCCACGAAATTCTAAATGTTCTTTGTCGTATGACCGTTCATATTGAAGACCTTCAAGCTGAACTAAAACTCTACCACTCGGCTCAATGCCGACAACCTTACCAATCTGACCTTGATGCTTGCCGGTCATGATCTCAACTCGATTTCCCTTCTGTGGGTTTCTCATAACAACGCTTCGCCTTTTGAAGTAAGCCAACAAGTTCTCAAAGATACACCATATTCAATCAAATTACGATGATCAAATTCGTCTAGCTTACCGTAAATATCTTCTTGGGTATACTTATTAGCGAGAGTCTTGTCTGGGGTTTCAATGTAGACAGAATCCAAATACCATTCAGGATTGTCTTGTCGGTTCTTCCGATTGACTTCCCAACGCTCGTGCAGCACCTTCAGCATCTCAGCATCACTGATCTTAGCTTTATAATCAGGATTTGGTTCTGTCCAATCACAGAGATGGCACTTCACATAGAAGCTATTCTCATACTCTGTCTCAAAATAACTTGGCCCGTCATTCGGGCAAACCAATTCATATGTGAATGGTTTGTACGGCGGAATGTTACTTATTCTGTCCCATTATGCTTTCGGTGGGCAAACACAAAAACTTCTCATATCGAACAAATCTCTATCAGGTCCACAATCTGGACATAATCTTTCTACCGGCCAACCAACGGCACAAAAACATCCAGAATTGCCCTTTCGACAATAACTTCCTTGCTTCAAAAGCTCTTCAACTACATCTTCTTCATTCATAAAATTTGGTAGCCTCGGTGGGATTCGAACCCACAATGATATTCTCGACAGGGATTTTAAGTCCCTCGCATGTACCCGTTCTGCTACGAGGCTAAATTTTTGTTCACTTTAAGTTGTGAATACGGAACAACAACCTCACTACCATCTTCAAATTGAACTAATGCCGTATCATACTGACGTTGTTTCCACAACAAAACACAAAGACGATCATTATACAACCAATCATATTTCATATTTATTTCATATTTGGTAGCGGGAGAGAGATTTGAACTCTCATGTCCTCTCGGACGCCAGTTCTTGAAACTGGTGCGTAAACCGTTTCGCCATCCCGCCTAAACTTTCTCAAATTTCTTCAATGCAGCCAGAAACTCCCTGCCAGTTTGCCACACTTTGTTCTGTTGTTCATAAATTTCATCTTTTATGAAGCGGCAGCATCGCTCACAATAACCTGGATACGGGATTCCTATATCATCAACCGTTCTCTTCAGCTTTGTATGACCGATCAACCAACACAACAATTTCTTCATAACTTTGCATCAAGATCCGCAGCACACTTCTCACACTTCTCTTCGTCGCCGCCGTCTGCACAGGTGCATTCAACACCGTTGTCAGGACGAACTTCTTTGCGTTCTCGTTTAGTGACACTCATAACTTGGTAGCCCTGAGAGGACTTGAACCTCCACGCCCTTTCGAGCAATGCATTCTAAGTGCATCGTGTCCTGCCAATTTCACCACAGGGCCAAAACTCTTCCTGACGAACTTTCCAACTGATAACTGGTTCATCCACGACAATTACCACATTACCAAAATAAACCTTCTTCATTCAAACCGTATTGAATAGAAGCTCCTACTTCTCCTGGAGATTTCTTTCCATAAATCAATTTTGTCTTCATCAATTTAACAAACCGACAGCACACGCCAGTTCAATCCTCTAATTCATTGTAGCACTCATTTTCTTCTTGTCTATCAGATTCCAAAAGCATCCGCTCTTCGTAATGATGTATCAAATGACAATTGGCGCAAATGCATTCGCACTTTGCGATTTCTTCTTGAACCTGTTTCAATGATTTTTGCAATGTGGCAGCGGAACCAATTTCAAATTTTTTTACGAGAACACCTGTATGGTGAAATTGCAACGCAGCCGGATGCTTAAATCCGCATCGAATACATGACAGCGTGCGCTTGTAATCGGCAATCCAAGCACGAACTTCAGATCGTTTTTTAGACCGCTTTTCCGCAGCGGCGGGATGCTTAGACATTATTCATATCTAGCATCCCGAAAATTGGTCGGGCAGGAGAGAATGATTACTCTCTAACTCGGTGCTTAACATGTGGTCATCCGAGTCATTACCGCTGTAAGGGCGGATTAGGTACAAACAACCCTGCTTGCCCGTTAAAACTTTAATTTCCAAATTCCATTTTGTTTTTTTGCTTTATACCGCTTAGAAAGCTCACTCCAGGCATGTTCCGCTCCTGGAGAACGGTGTTTATCGGAAGACTGCAACACATCTATTTTTTTATGTTTTGCGTGGTGTACTAATGCGTTATAAACATGTTTTCCAAAGCCTTTTCCAACTAAACTTGGATTTACTCTTGATGTTGTAATTGTCCAATGCTTTTTTCCGGCTTTAGTATGTTCTTTTACTCCCGCTTCTCCAATCTTTTTCTTTCCGATGTGAACCGTTATCTTATGCGAATTAGAAGACCATCCACCATCAACACCAAGATTTCTTGTCATCTTTGATGTCGTTTCTTCAGAAATAAATTGGAAAAAGGTTTGCATCAACATATTTATGGTCGCCGGGGTGGGAGTCGAACCCACACGCCCTTTCGGGCACATCGACCTCAACGATGCGAGACTGCCAATTCCTCCACCCGGCGAAACTTGGTCGAATCGGGAGAACGCTAGTTTCCATCTTTACGCCCTCAATGGCGCTGCCTCACCGTCATCAGACTCACCGTCCCTAAGACTTAGCGGTTTTGGGCTACGATTCGATATTTTAATCCATTTTCGTATTGCATTATCAGAAACTCCATATTTTTTACCAACTGCTACATATGATGTTTCTTGTATTTCTTTCAGCAAAACATCAATTGAAGGCCGGATAACTTTTCGCTCCACAATCCCCCAACATGTCCAACAAATTTGCTGCTTCGATTTTTTTGATACTGGCCCACCACATTTCGAACATATTCTTTCAACACAGTTTTTCTTTCGCTTCGTCCGTTTTACTAGTGGAACCGAATAAACCAGCCGAGGTTTTCTTCGTTGTATTCTACTTTTTCTCGTTTTTACCCCATGACAATTAGCACAAAGAATTTGTAAATTTTCTAATTTGTTATTAAAATGATTACTATCTTTATGATCTAATTCCAAAGTAATAGGTTCACCCTGCCACGTCACTAATCCGCAAACTTCACATTGTGCGGTTTTTATACCTTCATCTATTAAACGGTTTCTAATACGAGAAGAAATAGATTTAGGATTACTTAATAATTCGTCAATAGACATTCTCTTTGGTAACGACTTACCTTTACTCCAGCGAGAACCACAAAAATGGTTAAAATTTATACCAAAATATAAACATCTTTCTTTTAAATGACCTTGTGAACCACCCAACGGATTTAATCCAAAATGCCGACATACATCAGACCAATTAGATGAATGTTCAACTGCTTCTTGTAAATTTTCTTTATTATATCGAACTCCCATGGAAATATTTATACAATCATTTCCCTTGGGAGTTGGCGGAAGCGAGAGGAATCGAACCTCCAAGCCCTTGCGGTGCAATTGAGTTCAGGTCAATCCCCGTCGCCAATCGGTGTGCGCTTCCGTGCAATTTATGTGCGTCTATGTGTAAGTTTTCTGGAGGGAGACTCGAACTCCCAAAGATTTCTTTCACTTCTGCCAGCGGCCATTCCATTTCAAAATGACTAAGGGAGTAGCGCTTTCGCACGTACCCTAGCGTATGCCTTTCCACCATCCGAAACGCACAAACTTGGTAGCCGGGATGGGAGTCGGACCCACATAAACCAAAGTTCTGAGCTTTGGATGTCTACCCAATTGCATCACCCGGCTACAATCAAAACTATTCTATTGTCAAATATCTTCGACGGTCGTCCGTCTACAACTAAATCTTACCATTATCCAAATCATAAGCGTCACACAGCAATTTCAACTCGCTCAATGTGATCTTTTTCATACAACCCTTTCTAATAATCACGAAAATCAACTTGCAATGCTTCAAAGTTCAGCACTGCGCCATTGATGGACTTCAAATCGAACGCTTGTCCGTCCACTTCAACCTTCTTCAGCGTGGTGTCATGACCATGCGCTTCAGTGATACCACAATTACCCGTACAAGAACATCCAGACGAAAAACAATAAAAGATCTTACCATCACGATCAATACCTACACCAGAATAGGAATGATTTCCATAACCATAATCTTCGTTCTGCATCTGCAATACTACGACTAACTCCTGGTCATTGAATGTAGACTTCGGCAACTTATCGTAATTCTTTTTCACATATGTCGTGATGTTCATAACGCCTCTTCAAAAATTTGGTCAGGACGGAAGAAGTCGAATCTTCATAAATGTCCTCAATCCGAATGAGGCGGCTTCCCAATTAGCCCACGTCCTGAAACTTAAAAATGGTCGGGGTGTGGAGAATTGAACTCCAATCTCGTGGTCCCAGGCCACGGGCTTGACCTTCCAGCTACGCCCCGTAAAAACTTGTACGTCCATCATGACGCATTGCGGATTCGTTATACGGTTCTGATACCGTTTTCTAGCTGCTCAGAATGCAGCCCACAATGCGTCTTGAAAAACGCACAAATATTAAATTTTTGGTGGATTGCCGCTGCGTCCGTTAGGATAGCAGCAAACTAAGGAAAGGAGACGGCAACGGCAATACCACCAAACTAGGCGATAATGACGATGGCGATAATTTGAACGTATTGATGTTCATTGCATTCTCCTGCCGATCTTCGGCTCTATTATTTATACTAGCACATCTCTGAAACCTTGTCAAGCACCTAAAACCGATGTCTTGTGATGTTGATATCATTCGCAAGCGTCGTGTGGTAGATCGGCTCGAAACCGAGGATCTGTTCCGCCACCTTCAGACCGATATCGACGCTGCGCCTGGAGTACATCGTTCCCAACTCCCATCTTGTCTCTGACGCATATTCTGCTGAATGTACATGTACTGTTCTGAGTTCATCAGCAGGTTAGGTCGAGACCGGCCACACCGTTCAATAAAATTCAGCAGGGCTGGACCGCAGCCAAGCCAAGTAAGCGTAATTGTATCTGGTCGGGAATAATCCATACTCACTCCGGGATCTGTCAATCTGGTGGTCCATTTTTACCAGTCAACTTCAAAAGCAACGCACCGGCAAAGCTACTTAAGGTAGTAGAAAACATTTGATAAAACTGAGTATCTTCTGGACGGGTATAAACCACGCCCATTGTGATAATCGTGAAAAAAATGACCGAACCACAAAGGATCAATAAAGTTTGTCTTTCTCCCAATTCATGTTCAATATTTATAAAACATGAACACTAAGCTCCTTAATTTGGGCTACAAGGCATATCCACAAAATCAACAGAAAAAGCTGAACCCCACCACCAAAAAACAAACCCACACCAATTGTGACAAACTTTTCCATAAAGTTCGATGGACCGGCAATGTGGTAGAGAAAAATGAAAATCCAAGTTGGAATAAGTGCCACACCAAGAAGACCAATGCTAATAAGCCATTTCCAAAATGTTTCTTTTCTTTTACCTTGCCGTGGATTCTCAATTTCATCCAGTAGTTCGTAATATTTCAGATCATTAATAATATAGCGTTCACAGCAAAAATCTGCCATCGTGTATTTGGGTTCATCCATGAAGATATTTACAATGCTGCTTCTAGAGCTTTATGATTGTATCATAAAAATTCCAAGGGCCATTTCACCCACGACAGCATTTAGTCATGGCCTAGCCGTTAACAAAGAAACGGCCCTATTCATCTACCAGAGACCAGAGACGCTTGATAGAACTTTATTTACGACGACTCATGCCGCCCGATGAAGGCGAATATGATGGACGAGACGGCGGCGTGGGCGAAGACCGGCTTATGCCACCAGAACTGCCGTAATTTGGTTTAGATGCAGCGGGTGCTGGAGATGAACCACGTTGAATGGTTCCCGTACCAGACGAATAATTCGGCTTCGATGCAGTTTGCGGAGTCTGTGGAGCACCACGACTGACCGTGCCTTGTTGCGAACCATAATTCGGCTTCTGCGTTTGCTGACTTTTGGACGCCTGTTGCTGGAATTGAGTTCTTCCAGTGTTATAGTTGTTGATAACTACCGTCTTATTGGTAACATTAGTGTGAAAGTGATGACCGGAGTCATAATATCCACCAACACCGCCAACAGTAACCATTGGATAAAACACATGACCAGCACCATAATAACCATGTACGCCGTTGACCATAACATCTGCCAACATCATATCGTACATGAATTGGTTTGGATCATAGCCGGGATTGTAAACAGCTTGCTGCTGGCCGGTTGGTTGAACTACATAGGTAGGTCCGCACGCAACGCCTAAAATAAGCGCTGCAAAAATAACTGAGAGAGCCAACTTCTTTGTGAATGACATAAGTCCTTTTCTTTCTCTTTCTGATCGCAGCTAATTAGTAGCCGCTTCTTCAACGTTTGATGCCAAAAATACGAGAGTATCGTAAATGGCTTCAGCATCCTTATCCGCATAAGTGCGTGTAACACCAGGAGCATCCGTAGCGACTCGCACTTCGATTCCATGCTGTGCCTGTGGTGAAATCGCTATGTCAAAGTCAACGAATTCGATATCATCAGCATTCACCCATTCGTCTTTGAGTATCACGAAATGATATTCATCACCATTATCAAGCACCAGCACCGTGGGATTGATGAGCACACCATTACTTGTCACAGTGAATTTTGGAGTAGGTGCAGGAGGATTGGTTGCTGGATTTATACCGTCCAATACGTCCCAAGCTAGGCTGGCATACTGGCCGGTATATTGGAAGGTTTCCGGGACACCAAAGAGTTTTACTTCGATCCCAAGTTCACCACCAATATTAGCATTGCGGTCGAGTTTCTCGATACGTTCTGCTGAAAACATCTGTGTTGCGATTTTCAAAAATTTATGCATAAGGTCCCTTTATCAAACTTTCTTTATCATACCACATGTAGGACAAGATTTTCCAACAATAGTCTTTTTCAGACCTTCCTTCGGATGGTGAGGACAAGTCCACCGATTTCTTTTTTTGCCTTTTCTTGAATTGTTACTTTTCGGCATCATTCCTCCAATTTTCACACAGCCGAGAAATCTAATTCCCGGCTGTGTCCCACAGTAGAACGACTTGCGCCGTCGATTCGTTAACCCAAATTTTTGAGTTCACGAAGCTCATTTGATTCCTTTCAACTGTTTCAAAATATTTTGAGAAATAGGTACATTTATCTTTGTACTGGGCTTTACTTCATTTCCATTTGTGTCTAAAAAATGAAGACCATTATGATCGACCACCTTTGTGAATCCAAGAATAGCCATATCCCACCCACGAGAAACATATGGATTTTGCATTTCACTTTCAAAATCCAATCCCAATGCTTTCATGTCCATTATCCATCCCAACGAAAATTCAACACCATCAGAGCGCTTAAGGACTGGATTAAAGTCAGAGTTTAATACTCGTTGAAATGTAAATGACATAATCTTGTGGGTGGCGCAGGGCATTGCACCACCCTTTTGCATCAATTAAGGCCGCTGGCTTCTCCTATTTCCAAGCCAGCTAAAGTCAACCGCTACTGTTCCCGATTGGTCAAAGGATGTCACGTATCCTTTTGCGTTGTCCTTTCACAGAGTCACGAATTTTGCCGTCTGCGACAACGACAATCTGACTAAGCTACTCAGGCAAAACTGGTTTTTCGGGTGGGTCGTTATTCCACATCTTCTCCATGCCTTCGCATGGTGCTCTATACACTTAAGCTACCGAAAAAATCAAAAAACTATTGAAGCGAGCAAAACTTAAAGGCGCTGAACAAATAGCAGAGTGGTAGATTGCCGGTGTACCCCGCTCTATATGATCCTTTTATTAAAATCACAATGAACTTCACCCACTTTCATGTCGTTCACGATGTATTTCAATCGTGCATGTAGCCCGGATGGTGGATATCGAGTCCACACCGCCATGCTTTGCAACATGGCATTCTATCCATTAAGATAAACCACAACAAGCGGCTCAGTGCCTAACTCAAGCTCACGGTTTCTATTTATACTGTATCACATATTTACACTTTGTCAACTGGTGCCGCTTAGGTCATCTTTTACCCGATGCAAGGATGTTTGGTCTTTCATTCCCCAAAACCTCTGCCTTGGCCTTCGGCAGTAAAGCGGCGTAACTCAAAACCTGCCTACGTCCCTTCGCCTTCAGTGAGGGATTATCAGTCACCGGGCAACTGGATTCCATTCGGACGCTCCATACTGCATGTTCCCGGACTGCCGTTTTTCCAGCAGGAAAATTGGTGTAGAGTGGGGATCGTGAGTTCCCACAAATCGTCTTTCGACGGTATCACCACCGATACTCACTCCACATAACTTGGTAGCCATCCACGGACTCGAACCGTGAGCCTTTTGGGTGTAGACCAAACGCTCTAACCAAATTGAGCTAGACGGCTAAAATTAATTAGGCGAACAAATAATCGGCAAGGAAATCGCCTTGCGGCGTCTGCTGCTTTCCCACTTAGCTACCTATCCATAATAAAAAATGTAGTGGATAGGGACGAATCGAACATCCGAATGGCAGATTTTCAGATAACCCTAACCAGCGGCTCACCTAAAACTTAATGACGATGAAAGTGTTTCCAATTGTGGTACGCCCACGGTATCATCGCAACGAGTAACCCAATAATCAGGTACTCAGAAATATCAAAAGATTTCATAACTTTGAAAGTGATCCATCACCGTTTACAGAATATACAACACCTTTCGGGTCTTTTACATTACTCGCACTACTTTCATTCTCATCTGGAATTGGAACAACAGTCCAACCTTCTTTCAAGAGTTCTGAAATCTTTTGTACTTGATATTTTGTCATATTTTGATGGTGTAAGCATCCAAACTAACAACCCAAACAACATCAAACCAGCCATCGTATCAAATGGCCCCATCACTTTGTCAACAAACTTCATAAATTGGTTGCGGTAGATGGATTTGAACCATCGACTGACCTGCGTTATGGGCGCAGCGCTCTAGCCAGACTGAGCTATACCGCATTAGCGGATATAGCGAACTGAAAGTGTGAAACACCCCAAGCGCTAAATATCCACATGTCAAAACAAAGTGCAGGCGGCAAAGCCACCGCAAAAATACTTAGACAACAATCAATTGATCGCTATCTTCAAAAACCAAACATCTGCTTAAACTGTCTCAATGCGATTCCAGTGGATCATCAAACTATACAAATGATCCGTAGAAAAAAATTTTGCAATCAATCGTGCGGAGCCAAATTCAACAATGCTCGACGCCCTAAAAACCGAAACTACAAAAAATACCAAAACCTCTTTTGTCTTCTAAAACAAAAGGAGAAATCTTCGCAGAATGTAAAAACTATTTTTCAGCAAGATGCACAATCACAAAACACGCTCGTGCTGTATTACTAAAACAACCAAATCATTCAGTATGCCATGTCTGCGGTTATGATAAACATACTGTAGCAGCGCATAAAAAAGCAGTAAAAGAATTTCCTAACGACGCATTAATAAGTGATATCAATGCACCAGAAAATATTATTCCTTTATGTGATCGTTGTCATTGGGAACACGACCATAATTTACTTCAAATTGGTTGCGGATCTGGGAGTCGAACGCCAGTATCGTAAGTTTATGAGGCTTACATGGTTTATAATATCCGTGCCACTCACCCGCAAATTCACCGGCCAAACCGGAGCTAACAACGCTCTACGATCAAGCCAAAATTCATTACTAATATTTATAATACCACACAGCTTTCAATCTGTCAAGCGCTTTGCCGGATTACATTCCCTACGAGCGTATGCATACAGATCATCCTGCGTCTGAAAAAATCGATCAATTTTGCGACTGCAATCTTGATGAACAGGTTCCGCAGAACTCAACCAGCAACCCAAACATGCAGAATCTTCACGAGCATCAATAAAATTCTGCAATGCTTGTGGAATTGAATGTCTCAAAGACAACATTTCATCTTCACAAGAAAAAAGATGTTTCATTCGTGCGGCGCATTCTTGCATTACCGATTCACTGAAATTACTCGCCGTCATCATGGCAGTATTTTCATTCGCTGCGGCACGAGCTTCCGCCCATTGCCATATCAAACTTGAGATGTATTCTTTTTCTTCCATAAATTTTGGTAGGGCCAGCGAGACTTGAACTCACATTTCGACCTTGAGGGGGTCGCATCCGACCAGTTAGAAGATAGCCCCAAACTTTCAAATTAAAAGCTTACACACTCGTGCCGTCACATAACCGGTAGGAACTTCCCGCCCGGTGTCTTCCACGATGTTATTCTTAAGCAAAAATTCCAACATTCCTTCATTCTCACTCCAAGTCTTAATTTAATGAACACTTCACCTGAACCAAGTTCATGCTCATGAAGATTGACTGTGGCGCAAGTAACTTGCTCGCCAGTTTTTGCATCCACCAAAGTTAATGCTGTACGTCCGTTTCCATATTTGTGCTTTTCCAGACGCACATCGTAAATTGTATTGCAAGATTTGAAGTCCATTTTGTGCCTCAATTCATAATTAATACTCACCGAAAGAGACAAACCCATGCTTCACTTCATATACTGTCAACGACCATTTTGGATCATTTAAAAAACTGTTGATCTCGTTTTGTGTATGTGTTTTCATCCACTCCGCATGAGTAGTGTCATTTTCATTCACTGATTCCCACGACTTTTGAATACCCTCGATTACAAGCGCCTTAGCTTCGTCAACGTCTTCGGCAAACGCCGCATAATGATTACATGCATCGTATTCGCATTCCGTCCAGTAAAAAAGTTTCATAGTTCATTATACCATAAATTGGCTCGGACCAAAAGTGGTGGAACCGGGTGAATGGATTGAACATTCATTAGCGATGTCAGAGACCGCCGTCCTACCGTTAAACGAACCCGGTAAATTTATGGAATTTGAAACTCCTTTGGACGGCCTTCCGTCTTCCATTTTTCATGAGCGGCTGCATGACGATTAGTGATGCCCAACACCACAAACGAGCCAGGACAGAGATCACATGCCACATAGCCTGTAAAGTGCGGCGGCGCATCCCAACCAGCTTGGAACGCTTCTTCACCGTCCACAAAGTCCTTTGTAAAATCACAACACTGACAAATCAGCTTCATACATCCCTTTCAAAAATGGCAGCGGTGGTAGGGTTCGAACCTACAACCTTGAGCTTCAAAGGCTCCTGCTCCACCAATTGAGCTACACCGCTGTATTACGCAACCATTTTCTAATAGCGTTATCAGAAACTCCATACTTTCGTCCAACGGAAACAAAAGATGATTTTGAAATTTCATTTTTCAAAACATCCATTGACGGGCGCTCTACTCGCCGTTGTTTTATATTATAACAATCTAAACATAAACTTCCATCTGTACCTTTTGAAAGTTCTCCTTCGCACCTAACACATAGTTTACGTGACAATCTATTTGAACGATGTTTATGCCGTCCACAAAACGTTAGCGTTTGTGAATTACAATTTGGGCATAACAAACGAAGATTTTCTAATCTGTTGTCATCCGAAATTCCATTTATATGATCCAGTACCAAAATTAAAATTTTATTATTCCATTTTGGTGTCTGTTCACACTCCGAACATACATTTTGTAAAACACCTTCTCTTAATAACCGCTTCTTCAAAAAACTTCGAGAATATAATGAATGCTCAATTAATACATTTGATAATGGAATTAAATCTCTCGATATTTTCCTCCCTTTATTTGCATCTAACCGTCCAATTGCCAAGTGACCAACATTTATATTTTCTGTTTTCAACCGACTTTTTAAAGTTTTATAATTTCCGGCTTTAGCAGCAATTCCAAGTCGCCGTAATATCTCGGCTAGGGTCTGACTTGTAGCAACAATTATATTAAACTCTTCAATCGGCGTTATCCAAATAATACTACGCTTTTTTCGTTCCATACTACTATTTAGTAGGACATGAATTTTGAGAACCTAACTCCTAACCACAAAATTTGGTGAGGTAGATGGGATTCGAACCCATGATTTCCGGCTTGAAGGGCCGGGGATTTGAGCCACTAATCTACTACCTCATATTTCTGGTAGGGCCAACGGGAGTCGAACCCGCATCCGATGAGCGAAAATCACCGATCCTTCCAGTTAGACGACAGCCCCACACAACTTCTCTACATGAAATGAGGATGAAATTTCGTATTCATCCAACTTCCAACCATTTCCGCAGTTACTTCTTTCGCCACATCGCCGTCTGGAAACGGAATAAAATTAAAAGTCTCAGAATCAACGATTTTGTACATCAATATCATATCGTTATCATCCTTAACAACGGTTCCATTACATTCGGAACAAACTTCAATCCAACCCAATTCGCCGCCATACGATACTTTTTTGATACCATGACATTTATCACATGGCACTTTCTTGTTGGCCCAAAAAGTCTCAATCACCGTGGCAGGCGGAACGTCATAGCTTTCATTCCGCAAAGGACCACCAATGGGCAACACCCAAGAAGAGCAAATACTAATGACATCTCGACTTCCCGTAATCATATGCATTGGCCTCCATTTCCCCATCACGTAAGCGATCAGCGACGGCGGTTTTGCCTTCAATCTGATCCAAAATTTCTTGTGCTCCAGATCTTTGGTCACCGCTGTCACCATAAAACGCCATGTTTTTGACGTAATTCAACAGCAATTCATAAGCTTCAGATTGTTTCATATTTCACCGTCCACGCAAACTAGAAATCATGAGCCACAAACCAAACAGCGCCACGATTCCGCAAGCTATACGATAAATCATCATTTACTCCCTACACCGTAAACTTCGTTCAGGCATGAAGTCTTCACCCTTCGCCTTCAACTACCGGATACCGCCCGGTTCGCACGTCCGTAATGAATTAATGCCTCTGTATACCACCACAGTAGCGCTAGGAAGGTCACCAAACGCTTCCACGAAAGCTCCTGGACCCATGAAGCCCTTTTTGAAAAGAAATGCGTCAAACAGCTTCAATTCCATTATATCACCGGATTGATGCACAAAATACTCCGTAAACACCATCAATGCTTGAATATTGTTGCATTTGGTCCCTGACACTTACGCAAATACTCTTCATCAAACTGGCCAAGATATAACCAATCAGGATCAGCTTCAGATTTGGAATCGAGCATATGAATTACCTGCGTCGTCAAATCTTTGAACACTTGATAATATTTTGGTTGATCCATTCAGCCCATCTCACACTTTTGCATATTCCGATGGACACTTCACCACTTTCAACCGGACCTAACAAACAAGCATGTCCATTTGTACAAACTGTAATCGTGATGTGTTCGGGATCTTCTTGCACCGATTTACAAACCGGGCAGTCCCATTCACCCCATTCGTCAATGTCGCATTTGGTCATGGCGCAATAAAGCCTTTGTCGAAATTGCTGTCGATGCGCTCCCATACCTGTGCATCCATGCAAGCATCACACGTAGGAAACTCGTTGTCGATCTCGATACCGGAAACGGTCACACCACAATATGCACGGAACATCTTTACCGGCATAATAAACACGCCTGTATCATCACGCCCCATCCAAGACTGCATCGCTATGTGTTTCACTACAACTCCAATTCCCCGCCGCCAAGATCATAAGCGGCAATTTCGCCTTCATACAATTCCGCATCGTATGGCATGTCTTCATCCACGATGCAATCGACAATGTAATTCACCCACGGATCAGTAGTGATTTTCGGAAAGTCAGTCCCATCGCCAAGAGCATTCATCAACTTCTTCCGTTGCTCTATTGTCAAAGCATCGACCAACTCTTGTTGTACTGCCGTCAATTTGTATCCCATATTGGTCCTACTTTGCATCCTTGTCTTCCGGCAACCGGAAAGCAATGCCCTTGGCGATTTGCGGCAAGCCATCTTCACTGTAGCCCTGGAATTTTACCGTAAGCTCTTTACCGTAAAACGACTCTGCAAAACGAAACCATTCACGCCGCTCTTCCAAGCTGCCATTTGGCACAACCCAAAACTCGCCGCCACCGTTCTCGCTGCCTTGACCCTTGCCAGTAACACAACGCCAAATCACACAGCCTTCGTGATCGCCCGTGGCTTGCTTGCAACCAATAACAATAAATTCGGCATCCTCAAACGCCTTGACTTTCAACAAATCTTTCGGACGCTGGCCCCATGCGTAACGGCCTTTGCGGTTGCGAACCATCGCACCCTCGTAGCCATGATCCACACACGTGTCATGAAACGCCATCACTTCATCGCCGTTTTTCACTTCCATCGTGATCGCACGAACGATATCCGGCGTTCCTTCAGCACCCGTTCCCGGCTTCCCAGGAACCAGCCGCTCCAAATCCTTACGACGTTCATCCCACAACTTCTCTTCCCCGGCGCACATCGGAATATCGTACACCATGAGTTGAATCTTCTTGCTTTCCGGGTAATGCTTCGTGATCCATTTCTGAATCCGCTGGCGCTTCACACCATGAAAGTACAACTCGCCGTCGAAAATCGTTCCATCATCCGGCAGGATTTTTTCCAACTGCTCGATAATGTGCGGCACTGCGGTCCATTCTTTGCGGCCACGAGTCATCAAGACGATCCGGTCATCCTGCCAAAAAGCGAGGCACCGTGCGCCATCAAACTTCGGTTGAACATCACACGGATAAACCGCATACTTATTCGTGCTCTTTTTAGGATCAAGTTTGTCAATCCACTTGGCATTCGGCGCTAACATGGCATCGATTTGAAAATTGTTCACATCATCCAGCGACTCTTTGTACTTCAAATCCGTCTGGTGATTCCATTCAGCTACAACTTCTTTTTCGGCTTGACGTTCAGGAGTTGTTTCATTCGCCTGACCAATATTCTTGCCTTCGGCTCGATTGTGGCTAACTTGCAACTTGCCACCAACTTGCCCGTGCTCGATAAAAATATCAGCACCTTCATTCCAGATACGCCATTGAAGCGGCTTACCGGAAGCACCTCTGCGATATAATGTTTTAAGTTCCATACAGTTAAATCATACCACATCATCATTTAAAAGTCAACATGATACACCAATTATTTCACGAAAGAAGTCCTTTATTTTGAGCAGATTACCACTTGCCATTTTTATAATCTTCGTACCGCCACGTCTTGCCCGTCAAATGATCTTTCACCTGACCATCTTTCACCCGAATTGTGCGCCGCTTATTTCCACGGTCACCAATGCCGATTTGGTTGCGCCGGTCTTCGGATCTCGTTGCGTGTTCTGTATCGGCTTTCTGCTGCATCAACCGAGCACGCATGATCTCCAAGGCATAACGTTTATTTTGGTACAACGACCGCTCATTTTGGCAGCGAACAATTGTTTGAGTGGGAAGGTGTTTCAACTCGCAACAACTATAAGCGGTATTCACGGACTGACCGCCCGCCTTCTTGCTGGAATTTGTCACCTTCCACTCCAAATCTTTCTCTTCAATTTTCAAAGAACTCTCTTCCACATCATGAAGAACCGCAACCGAAATCAATGAGGTCTGTGTGCGGCCTTTCTTCTCTGTTGGTGGAATACGTTGCCATTGCATCAGACCTGATTCATTTTGAAAAATCTCACTGCCGGGTCCACTTACCTTGAATGTTACCATCCCTGATCGGATATCAATTAGTTCAACGTCAAAGACCCCTCCGCTTTGCTAATTTCAAATAGATAGAAAATTGGTCTTCTACTAACAACTTACTGTCTAACCCACCTTCTGCTGCTCGAATTTCGATAATCATATAAACTCCTAAAATGTTGGGGTGCAATGTCAGAATCGGACTGACTCCTGCGCTTTCACAGAGCGACGTGCAACCATCACACTCAAAGCACCATAAAGCTAAAAGGGAAACCATCATCAGAACGATGAGGGCTAAAGCTGATGTTGATGAAGAGACACACAGCCGCCCACACGTTCTTGATGCTCATGTTGGTGTTGATGTGTCATTTCATTTTCTCAAAATATTTATACGCTGTGATTTGTGCGAGTAACGATTTCGCATCTCCACCGGGCATACGCCAACTAGCGGCGCTTTATTCTTTAAGCTAACAAATCACATTTGGTGGTCATCTAATGCGACTCAGATCATCCGGGTAATTCAGCACTTCCCGGCCACCCACCATCCGCCATCAAATCTATTTATATACCGACTTTAACCTTCTTGCCCAATGTTTGGAAATTTTTCCAGAATTTCACGAAGCAATTTCTTACTGACTGGAACCCACACATATGGTTCATTTCCATCATAAGGAGCAATCGTAAAAGATGCTGTTTTAAAACTGGCTCCAGGAACTTGTGCTTGTAGATGAAACTTCGTACCTTTGTATTGAAATTGTTTGCTCATTTATTAAACATATCACAATATGAGCTATTCTGTCAAGCCCTTGCGAATAATCGCTGCCAATTTCTTCACGTAGTCAAGCTCTTCTTGCGAAGGCCGCACACAGCATTGACCATCTGTTAACTGAAGAATCATCGTGTTATTTTGAAGACGAGAAAGTGGTCCATGTGGCGTCGGATCTTCAATCGTAATGCGACCAAACCTTGATGTGACTTTGATTTTCTTCTTTGGTTTAGCATTGGCCCTTGCCACCCAATCACGATCTCCAAGCGGAACATTTGTTGTCACTTCTGGTTCATTGACAATGTCTCTACAGTGGCCTTACCTTTGGAACTGCCTACAGCATCAAGTCTGGTGTATTGCTTTTTATCTTTATCTGACATAATTTTGGAGCCAAGAGGGAGCATCGAACTCCCGTTTGAAGATTACAAATCTACCGTTCTGCCACTAAACTATCCTGGCGTTTTCTTTTCTGCACTAAAACTTATTACCTTCTGTATTGGCGGGGCAAGTGGGGCACGATCCCACCATCTCTGACTTGACAGGCCAGCGTCTTAGACCATCTCGACCTTTGCCCCGTAACTTGTGCGCCGGGGCAATTTCTGTCCCGGCTAAATATCTGTTGTCATTCTTCTGGAGCCATGCCCCAACCTGTTGATGGATACCAAAACAACTTCAACCGTCGTTTCCAACGCCGAAACATTTTTAGCATTTTCAATCCACGCCACTTTAAAGTGACGAATAACTCAAAATTTTTGGCGGTATCCTAGCCGGTCGATTACTTTCGCAACCGCAACAATTCCAGTCACCCGAAACTGCCGCCGCTCTTTCAAACGGGTCGGATCTCAAAGCCGAAGCTCCGATGCTTTTCCCTGGTGTGTGTCCAGAGTCCGCACAGATGTAACCGCCAAATTATATAGTAGCGCACTTTTATCAATGTGTCAACTACTATTTATGGTTTTTCGTACATTACGGAGCACACAGGACATACCACACCTATCAACTCGACATTACATGTTGGACAAAAATATGTCCCTAAAAGGCTTTGCATGTCTGGGCCAAATCCACATTTTTCACAAAAACCATCTATAAGAAACTCGCCACAATCTTCATGAAACAATACAAATTCTGCTTTCATCGAAATGCCTCACAACGCAACAATAGTAAATTCTTGCGGCAGTTGAACTTTGTGCGCCTTACCAATAAAGAGAATACCACGGTCTTCATCATTCGACATAATGTCTTGAATTCTTTGAGAAATAGCAGCATCTCTGGCTTCCAATCTGGCTAAAGATGCGGCTTCATCCGGGGCACGCCCGTCAATCAAACCTTTGTAGTAATCATACTCCTGAAGCAGCAATTTGACATCTTCCGTACCATGAACAATGGCACCATGTTTTTGCAATACGGAAATAATCTGGTATGCGGGAACCGACCGGGCTGCTATCAAATCTGCCACTACTTTGCATACCATATCTTTGCCCACATTAGGCAATCCGTCCACAAAAACATGAAGAAAAGTGGCGTCATTATACAGCCCTAACGCAATCACTCGCTCCCGCACGGTATCCCAATAATCCTCAATGTCGGCCAGAAGAATTTGTAAACTTTTTTCCCCAAAATGCTCAACATGGGTTTTTTTACAGCATCTCCTAACGATCCAAGTTCTGCTGGACTATGAATCATCGGGACATAATATAGGGTCTTCGCCATATTTAATGATGATAGCAAATTTCTGGTTAAATGTCAATACCAGCCTTTATCTTTCATTTCCTGGCAATCAGGACATGTATGTTTTGGAATTGTTCCGTAGCATTCAGGCAATATATCTGCCACACCGCCACAATCGTTACAATAAAAATACATTGATGATCCGGCGTACAGTGATGCGTTATCAATTTGTTTTGGAGGATTTGCCTTGCGTTCTTTAAACGCTGCTACCGCTTTTTCTTGTGGTGTCTGGCTCATTTGGTTTTTTCATTTGTTTTTTCATTTGGTTTTTTCATTTGTTGTTTCCTTATGCGCCCAAGTTGTGTATGAAACAGAGTATTCAATATCTACCCAAAATCCTTTATGACACTCTTCACATTCCATATCAAAACTGGAACCATCTTCTTCGTGCCATGACCAAGATTCCTCATGCTTATGACCACAATGAGGACACACAATTTCATCACTCCCATAACATTCTGAAGGAGTTTCATCTACGGTTTCTTTTAATGATTTATATGGCATAAATCCTTTTAAAACGCCGGGTAAGAGTGGATAAAATACACCTAAGTACACCTAAGCATACACACAGACCATACATGGCTTGTTCTGTGGGAGCAACACAGAAAATGTACGGCTGGATAGCATAATTATTTCCACTCTCTCCGGCAACTGTGTGAACCTGAAAGTCAAAAGGTCCACACAAGCTCAATACGGCATCAGCTTTATGCCGTGCATGGCGCAATAAACGGTTACACCCGCTATCAATATCACCAATACAAATACAAAAATAAATTCCTTTTGTTCTTTTGTCATAAAACATCTTTTGAGTATCTAAGAAGGTATTCAACACATCGTTTTACTACATTAATATCATCACGAAACGAACCAATACCAGTATTACACTGATGACATAATAACCCTCTAATTTTTCCACTGCTGTGTATGTGATCAACAAACAATCCAGTTTTACACCATTTTGCCTTACGCTTTCCTGGTCTACCACAAATAGCACACAAACCGTGTTGCTCCTTCAACATTTCATTAAAGCGTTTATCCGTAAGACCATAACGCCGGAGTCTTGCTGCTACACTTTGTCGTTCTGGATTCATCATCCGAAATTCTTTTGATTTATGACTAGCGCATTGTTTACATACACTACGTACACTACCAACCAATCCATAATCTCGTCTTTGATAAAATTCATCAAGCTTCTTAATTTTATTACATTTTTTACAACATTTTTTATCACCCAATCTACTAAATTCTCGTTGACTAAGAACGTGACATTCTGTTGAACAATAAAATGTTTGTGATTTATTTTTAATCGCCGCCGATTTATTCCTCAAAATGTCTTTACCACATCTTGAACATTGAACCCACACACCCAAACATCGTTGCCTTCCATTAAAATAGTATTCTTCTTTCATGAAGAATATTTATACACACAAATTTATTGCCCATCTACTATTATCCAATCATATCAATTTCTTGGGCAAAAAGCTGATGTACAAACATAACTCATAAAGTGTCAAACCTTCCTTCTAATTCTTGAATAAGAGAACTATATGCCGGATGGATTCGAACTTTTGGACTCCAACACAGACCACATTCTATAAGATCGTAGGTATCAATAATACGAGCACCTGAAATTATATTGCCTGTTGCGTCTCGGTCACGCCCCATCAACCAAATTGTATCAGAAATTGTTACAGCCGTTTGAATATCGTGAGTAACAATAATTATAGTAACACCATCACCAGAATTAGATACTTCTGTAATCAAAGAACAAATATTTTTCTTTGATATGGGATCTAAACCACTAGTTGGTTCATCCATCAATAAATAGTGATCGGAACACAATAACTGTTGCATTATTGAGATTCTTTGTCTTTGACCGCCTGATAATTGAATTGGATAGTCTTCAGCTTTGTTAAGTAATCCAAAACGATTCAACATTTCCTTCGCCCGAGTTTCTGGTTTAAATAATGGCGAATTGGTAGCCTTTGATAATCCAGATTGCTTGGCAGCAATAATCAAATTACTCAACACGGTGCGATGCCTAAAAAGTGGATAATACTGCATCACCAATCCAACTAAACCAGCCTTTACCGGTACTCGATTCGAATTGATGAATATGTTGCCGATTGTTGGCTTTTCTAGACCCGCCAGCAGTCGTAACATTACGGACTTGCCAATTCCTGAAGGTCCAAGAAACGACACGATACGGCCAGTAGGAAGGCCAGAACGAGTCATCTTACGAATCTTTATATTCACATTCTGAAGTATGACACGATTGCCATATTTCATGCTGACACCTTCAACCGAAAGAAGCGGACCATCTTTCTGGTAAGGCATAACTGCTTGGCCAACCATTCTATGTCGCAATCGACAAACTTCACAATGCTCATCAGCCAATGGGTCACATGAACATTGACCAGGATGAAACTCCAAAATTTGATTAGTGTCGTAAGTTGGCATTACGCACGCTCCAATCCAAGATCAGCGTAAGAACACGCAATCTTACGAAAAAGTCCGATAAGAGAATCTTGAAGCAAGCCAACCAAAAGAATTACAAACAATGTACAGAACACAGCCGGATAATCGAATTGCTTTGCGTTATTTTCCATTAGTGCCCCGACGCCGCCTTCAAATCTGTAACGACCTTCGATCATTGGCAACATCATCCAACCCATCGCTATGTTAATACGCACTACATCAATGACCTGATCGAATGTTCCCAAACATATAACTTCCCACACTACATGCCACTCATTCATGCGAAGTGTACGGGAATGGTCAAACAAATCCTTCGACACGCTTTGAAAGAGCTTCACCAACGACATCACAGTGAAAACTCCCATACCAAAAACCAAGAGTGCAATTTTAACTGAATGTGCCTTCGCAAAAATTGATGCAAAGACAAGCGGCAATCCGACAAATCCATTAAAACGTCCAGAGCTTACAAGTACCGCCAAAGGGCTAAATGGATTATGGCCTAAAATCTTAATCGGAAGCACTGTAGCTATTGAAATGCTGTATGCGAGAATAAACATAATCGATACAGCCTGAAGATTCAATTCTAAACTGGACCACAATGCATCACCAAGACCCATCTCATTCCAAAGTCGTGGAAATGCACTAAACGTTTGTATTGGCGTAGGAATGAATGATGCCGCTCCGGTTGACCAAATAAAAATAAACAACAGCAACCAGAACCCACCAAGCACAAGCATAGCCGAAGATTTTTTAAGTCTCATAATTCCTGTCCCTGGACGGATGTATAAATATATTTATGAAAAAAGCCAAACATACAGTAATATCTCCTAATCAAAGCGAAATTCTCAACGGAATGCTTTTAGGTGACGCATCTTTGATACGGCAAAGATCCAACTGGACGCCACGAATGACTTTAACAACAATTCGCCAAGAGTACGCTGAACATCTACTACATATTTTGCCATTTTCTATGAAATTGAATGTATTACCAAAGCGACAAACAATAGAAAATGGCAAGCTCGTCATTAGACAAGAAACATTTACAATCACAACCAAAGCCGATATTGCATTTTTTGAAACATATGATCTTTGGTATCATGATGGTCACAAAACAATTCCTACTAATTTAGAATTGACTCCTCTCACAGTAACTCACTGGTTCTATGGAGACGGCTCAACAACTGCACAACACAAGCCCGGTTATACATCATCGACCATTGGTCTAAAGTTTTCAACCGAATCATTTTCATATAAAGACTGTCTCCACTTAGCATCAATGTTAAAAAAGAATCATATTGATTTAACAGTCTCGCCTAGAAATCATGACCAATTTGTGTTGAGAACATCCAAATTAGAAAGCGTTCTCGCATTATACCAGTTCATACTGCCTTATTGTGAGTGCCGGTGCTTCGACTACAAAATGAAACTCCCAACACCCACAATAAGAAAAAGTAAGACCAATAAATTATTAGAGAACTTTACTCCTAATTTACAGTCCCAAGTACAATTTGTACACGCCGGTTCTGTGCTTGACCCTGCACTGTAGCATTACTTGCAAGTGGGTCCTCTTCGCCGTGAGGATACGTGCGGATGACATTCTTGATGCCATGCTGACGGAGATACGCTTCGACAGCATGAGCACGGTCATCAGAAAGCTGCATGTTGCGTGCCGCAGAGTCATCCGGCGACATACCAGCCCACTTTGCGGCGTCTGTGTAACCATGCAGAGCCACAGCGTACTTAGTAATGACAACTTCGTCCGCAATATCATTCAGTGTAGAGAACGACACCGGCAGGATTGTAGCCTTACCGCTGGCGAACTGAATGCTGTAGTTGCGCTTGCCTTCGACGTTCATTGGAGCAGACGACGTTGTAGGCACAATATTTTCGGCGTTGGTTTCGGACATCTTTCCCATTGCACGAACAGCCTGAATGTAAGACGTATTCAGGATCTTATTAACGGGCGGAAAGTCCGGGTACATCTTCGGATATTGCTGAACAACGATCTTACCAAAGGTGTTGTAAGTGGCTGCAAAGAGATTTGGTCCACCAGCCAGACCGAAAGCTTGTAAGTTATCCGCAAGGTTCGAAACAGCGGAACCACCAAGCTGAATCGGCACACCAGTAGCATCCGGTTCAGTCACACCCTTATAATACTTAACCCAATAAGCCGGTGTTTGTTCAGCATACAATGCAGCCGAAGCGTCACCAAAAAGCTTAAGTGCAGCCGAATTGCTACGCATCTGATCTGCACCTTCAAGGGCAGCGGCCAAGATGTTCTTCACATCATCCGCATGAGCGGCGTCCCATTGCTTGATGCCGACAAGAATGCAAGGCATCTGAAACACGCTCTGGCGAGTAGAAAGAATCGGAACCACGCCACCACGGTTTTTAGCAACAGTCACATCACCCGGCGTCCAAGTTACAACGGCATCAGCGCATTTATGAATCTTTGTATTAAGTTTACCCTTCACCGGTAAATCCACACAGCGATCTGCATCACCGCCCACGAACATTTCTGCGGCTTTAGTGTACGAATCAGCGTTCTTCCAGTTCATTGCGTTCGGATCGTATACGGTTTCATCCGGGTTATTCGGAATGTTGTTGCACTGACCCAATTTCTTCAGAGCAATATTCCAATCGCCATCACGAACCACACCGATAGTCAGACCACCACGCATGGCTTCGCAATTCGACTTCCATGCAGCCGGTCCCAAGAATGAATCTTCGCCACGAGAGTATCCAGTGACGCCTACAACTTCAAGCTGCGTGGTAGGAGACAACTTCTCTACGTCCTTGAAAAATTGTGCGCCGCCGTCGCCCATGATGGTGACAAACTTAATACCCTGAGCGTTCGGATCAGACTTCAAGGCGTCTGCCGTCTTGACCAGATCCTTTTTCATCTCGCCGGAATCGTCCTGGCGACGAATCTTCACGTTCACGCCATGCTTGGCATACAAAGAACCAACTCCGGTCTGAATGCCCTTCTCTTGACCATCCTGGTACTTTGCGCCGCCTGTAGCGACAATCAAACCACCGTTGGCATTCCATGCCCAAATTTCCATTTGATGAACCGGCCCGTTCAAACAATTAGATGTATTGCCGTCCATACACGGACTCATAGGCTTGTTGGTGCCAAGGTCAACAACCTTGACGCTGCTGGAGGTTTGAAGTACTTCAGCGTTGATCTCTTCCGCCTTAACAGGGATCAGAGATTTGAGAGCATTCGGGCGTGGGATAACACCTGTGTAGACAAGATGACGAACTAATCCTAATCCACCACCGACCACTAAAGCAAACACAATCAATTTTGGAAGCAATTTGACTTTCATATACAGTTCCTTTCGAGTTTTTATTACATATTTGACGATCTTTGTTACTTCGCCATGCTCAGGTAATCGTCTCCACCTGTACTCTGGACTACCACTTGTTGATACATAGGTTTGCCAGTTGATGTTGACGAACCAGAGATTTGTTGCGCCGCTTCTTGAATAATTGCAGCCTTGCTCATCTGTGAGCCTTGACTACCAATAGAAACGTTGGAATTCTTCTTCGTCCATTCATCAAGAAGTTGCATTGCCTTATCAGTATCCGCACCATCTTGCAAATTGGACTGTGCGAGAATGTCTTTCGTTACATCCAGGAAGTTTTCAACTTCACCAATAGCCGCACTGTAGTCATTTTCCAACTTCAATGTTGCTTCATCCCACAGTTCCTTTTCCGGGAGACCTTTGATGATGGACATGGCAGCGCCCACAGCCCTACGAGACTGTTTGGCTTCTTCCCGCTCTTGTTCACGATAACCAATTTCGTTGGTCATGTCAAGAATCGTAGTGTCACAAAGCTTGTAGTACTTGTCCATAATATTAACAAGCAAATTCAAGCGATTCATTTCACCAGCATACCGCTGTTTTCTAGCTTCCAAACGAGCGGCTTGCTTTCCATGAACACCAAGTGAACCAGTATCGCCAATCTTCTGTGCCTGTTGCATAAGGCGATACTCATTTTGAAGTGCGGTATCATTATCATCTTGATGTCTTTTGGTTTTCACACGCTGTCCCTTCAGCGCCGAAATCGAATCCATCATTTCGTGAAGCTTACTTACCATGCGTTCTTTGTAGGACTTAAGAATTCCAATGGGATCAATATCCACAAAGAGACCAGTAAGATAACGAGTGAGACTGCGGTACATGTACCATGCACGCTTTTTCGGGTCGAGAACCAGCGCTCCAAGAAAAGTGAGAATGCCTCCGACCAAAACAAGATGCAAAGTGTTGTCAACCGCATTGACGAGAAATCCGCCAATCGGCCCACCAAAAAACCAAACAATAGCACTAATAACTGCCAGTGGAATTACGAGGTTGATAAGAGAGTTGGTTGTAGTTCCTGGCTTTTTGAAAAGACTGGCTGAACCGGACGTAAGTGATTCCATAATAAAACTTGCTCCTATTCTATTTCCGTTACTTCGCTTTCGCCATCGATGCAGCCGGGAAGTAGATCTTCAACTTCTGAAGCGAATCGTTGACTTCTGACTGGAGCGCAGATACCGCCCCCTCAAAACTCGCCACGGTAGCGCCAACTTTCGTTTTGGCCGCAATAATTTCCGTAGCAATATCATCACGCTGTTGCATCAACGTTTGAATTTCTTTGTTCTTGGATTCGATGGTGGCATTGATCTGCTGCACATTCTGATCTCGTGCATCGATTTCTCTGGTTTTCATAGCATCAATTTGTTGCTTGAACTTGCCGGATTCACCATCAAGTACGGCAAGCAACGAATTGAACGCATCGCCTAATTGATCTGGCGTCAAATTGGTCTGTTTTCCCATGACTTTCATGGCTGCACGAAAACGGTTACCTTCTTCCGGTATCGCTTCCGATAATGAGTCCATCGTAGCGGCAAATTGTGTCAATACTGCATTATAAGGTGATGCCGCAAACTTCTCACGTAGCTTTGCTACCATTGACGCACTAAGGTTGACATCAGGTGAAGATGCGATAACTATGGTGTGCGGCTGAGTCGCTGTGGATGGTACAGCAGAAATACCCGGAATTCCCGGAATATCCGAAATCCCTGGAATACCAGAAATGCCCGGAATAGCTTTTTGTGACTGTGTAGTAGGTTGCGACTGCGTAGATTGCTGCGTTGGGGTGCTTGAATCTCCCTCAAACACAGCATCATGAATTTGATGCTTCAGATTTTCAAATATGTTACTCATATGTTTGTGTCTTTCTCCAATCATACCGCACGACAAAGTAAGAGTCAAGCGGCCTCTTATTACGACAATCCTCCAAACAACATGTTTTGATACTTCTCTGGTTTTTCAATTTTCGTCACAGCCTGAAGGTGCGGCCAGAAGACGCCATTCTTGTCCCGTGGTGGTTCAGATAGATGATAGTCTTCTTCGTGCCACCAATTAAACTCATACCACTGAAGTTCTTTCTGAGAAGGCATTGGACCTTCTTTTAATTCAGAAAGTACAGCATAATGGTAGTAGTCGAGTTCGGACATGTCAGTCCAATTGTTCTCAATAGCCCTGGCTGCATCCCTACGATTAAAATAGTAACCCCAACACCGGCATCGCAGACGATTTTTAATTTCTGATGTGTTTGGATCACCAGAAACAACAGTCATCGTGAAAATTTTTGTGGGCTTCCTGACCTTCGACTTCTTTGTGGTAGCCATAGGTTCATTAACAATCGTAACACACAGCCGAAGCCGTGTCAAATTGATGTAGTTATCACCGTCTTCTTCTTCTTGGTTTTCAACTTTTTGATTGCCTTCTTTTCCGCTTCAGTGAGATTGTACTGCGAGTGAAGAAGGTCGATGTAACTCATCACGCTATCGGGAATGGCATCGGAAATTGGTGATGTAGGAAATTGTTTTCGAAGCCGAAGAAGCAACTTCCAAAGAATGCTTTCTTCTTCCCGATTCTTTCCCAGACTTTCTTTCGTTGCGGCAATTACACGATTTCGTGCTTCGTCCGCATTACACCCGGCTCGGTGTGCCCACTGATTAGAACGACTTGCGGAAATCTTCAAATCTCGATTTGGATTGTATTGTTTCCGTTTGTCTGCTTCGGTCGTTTTGCTTAATTCGCAAAACCGTTGGTACAAACGAATAAAACGTTGTTCCATTTCGACCATCGCCGCTTCGACTTCTTCGAGTGTCATCGTGATTTCAGGATCACGTTGTGGCGCTGCTGCTATAGAGTCATTCATAAAATACCCCTTCACTTTTCATGATAGCGAACTTTGAAAGCGTTGTCAAATTGACACATCTTTATTGATAATTTTCGTCCTGAATGATTCCAAATTTGCTAAAATATCTAAGTGGTCGCCACTTATGTTCATTCACATAAAATCCCCAATGATGATAGGGTCTGCTGCATAGAAGTAAAGTCCATGCACCTTCTTTTGGGATGTCCAAATAATGTCTGGTAAGTGCATCCGATTTCCAGCACTGCCCCGCTTTGACTTCAAAAGTTCCGGCTGGTGTTACATTTTTGTAGTGACCTTTGAGAATGATTGAAACAAAATTTGTGGCATGATCGTGAAAAAATCTTCGATCATCGGATTTGATCCAATGATGGAGCCTGATGCTGTACCCGAAGAAAATTAACATCCACCGAGTTAGATACGGGCACTCCTTACGACCTAATTTTTCACACCAACGAATCTGAAATTGTTGAAATTGTTTTAACATGATGTTTTTTCAAATATTTTATTGCATTTTTTAACAATAAAACATCTTCTTTTAACAAGCCAATCGCCGCATTACAACGATGACATAACAATCCTCTTATCTCGCCGGTGACATGATTATGGTCAACTCTTAATGGTTGCCATTTATCGTTTTTTACCGTATCATCTTTTAATCTACAAATAGCACAAAACCCATTTTGTTCTTTTAATTTATTTTCATATTTGTCGATAGAAATTCCATATTTAACCTTAAGTTTTTGTATGACATTGCAACGCAAACACTCCGTTCCTAAGTCATCTTTTTTAAACTTATTATTTCCAAACCTTGACTTTTCTAAAAATTTTTTGCACTTTGTACATTTTTTTAAATCTTTTTGTCTATTTTCTGGCGTTCTTTTGCATGATGAACTACATGATTTTGTGTTATTACATTTAATTGCAGCACATTTAAAGTCTTTTTCTACACCACAACTACATTTTGCTTTAACAAATTGAGAATTACAAATAAGTCCTTTTTTATTTCTCTTCCAATTTGGATTCTTTGCCCAAAAAGGTTCGCCAATAATTGTTAAATTATTGTAAATTTCTCCGGGTCTAACTGTCCACTGACTTTCTGGAATTGATTTTTCTGAAATTTGATATATTGGGTTCATGTTCTATTTAGGACAACATGAATTTCCAACCTTTCAAAAAGGAAATTTTGGTCAGCGGGGAACGATTCGAACATCCGACCTCCAACATGTATTCAAGAACCGCTAAGAACTCTTTTGCGCTATGGAACTTGCAAATCCCATTTTGCCCGTATTTCTCGCTTTATTCTCAATTTGACAATTTTAATTGAACCAATTAGTACTATTAATTCAACTTTCATCATCGTTGGCGCTCTACCAACTGAGCTACCCGCTGACATCCAAATTATAGAATATCACATCTTTTGGATGTTGTCAACAAACGAATAACATCCGCAAACAAACGAAGTCCTTCCATCGAGTCGATGTGATAACAGGTCACATATGCTTTGCCGTCCCGTTCTCGGTTGTCACTAAATCGAAGTCTCTGTGTGGCTAAAATCTCTGGAAGTTTTTCTTTAAAAACTCGTTCGAATTCATCTCGCTCAGTTTCACGAACAAGTTTGAAACCATCAGCATCGATCCATTCTAACCATGGATCTTCTGGTGGAGGGCAACCGCAATGACCATCCACACGAATACCAACCTTTCCAATCGGATCGGCATAAAGCTCTCGGGCAAATTCAAGCGGCATTTGCCCTATAGCAACCCAATAAGACCAAGCTCTCCGAAATTGAAATGGACCAAGCTGCCCAGTATAGCTGTAGGCAACTTCATGATTCACTCTTGGACCAACAACTTCTGGAATCCGGGCTTTTCGCAGTTCTTCTCGAATGAAATCATCGCATTCTGGTACACCAGCGAGGTTCTGCATATTTTCATGATAGCATATTTTCAGAGTGTATAAATGTCCGCATGGACAAAATTCTTTATCACTACACTACCGGAAATATTTTCCGGCGCATATTAAAACAAAAAGCGATTCTTCCAGACCTTAATGAACCAGATAACGAAAAAGAAACACCAACCGTGATGTTTTCAACCGATCCAATTTGGGAAAAAAGCCGTTTTAGAGTTGGACGAATGCCAGACGGCCAGCTTATCATGCTTTCTCAAAAACTTCTAAAGAAATTTGATGGTGGTCTTATTCGGATTGTAGTGCCAGCAGAAATCGCTCCGTTAACATGGCACGATATTAAAGAAAAATGCGGGATGAGTTCTATTGCAATTAAAAGCATCTACGATTTTGCTTTATCTGTGGGAGCACGTACCAGCCATTGGTTTGGAACCACTAAAGAAGTTTCTGAAGATGTATGGATCACTGTTGAAAAAATGGATGAAAACGACAATTGGATTGAAATGTCGGAAGATGAAATTCCAGATGTAGATAACATTGAAATCGATGATTCACCAGTGGTTGAAATTCCCTTTCACCCAGAAGCAACACCTGGGATTTTAAAAGATGGATTTGCGGCGCAGAGTGTTTCTGAATAAACTATAGAAACTATAATATTTCTTCCGCTACACTCATATTGTATCGTGTTTTTTGGTCTTGTCAAGGAAAAATATGCATCTATTGACTTCTGGCTAAGAAATTTGATACTATTGAAATATGAAAACCATTACGAACTCTCTAAAGATCGAGCTTGAACGATGGGACGATCCCGGCGATTACCCATCAGGTGCCGGGAGCGGCCCGCTTGCATCACAAGACTTCGTTGCGGCGGTGAATGGTGAGATCGAAGTAGAACTGTCCAGCGAAGAACTGTCGGACATTTGCTCGGGCCTGGAAGTGACCGACCCGGTTGAACAGGGGCGGCAATTCCGTGAGTCCGTCGAAGATTACCTAATCGACAACTCCGGTGAAGTCGATGCTAACATAGAGGTTACCGTGACGAAGTGGTGTATCGACAAGATCAGCAGCGATGGAAGTCGGCTCACATTGTCGGTGGAAGAGTTCGCCTCAAAATAAAAAAGATGTAGGTATTGACTTCCAGCCAGGAAATTTGCTATTATTAAAGCATGACGAACAAATGGATGGACGAAACGAAGTTTGAATCCGCCTTCGCAATATTCTTTGCCGGATGTGAGAAAATCATGTGAGAAAATCTACACCAATTATTGTGACAAACAAGATTTCACGATGCGTGATGGCTTCCGCTTCGAAGAAGGCACTCGTTATGTCAAGGTCATTCGTGGTACCGGCGTTCACTGCTTCGTTGACAAGCGGAACGGCGATATCCTGAAAGCCGCTTCCTGGAAAACCCCGGCCAAACACGCACGTGGCAACATCTTCGATTCCAAAAACGGTTTGGGTTGGATGGGCGAATACGGTCCCGCCTATCTGCGATAGGAAAAGGAAAATATGCCACGAATCTCAGTGTATGAGGACGATCCATTTCGCATGTGTTGCGATTCGAATCCAGATATTACCAATGCCGCACAGCGCAAAGTGACCGTCGAAGAACACGAAGAACTTGTTCGTTTGGAAATGGAGTATAAGAAATTCCAAGCGCTGCTTACAGAAATTCAACAGCGGTCAGAACTTGAATTTGAAGAGATTTGGAGCGGCAAAGCCGATTGATATGAATGACAAAACAATCACTGATCTGAAATTACGGCGGAACAAATTTCACAGCAAGCAACATCCGAAGGCTTGGAAAATTTGGCGCATCTCACCGCCCTGGCGCAGTATTTCTCCACAGCAGCAAAAGTGTGTGCGACAAGGAAACAACTATGCTTGTTTTTCGCATTTCAAATCCTTATCAGAATCCTTCTGAACTTCAAAGTTCACACCACCCGGCAAAGAGATCATAAAATGAAAACAGGCAAAAACACACCCAAAACGATTGTTCATCTGGACACCAACATCAATTATTTGTGGACATTACAGCGGCAAATGAAGGCCCACTTAAAGGCCATCAATACCGCTCATAAGAACATTCCGGCGTTGCGGAAAAAGGCGGATGAAGACGGCGTGCCCGGAAGCAATGAAGCATTCAATACACCAATAATCGGTTTGCAAGAAGATTGCGACCACCTTATCACCATTGCGGAGAACATCAGGGCATTTGCTGGTCAACTGTTGACGCACAATCCCGAAGAGTGGTAAAATATGTCGTTTGTAGATACATCTATTGACATTTCGGTCTGGATGTGGTACGATTGAAGTATGAAAACACCATTGAAAACTTTCAACATCGTCTGGTCGCCGGAAGGCCGCACCATTGCCACCGTTGACGCCAGGAATGCTGAATCTGCCAAAAAACAAACCCCGGCTCCGTACAACCATCGCATGGGTGAAGTGTATGTTCAGGAAGTGAAATAATGCAGCCGTCTGGATTTGAACTGTCGAATCTGTGTGATACACTACACACTATGCAGGCCAGCAAAAACAATGGTCGTGGCGTAAGCTGCGTCCAAACTTTTCTGTTTTATGCCAGAATGTGTGATCTTGTCCATGCGGAAGCGCTCTTTTGCAACGAACACGACAAGATATCCAACTATCCAGACATTCACAACTTCATTGTTCACAATTTCGAAATTAGTTGCACGCAATCTTGTATTGCCAGATGTGCGGCATTAGAATCTAGGGTAAAATAAATGCGACTTTTAGTCCAAGCTTTTCTCGAAGGTGCCGCCCTGAATAGCGGCGAACCGCTGGCTGGTCTGGCGCAACTGCAAGCCACACTCGGCATCTATGCGAAACAGCATCCGATCTACCCGGAACTGTATCAATTCAGCTACGATTCGTTGGAAGCGCCGAAGGGCAATCCTATCGTGCGAGAATGCCGTGGTTTGATTTTGAACTCCGCTGACAACTGGGCCGTCGTTGCTTTACCATTTTATCGTTTTGCAAACGCAGGAGAAACCTGGGGCGACACGATTGATTGGACCGATGTTCGTGTCCAGGAAAAAGTGGACGGATGCTATCCCTATTTAACGCTATTGAATTTGTGGGGTGGCGGGACGATCAAAATTGGCGAGGTAGTTCAAAAACATTTAACTCCTGATTTGATTGGAAGAGACAAAAACGGCAATCTTGTAAAATGTACACCTACAAATTGGTTCAACAACGGAAAAAAACGACATTGGTTGAAAATTGAAACTAATCGGATTGGTGAAAGTAAAGGAGCTTTAGTTGTTACTCCCAATCATGAAATTTTCATCAACGGTCAATTTCGTATGGCTATTGACGCCCAGGTAGGTGATGAAATGCTACGGCATACTCAAGCACCTGATCCAACAACTCTTCATTTAATTCGTTCCAGTTTACTTGGTGATGGTTCATTAAGTCCAAACTCAAAAACATATCGTTTTTGTACTTCGCATATCAAAAAACATGCGGAATACAATGCATTTTTTGAGCAGTCATTAGGAGATTTTGCTATTGCTTCTCGTGATGTAGTAAGTGGTTTCGGCTCTTTAATGACGCAAGTATCTTCTATCTCTGCCCCGGCGCTAACTTCGCTTCGTAAAGAATGGTATCCACAAAACCGGCGCAAACTTCCCATCGATATTTCATGGATCGACGCTTTCAGTCTGGCTGTTATGTTCATGGATAATGGTTCGTTATCTCACTCAGATGGGCAAAAAGATCGTGCTACCATTGCTTGCAATTTTCTGTCAGAGGAAGATGCTCAACGCCTCGCTGACAAAATCTACGAACTCTGCGGAGTAGATGCGGTTGTTTTTGAATCAAAGGGATCAAATATACGAATCAACGCTTCACCAGATACATTCGGACAACAAATAACACAATTAATCACTGACGGACATTCTTGTAAAGAAGTTATGCAAAAAACAGGATGCTGTGACACAACTTATTATTACTATAAAAAACATCCGGCAACCTACAGAACAACAGCACCCATTTCTGAATTTTGGAATTTGATCGCACCGTACATTGTTAGTTGTATGCGGTATAAACTACCAATCGAATTTCAAAATATTCCATATCAACCATATCCGCAAGGACAAATTAGTTACAAATCGGTTCCGGTCGTTATTCGTCGTATTACTCAATTTGAAGCAACACCAAAAACGATGCCTTCTGGTTCTGTAGGATATGATATTGAAACAACCACACATAACTATATGGCTCAAGGTTTAATGGGTCATAATAGCATGTGTGTCTTATGGAACTACAAAGGCACATGGGAAGTTTCTACAAAGGGAAGTCCAGACGCCGGTGGCAATGTTGGAGATTTTAATTTCACTTTTTCCGATCTATTTTGGAAGACATTGAAGAGCTACCCAATTTCACAGTTAGATAGTCACTTTACCTATATTCTAGAGTTAACAAGTCTCTACAACAGAATCGTTTGTCAATATGGAAAAGATCCTACATTGACTCTCATCGGTGTTCGTGATATTTCGAGTGACGGTTACCCAGAGATTCCTGTATCGACTGTCAACATCGGTATTCCAGTAGTAAAAGAATTTCCACTCAACACCCTTTCACAAATCGAAAAGGCGGCTCTGGCTCTGGACGCAATTTCTCAAGAAGGATTTGTTGTCGTGGATCGAAATTTTGGACGGCTGAAAATTAAATCGCCCACTTATTGTGCTATTCACCATCTCAAAGATGGCTTTTCAATACGCCGCATTATCCGGTTAATTCAGCTTGGGGAACAGAGCGAAATTTTAGCCTATTTTTCAGAGTATCAAACCCTTTTTGATGAGATAGAAACAAAAATTGACAACTTAATTGCAATCATCGAAGCGGAATATGCAGCCATCAAACACCTGACGGATCGTAAAGAATTCGCTCTCCAAGCTACGAAGTCAAAAAATTCGGGTGTATTGTTTGCCTTGTTCTTGGGTAAAGCATCTAATGTTCGTACTTACATTCTCCATTCCAAAAAGATGGCAAAAAAAGCGACCGTAACAGATGCGGCAGTTGAAGACTTCGCTTTCCCGGCTGAAAAAATCGAACAGATGTTAGAACTCAAACATAAAGACATTACTGTGCTTGAATAACCTTTCGTCGTTGCCAAGCTTGTCGCAATGCTTCCGACATTTTAACTTTCGATGCGTCAGTGTGTTTGAACCCACGGGAGCCACGTAAATCTAGTCGTGGTCGTCCTTTTATTTTTTCACTACGTTTTTTAATTGTTTCGATTGATTGCATGCACGAGGTTTAAAATGACTTTCCTGTGGTACAATTAAAATTGTGAAACAAAAAATGGTCTCGTTAAATTCCATAGGGTTTTACACTTTGACGGATGCTCGTGCTGCCAATGCCAGTGCTTCATCCAAATTGTCTCGTTGTGAACTCCTGTTGACCGGACGCTGTAATTTTAAGTGTCCGTACTGCCGTCGTGTAGGCGGCAAGGATCTACCATTTGATGAAGCCGCTACAACAGTACGTCTTTGGGCTTCTCAAGGCTTAGGTGCTATTCGGTTCAGTGGTGGGGAGCCAATGCTCTACCCACGGCTGCGAGAGCTTGTAGGGCTTGCTAAGGCATCTGGCATCGAAAAGATTGCCATTTCAACAAACGGCTCATTACCATTCGACAGATACCAGGAAATGATTGACGCCGGGGTGAACGATTTTTCGATTTCTCTGGACGCCTGCTGTGCCGAAGATGGCGACAAAATGGCTGGTGGTGTAAAAGGTGCTTTCTACAAAGTAATTGCCAACATTGCTGCTCTTTCCAAATTAGTGTATGTAACTGTGGGTGTTGTACTCACAGACGATAATGCAGACAATATCGCAGACATTGTGAACTTCGCACAAAGCTTAGGTGTATCTGACATTCGTGTAATCCCTGCGGCACAAGTGAGCAACAAACTCGTGAAATTTAACATTTCTGAAGAAACAAAAAATCGTTTTCCGATCTTGAAATATCGTATCGGCAACATCCAATCGGGTCGTCCGATTCGAGGTCTGTCCATTGGTGATTCAACCCGCTGTGGTTTAGTATTGGACGATATGGCTGCGTCTGATGGAATGCATTATCCGTGCATAATTTACCTTCGTGAAGGTGGAGCGCCGATTGGCAAAATCGGGCCGAATATGCGCCAGGAACGAGATGACTGGTTCATAACACACAATACACATCAAGATCCGATTTGTTCTCATAACTGTCTGGATGTTTGTGTGGATTACAATAATCAGTTTGCAGCTACACGCTGCGGTTTCTGCCATTGCATTTTATCCGCTGATGGAATGTGTCCAGTTTCGCCGGATGGAATCACAGGACGATAATTCAGTGGAAAAACTGGACGGTAGTCTCTTCGACTGGTTACTGTGGCGCAATGGAACTCCGTTGGATATTTTTGGCATCGCATGTCGAACGGTGGATCTGGTTGCCAAAAGAGAACTGCTACGAAAATACGCAATCGGCTGGTGTCTAGCGGAAAGAACCGTTTGCAGACCAAAACTGAACAACATGGCCGTGATGTTTGAAGTCAACGACAGGGTGTTTTGGTTCCATTTGCAAAAACACGAATTTGATGCTATATTTGGAGTATGAAGCAAATTCGTCATTCTGCATTTGAAACCAATAGTTCGTCTGCACACAGCATTACCATCGCTTACGGCGGATATGATTATGACGAAGTGCCATGGCTGTTGGTGGATGAAAATGGCGTTTGTAATATCTATCCCGGTGAATTTGGTTGGGAAGTTGAACATTACAACGATCCAACAACCAAAGCTTCATATTGCTTGACTTGGCTCAAACATTATGAAGAAAATGAAAAGCACGGCCACCAAACAAAATCCATCGAACGTGAAAAACAGATGTTCATTGATGTAATCAAACGAGTAACCGGCGCAACAGAAGTGAAATTCGTTCCTGCATTCACTGACGAAGGAAAAACCCCAGCTATTGCGTGTGAATTATGGGGTTATATTGACCACCAAAGCATCGAAGACGATGGTGGAGCGCTTACACCGGTTTGGAAATCAGAAGAAACTCTGGAGAGCTTTATCTTCAATCCACAAAGTGTTCTCTATACCGACAATGACAACCACTAGAAAACTCGCTGACTACCAAAACGGTAATATTCATGTAATGATATATCCTGACGGCACAAAGGTGCGTGAATATGAAGGTAATCCTGCGCCCGTGCATCCTGAATCCATTGACCTGAAGATTACAGATTGGTGTGATGGCGGATGTTCGTGGTGTCATGAAAACAGTACACCTACAGGCAAGCACGCTGAATTTAAAACCATTCTTCGCATGATCGAAGGTCTTCCGGCTGGTGTTGAAGTTGCAATTGGCGGCGGCGATCCTTTGTCGCATCCAAAAATTTTTGATATTCTTCAGACGGCTGCACATCGTGGTTTGATTGCAAATCTTACAGTGAACGGTCAGCACATCTATCAGCACTACCAAAAGATTACCGAATTGCGACAAGAAAACCTCATTCATGGTTTGGGTGTATCATATGACGATGGCATATGGACCGACTTCTCGGAAAAAGGAAAACCTTACGATGAAGTAAGAGGATATTTTCAATTCAATGAATTTGTGGATGACAACACCATCGTTCATTTCATTGCTGGCGAACACGATCCAATGGATGTATTTTCTATGTTAATGATTCATCCGAAGATCTTGGTGCTTGGATACAAACAATTTGGCCGTGGTATCAAACATTTCAGCCCAAGAATCACACACCGACTCGGCGCATGGCGCTATTGGATTCACACTATCATGTCCAAAGGCGTGGTCTGCTTTGATAATCTTGCTCTGGACCAGCTAAAAATCCGGGATCGAATTCCAAAAAAGCAATGGAATGATTGCTACATGGGCGACGATGGCACTTTTACCATGTACGCTGATGCGGTACGTAATGAATTTGCAACCACTTCCACAGCAATGCGCTTCCCGGCAAATGGACAAACAGCGATACAGTTTTTTGACAATCACAAACGGCATACTTGACAAATTCTGATTTCATGCCATTATAAAGTATTATGATGAAATCCAAAAATGTTCGTGATGCTCTTGCATCTCTCGATGGTAAATTCTTCGACACCAAAGAAGATATAGAAGATGCCATTTTTCCGTTATTTGGTAAACTACAAGATTTTTTTCATGGAGAAGGTCATCGTGATTTGGTAGATCGACTTATCAATGCAAAATGGCTTGAAGTTGTAAAAGGCAAATGGCAATTGACCCTTCCAGCACCAGAAAAATTTGCAACACCAGGATTTACCGAAACACCTAAAGATCAATTAATTATTGGCGATCAAGCATTTGATGCACAGCCAGCTTTCAAAATCGCAATTAAAAATGCCATGACTGCCATCCTACTTGGTGATGACAAAGAAGCAATTCGAATTTTAACCACATTGCTTTAGGGCCGCAAATTCTAGGTCCGCAAATTCTATGAGACTTAAAAAAGTTTATAGCTTTAATGATGTGTTATGTCTGCCTAAATACAGCACAATTTCATCACGAGCAGACGTTGATATTTCTACAACGATTTCTGGTCTTCCGTTGAAAATACCTATTATCGCTGCAAATATGTCCACGGTGTGTGAAGACAGAATGGCAATTGCATTAGGAGAATTGGGTGGATTGGGTGTGATTCATAGATTCACAAGTGTGGAGCAACAAGCTGCAATAGTCAAAAAAGTTCACGATGCTGGTATGCAAGTAGGCTTTGCCATTGGTATCGGAGAAGACTGGCGAACTCGAATGGACGCCTGTAGGCATTATGCAGATATTGTGGTAATCGATGTGGCACATGGTCATACAGATCGAGTATTTGAAATAATCAAAAAATATTATGGAATTTATAAGAGTTATCCGATTGTTCTAAGTCAATTCGGTACGGGAGCAGCTATTGCAGATCTCGTAGAACGAGTCATTCCATCAAAATGTCTAACTTCTACATCTGTTAAAGGTTCAATTGGCGGCGGAAGTCATTGCCTCACACGAATTGCGACTGGTCATGGTAATCCCACACTTCAATTTTTATTTGAAGCAGCAGAGCGTGATCTTGACATATCGATCATTGCTGATGGCGGATTGAAGAGTAGTGCTGATGTAGTCAAAAGTCTTGCAGCAGGTGCTTCTGCTGTCATGTTAGGATACATGTTAAGTGGATGTGACGAAGCTCCTGGCGATATAATTGTTGGTAACGACGGGCACCGTTATCGGCATTATATGGGTTCAGCATCATTTTCACAGAAACGTGAATTATCTAATACCGTTAAAAATGTTGAAGGTGCATCATCTCTTGTTCCTGCCACCGGCTCAGTTAAAGATGTAGTGAACAAAATTCTTGATGGTTTACGGTCTGGCATGTCTTACTCAGGAGCAAGAACCATTGACGAACTTCAACGCAATGTTGAATTCATAGAGGTATCTCTCTCAGGTTATACTGAAGGTACCGCACATGGTGTTGCCTTACGGTAGGCGACCACTTCTTTATTCAGCAGCGATATCATTTTGGTGCATTAACGACTCAAATGTGTTAAACTAAAGGAATGAGAGCAGCTTTATATCCAGGAAGCTTTAATCCATTTACGAATGGTCACTACGAAATTTTGAAACAGGCAATACCACTATTCGACAAAATCACATTGGTCGTCGCCGTCAATCCTGAAAAGCCAATTTCAATGTTCAAACTGGAAGATCGACTTGCACTGCTTCGTGACATTGCTTTCGATAACACAGCGGATTTGCGTGTAGACTCGTATCCAGTTAAAGGACCCGGCGCATTATACACTGTAGATTACGCCGAAAGCATCGGCGCTTCGCACATCATTCGTGGCCTTCGCAACAACTCCGATTTTGAATATGAATTTGCAATGTCGCAAGTTAACAAAGGTCTCAACCCCAAAATCCGCACCGTATTTTTCATGGCTGACACAGATGTATCGTCCGTCAGTTCCAGTATGGTTCGTGGTTTGATCGGACCTAGCGGATGGGAAAATGCTGTGAAAGAATACATTCCACAAGTGATGTGGGATCGCTTTTTCTCTTTGGTAAAAAAAGGTAAAAATGAGTAATAAAACAGGAAGTCAAGAAGCATTCGACCCGCTTGATATGTTGTTGACAGGCGAAACACAGAAATTGTTGCATCAACACAACGCAACAATTTTAGCAAAATACGGCTCGATCAGGTTAGAGTTGGAAGATCTGTATGACGCTGTTTGTTTCTCTAAAAACAGACTCAGCATAGTTTTGAAAAAAGCACGAATCACTCTTGATCCGTTGTGGGACAGATTCGACCCGACAAGTAAAGCCGGATTGGAGGATTTGTCTTTGTTCAAATTCATCAATCAAGTTGGGGGAACTCTTCTCCGCTTCATTTCCGATTCACACAATCGCCTGAGCATTATTGAAACTTCAAGTCAATTACTATTGCCTGCGTTAGATAGTTCGAAGTCTAATCTCACATCACTAATGATGGCTGAAGAAAGCGGAGCCAATTTGTTGCAAGCAGCAATGGATGAGTATGAAAATACTGTTCTTGCGTTTGAGAAATTGCTTGGTGGGATCTATCTAGGAACTCGCAATGAATATAAAAAATTGCGGAAGAAGTTCTTGGGTGGCACAATGGGTCAAAGCCAAGACAACGACATGTTTGAAGATCAACTCATGATGTCGTTTTTTGGAGTGAGACCTCCACAAAAGGAAAACACAGGACCGGCTGTTGCGCTTTTAGACGACAACTGTGTTCTCACACAGTTACTCATTGATGTGTCAGAAAATCTTCCAAAGTATTATGAAAAAGTGTCTCCCGTACTAAAACGTGGAAAACCAACTGGAAAAACACAAACCACAAAGCTACTGGACAACGGCGAAGTTGAAGATTGGGCCGGAATACTGATGTCTATTTCCAATAAGACTTACTGGAGATACATCAACGCTCCGAATGAATTAACAAAAGGCATTCTATCAGTCATTCAAGAATTTCAATCGGTGTATGGTGGAATAGTAACTTCTCTTCATGCATTGGTACACAAAGCTAATCTTCGTGTTCAAGGAGAAAATCATCCGTTTGTAATTTCCGATCCAAATGCATTAGTGAAGCAATATAATCGAATCAATTTCCTGTCGATTCGACCTTCAGCGGAAGATATTGCGCCACGCACAAAGATGGATCACGATCTAGCCGTTGCACGCACAAAGTTATTTTTGAATCTTCAGGAAACACTTACAGCATTGGCTGGAATGGATCGGTACGAACTTACTACCGAAGACTATGCCACATCTAGGACTAGAGAAGCCATCGAACTGAAAAAGGCGATGGACGACATTCTCAAGACAGAAGAACAAAAAAATCTTTCTCGCAATATCAAAGACGAAAATGAATTTTATTGTGGGCGGTCAGGACAACTTGGATCTTTAGAAGTAGAACGTCAACCTGCACCGAAAATCAATTATGATGATGTTGTGGGTGCCAGTTTTGTTAAGGCCAAAGAGCATGTAGAAGAAGTTGTAAAAGTTGCATCGCATCCTAATATCATGCGACTGTCTGCTCCAAGAGGCGATGTCAAAAGCAACCTCATGCTCATTGGTCCTTACGGGTGCGGGAAAACTGAGTTGGCAAAAGCCATCGGTGCTGATAAACGAATCATTGGATTCAATGTGGCGTGCGCCGATCTATTAACAGCGTACATGCACGAAAGCGTTAAAAACATTAAGCGCATGTATGACCATGCTAAAGATCTACGCCGTAATAGTCGTTATACAAAGCCGGTAGGAATTTTAATGGACGAATTTGACCGACTCTTTACTTACGGCGAAGGTGTTCACGCTGCGTATGACGGTGGTCGTATGACAGGCGTTATGCAAGAAATGATGGATGGTGTTATTGGTTATGAAGGTGTGTTTTTAGTTGCGCTCACCAATAGCCCCAAAGCTGTTCCTGAAGCTATATTGCGTCGTTTCAAATATGTAGATGTTGTTGGTCAGTTAACCAAAGAAGAACGCATTAAATTATTCAAACAATTCCTCACCAGAGGTTTACCAATTGACTCTTCCGTTCAGGAAGAAGACTATGTTAAGTGGGCAGAATTAATGGACGGCGCTCCCGGCGACGTTCTTGGTAAAGTGGCTGATGAAATCCATTTTAAGTTCATGCATGAGCTTGTATTAACCGATGCAAAGAAAGCGAGTGAAATTGAAAGAACACTTGCCAAGCGGTTGCGTGATCGTGAATCGAAGAAAGATGATTTCATCTATATCAAAAAAGCACTTGGTTCTCATAAGACAATTGATGCATCTGATATTAGTACCGCACTCGAAACAATTCTTGCTCAACCACAAGTAAAAATGCAGATCACCAAGGCTCGCCAAGTATACAAAGATGCTGATGACATCATGCGAGGTCTTAGCTCCATTGACGAAGGTGGATTTGGGTTTACATCGTCTCCAACGAAACGATCTGGACTTTGGTCTTCCTAAAAATAGATGCATCTGCCCTTGACAACGGGATTTCAATCTGGTACAATGAAGTTTATGGTTCTAAATGTACTCAAAATCACGAACGCCGATGAAGCAGAAATTCTTCAAGCCCTGTCAGTTGACGCCGACTTTAATCCGGGTATCAATCAAGACATTAAAGAATTGTGCGCCGATATGATCGAAACGCTGATGAGTAAACCGAATGGCGTGGGTCTAGCCGCTCCGCAAGTGGGCCGGAACCTCAACATCTTTGTGATGCGAATTATGGAAGAAGGGCAGAAAGATGAATACATCTCTCTTATCAATCCGCATACCATCAACGAAACAGGCAAGAAAATTGTGGCCCGAGAAGGATGCTTAAGCATTCCCGGCGTGGAAGGTGATGTAGAACGCTTTCCACAGGTTAGCTGTACGTATTGGGATGCCGAAGGCAATCAGCACATGACGGTGTTTTATGATTTTCAGGCACGCATCTACCAACATGAATTTGACCATTTGAAGGGTATTCTGTATGTGATGCGTGCGACTCAGATGTACAAAATTGTAAAAAATGATGGGCAACCAACCAAATAAATACTTACCAGAATACGACGAAACAACTGGCAGGAAGTTGCTACAGAAGGCCGATTTAAAAGATGGGGCCTATTACCTTGGAAGATGCCGGAATTGCACTGTAGCCCGCTGGAACACCAAAGAAGGGTGTTTCTTTCATTGGCGAGAAAAATTTGGTCAAATCTTTATCGAGACCATCAAACATCCAAGCGACGAAGAACATTTTGACGTGTTTCGCCCTGTGCGTGAACTACTAGATCCAAAATTTGAAATTCCTTTCGATGATAATTCAGGATTTGGTGGAACAAAAGAAGACCTTCGAGAATACGATCCTGAAATGTGGAAACGTCTCACTACTGAAGAAATGCGGGAGCTAAGTGAATTGTGATAGGTGAGACGTGTGTGAACTTTTTGTTCACCAGATCGTTTGAGTGAACCGGCTTCTTGCCTTGTGACCGATCCAAACTTAAAGTGATATGAAAAGTTCCTCCATCTGGTCTTTTTGTGGACCCATTGATTTCGACAACCAACGCTTCAAGTCCAGGTTCTTCTGCATACCCAACCACACGAGCTTCATGTGCCGCTGGTGGAAGATCATCAGTACTCTTCGCCGGAAACTTATATGTTACGTGCTGACAAATGACTTGGTATTTGGGCCTAAAATGATGCAACAGATCGTTGCGGCTTGCAGCAGATAATGTGTAAGCCAAATACCCTTTCGTAAAAGATTCGAATGTCATTACCATTATTCTATCACATATACTTGCAATTTTGTGGTTTGTGTTTGTAATCGTCACAAGACGGACAATAATGACTGCCGCCTTCGTGGTGCATTTTAGTCCCGCATGTTGGACATCCTGATCCGCCACAATGTGGCGCTCGACTTACACCGGACCATTCTTTGCTGAAGGTTGGATCATCAGCTTTCTTTGTGGTTTTATGACGACCCACTTCTTCTTTGACCGGTGCGTAAACTTTCTTAAGAAATTCATGTCGCTCTTTTTCAACAGGACTATATGAACGAAGAATTAAATTAACATCATCAGAATCCATTGGAGGTCTTCCAGCAGCTTGTCTTGCAGCCTTTTCTCGTGCAATAGCTTTTCCACCAGCAGATTCAGCTTCCGATCTAAGATTCATTTTTCGTTTACGTAGAGATAGAATTCGTTGAAGCTCTTGACGCTTCCGTGGATCGCTTGCCAACAACGCTTGGCTTGCCAATTTTCCAAGCACATTATAGTGTCGAATTTCTTGCAACTGTTCGCCCTGCGAATCGATTTCTTCATGAAGCTTTGCAAGGTGTTGCCTCAAAGCACGAATTGGAGTGGCATTGCCGCCCTTCGCACGCTTGCCGCCAGCTTTCATATGCGACCAGGACCGACCACCACCAAAGTTCAAAGTATGGCCGGTTCCAGCATGAACCCATTGATTACGCTTTGATCCCTTCACGGGCGTATAGCCATAGCGCTTTGCATGAAATTCCTGACGAGTTTTAATACGTCCCATTCTTTCGGTTTTGCGTGCTTCGGTAGCTGTTTTCTTGGCATGAAGATTTTGTAGAGCTTGGTATCTCGGATGTTTTTCACCGTATTTTTCTTTTGCTGTGTCCATGTGACCTTGCAATGTTTTCAGATCACGGATTTCATTCAGCGGGATATCATCAATGGCAAACAACTCTGTGAGTGTTTCAGCCAGTGTTTGTCCGATTTCTTGCGAGTAGTTCATATTAAAATCCTCATTTTTTATACCGTGGAAAATCCGTCTTCATTTTATGTTTTACATATTGTTCCGGCGATATTCGTTCTTTTCCAGTACCTCTGCAAGCACCACATTTTGGACTACCTGTATCATCATATCGACCCGATCCATTACATGCACTGCAAGGAACTTTTTTCCATCCTTTTACATATTTTTCATAATGAGCTTTACGGGCAGCTTTTCTGGATTGATAGTCATCCATCTCTTCAACAAACAATTCATTAATAGTTTCGATCAATGTTCGTCCAATTTCTTGTGAGTAGGTCATGTCATGCCTCATTACTGTATTTAGTTGCTTGACAAATCTAAAATTTGTGGTTTAATGGCTTTATGAGAACCATACCTGATTGGAATACTTATTTTATGGCCATGATAGGGCCGATCTCTACAAGAAGCAAAGATCCGAATACGCAGGTAGGGTGTGTCATTACAGGTCCAGATCACAACATCCGATCAACCGGCTACAATAGTTTTCCTAGAGGCATTCGAGACGATGTTCCTGAACGACTTGAACGTCCTGCCAAATATTCCTGGATAGAGCACGCTGACAGAAACGCAATATATGCTGCTGCCCGTGTGGGAACACCACTACAAGGTTGTAAGATGTATCTACCAGGACTGCCATGTATGGATTGCGGTAGGGCAATTATACAAGTCGGAATCATTGAAGTTATCTACGATGGAAAACGACAAAAAGAATGGGCGCTGACGACACCACGCTATGGTCCAGACTTTGAGCGAGTGAGAATTCTCTTAGCTGAAGCAAATGTAGTGCTTACGGAATGGTACGCTCCTGAAGGCTAAATAGTCTTGAATGGCACGGACCACCAAAGAATTATTAGAGGCATCATCATTCGCTGGAACCTTTCTCTTCTTTAATAAAAAAGATGCTGAAGGCGTTGCGGCAATGTTAGGTCTTGAAGGCGCTTTTCCAATACAAGCGGACGATAGCATAACATACTGGATGCCAGGAAAATCCTATGATGAGTTGATGAATAGAATTTTCTCTGAATGGACTTTACCCGACCAAGCTACCGTTCCACAAGCTCATCCGCAGGAAAAAACTTTACCATTTTTAGCTTACCTAGATAAGACAGGAGAAAAATAACAATGCCGCTGTATGACTTTAAATGTAATAAATGCGAGTTCTTATTTGAACGAAAATTGCCGATGTCAGACTATAAATTGCCGGAATTAGATCCGTGTCCAGAATGTAATCAAACCGAATGTGTCACACAAGTCATTAGTATGCCAGCCATAGGCGATTCAATAAGACTTGGAATTAAGAAACCGGATAGTTCATGGGGTGAAGTTTTAAGTAGAGTAAAGACTGCACATCCAAACGGAATGAAATCTCAAAAGTTTTCACCAATCGCCGGAAGGTGATAAAATAGGAGAACAAATGGCAAAGCGTAAAAAAAATAATGAAACCCTGGATCAAAGTTTTCGGTTAAAGAAAATCGCTCCAATGACCGATGCCCAATCAGATTGTTTTGATTCATATTATGAAGATTATAATCTTTTTTTGTACGGGTGTGCAGGCACGGGCAAAACGTATCTCTCGCTTTTTTTGGCGCTCAAAGAAGTCTTAAATCCAAATTCTCCGTATCGTAAAGTCTACATAATTCGCTCGGCTGTACCAAGCCGGGATATGGGGTACATGCCCGGACGTTTGCAAGAAAAAATGGCTGTGTATGAATCTCCGTATATTGCAATGCTTAACGATCTCTTTCAGAGAGGCGATGCGTATCAAGTTGCAATACAAAAAGGCGTCTTTGAAGTCATTTCAACATCTTTCCTACGTGGCAGCACCTTCGAAAACTGCATTTTAATAATTGATGAAATTCAGAATATGAACTATAAAGAGGCACGGACTGTTATAACTAGATGCGGCAATAATTGTCGTGTGATTGTTTGTGGTGATACCGAACAGGATGATCTTTACAAAAGTAAATATGACACTAGCGGTATGGAAAGATTCATGTCTGTAATTTCAAAAATTAAAGAATTTGAGATGATAAAGTTTTTACCAGAAGATATCGTTCGTGGTAATATTTGTAAATCATTTATTCTTGCTGAAATTGCATCACCGGCATACTTTGTAACAGTCGCCAACCAGCAGCATTACCAGACCGAATCGGATTTTTCCGCTTCATTGTCAGCGACAACTGAAGTGTCCTAAAATTTAAATTATTAATATTTATGGAATACTATTGTCATTATTGTCTTGATTGGCTGGATTCAGCATACTGCGAGTCGCACTTTGAAGGCATTCATAATCAACCGGGCGTCACCTTTGAAAAACTGAAAGAACGTATGTCTATACTTGGAGGCTTGGAAACCAGAGAAGAACCTGCGCCCGAACCCGAAGCAACAGAAACACCAAAGAGAAAAAATTGGTTGTTTAGGGATAAAGATGATAACTACAAAAATGGAGTTTTCATTACAAATAATTTTCAACACAACTTGAAGTAAGGTTTTGACAGATCCTCAAATTGTGATACAATAAAAGCAATAAAAGTATGCCAAATGAAAGAATTGAATTGACAGATTCTCCGTTATCATCAATGATAAAGTTGTCGGAAGGAAATCCTGGCGCTATAACCGTTTTAACACAATTGTACAAAACCGGTCCAATTATTGACCCGGATGCAATCCTTGGTGGACTGGCACATCTACTCTCATTAGATACACTTAACATCTATGGTTCCCGAATCTGGATGTTATACAAAGATGTATGTAAAGAAGACATCGTTTACACACACGCTGTTTTGCGAGCGTGCCAATTAGGAATTATTAGTCGAACAAGTCTTCAAAGCGCCATCGATGGTGTACAGAAATTGGATCTGAACAACATTTTAGAAGCAGTTCGAGAAAAACTTCCTGCATTTGGAAACACGGATCTTCGTGCTACTCTGTTGGCAGAAGCATCAAACGAACTTTGAAAAGTTTCAATCACATCCCGCTCACTGTACAACTTCCAGAACTCACGTCAGTAACCAATGACGATGGAAGCAGGTTCTATACGACTCCGACTGGCCTCGTTTATCCTTCTATTACTACAGTTTTGAGCATTCTTAGCAAAGATGCTCTAGATAAATGGAGAAAACGAATTGGACAAGAAAAAGCAGAAAAAATTTCCGAATGTGCCAGCAATCGTGGAACCGATTTACATTCAGTTCTAGAAGCATACTTAAAAAACGAGACGGTATCCTTTCCTGAAGATCCAAAAAGTCGGGTTCGCATCATGTTCAATCGTATGAAGCGAGTCCTTTCTAAAGTTGACAATATCGTTGCACAAGAAATAGCTTTGTATTCAGATGAACTCAAAGTCGCTGGACGTTGTGACTGTATTGCAGAATATGATGGTGTTTTGTCAGTGGTTGATTTTAAGGGAGCCACGAAAGCAAAAAAGAAAGATTGGATCAAGTCTTACTTTCTCCAAACTACCGGCTACTCGTTGATGCTGGAAGAGCGAACTGGAATGAAGGCTGAACAAATCGTTATCTTTATGGCTGGCGAAGAAGATTTTAGTGTGAAGATTTTTGTGGAAGACAGAAATAAATACATCAATCAGCTAAAAGAAACTATTGACCTTTTTGCGTCCAAGCAATAAATTTGGTAAAATAAGATATGAAGAAAGCGGTAAGAATTCAAATCGTTTATGATGATGGTTCACAAGATCTAGCCACTGGAAGTGCAGCCGAACAACTCGTTAGCAAGCTATTTGCTTGTGAAGACAATATTGCATGGTGGCGTGCATATGGAAAGATTCTCGCTATTCCGTCACCAAATTCGGACGATAAAAATGGTCCAGTATCATTCAAATCTAAGGAGTAATTAAAATGGGATACTACACAAATTTTACATTGACCATTCATGAAGGCACTGCCGATCTGCAAGTTGTAAAAAATGCGCTCGATAGCATAATGGAATTTCCGGGTGACGAATCTCTCTTCGATATCGAAGATCTTGACGTTCATGGCGGCATAACAGTTGGTACAATCATCACTGGAGATTCGGTAAAGTGGTACGACCACGACCAAGAATGCTCTGACATGTCCAAACAATTTCCGGGCGTGGTTTTTAAACTTCATGGCGACGGCGAAGAAACAGGCGATATGTGGGATGCCTATTACAAAGATGGTAAATGTCAAATTTGTAGAGCCACGTTCGTCTTTCCACCATACGACCCGACAAAGCTGAAATCAGTTCAACAGGCGCAAACGGAGGATCAAGGACGACCTCTATGATTGCAACAGACCTTTGGGTAGATGATGATCCTGACCGCAAACCACCATCATTTGAACAGTGCGGCCTTCATTGGACATGGGCATACACCTATGATGAAGCCATTGAAATTCTCAAAACTGGCACAGTAGAATTTGCATCTCTTGATCACGATCTTGCAGACGAGCACTACATTGCTTACTTCAAGTTTGATGAAGAACATGGCGACCCGTTGAAGATGACAGAGAACTGCAAAGAAAAAACGGGTTATGATATTCTGCTATGGATGGAAGCAAACAATGTCTGGCCGAAAGACGGTGTTCGCATTCACACATTTAACCATGTCCGCAAACCAATCATGCTTGAAATGGTAGAGCGTCATTACAAGAAGACTTTTCAATACCAATATAAATCGACACATATCGTCTAACTTGACAAATATCTAATCTGTGGTCTAATTATGAGTGATGGTTTCTAAAATAATTGGATTGGCTGGAAAGAGTGGTTCTGGAAAAGACGTAGTGGCCGATTATATTGGAGACAACTACGGTTACAAAAAAATTGCCGTTGCGGATGCGATTCGAGATGAGTGTTCTGAATTTCTTCAACTAGCATTGCAACGGATGTTTTCTGTTGCGGAACCTGGATATGATTTGGTGATTTCTTCGTTTCAATCAATGATTTACGAAAAACCAACTCCATCTGGAATCCGAGTTCTCTTGCAGTGGTTTGGAACCGAATACCGGTGTTCTCAAGATCCAAATTATTGGGTGAACATTCTTAAAACTCGAATGGCCGAAAATGAATTTGTCGTAGTCTCGGATGTTCGACTCCCAGTTGAAATAGATGCCATTCATGAAGCTGGCGGCGAAGTCTGGTTTGTGGAACGTCCCGGCGTTGCATCCGTAGGTATTCCGGGGCATTTGACTGAAATTGGGCTGGACGGAGCCACGTTTGATCGAACAATTTTGAACGATAAAACGCTGAAAGAACTTCGATTTAAAGTGGACTACATTTTTCACGAAAGCTAAAATTTAGCTCGTGATATATATTGAATGTTGTCATCAGCACATTTCTGTGCTAACCTAAAAGATTGAAGCAGTACCTTTCTCCGGTTGATGAAAATCGGAAAAGTTTGCAGTTTGCATTTGGCACTTTACTGTGCTATTCTGGAAGCTGGAAGTTGATTTCGCCAGAGAAAATCTAGCGAAGAGAGAAAAATGGATTTGGAGAATCCAAATATTATGAACAAAATTACAAGCATTTTCACGCTCGCTTTTTTGCTTCTGGCGTTCTCGCTGGTCGCAGGGGCAAGTCCAGTCAATGTAACCTTTAACGGCCCTGTTACCACAGGTTCCGGTCAAGTTGGCACACTATACGATTCCTTACTTGGCGTAACCGTTTATGCTGGTGAATACAACTTAACCGTCAATGGAGTGCTCTTCACAGTTCCTTGCATTACGCCGGAATTTGAAATTGTGTCGGGCGAAACTTGGACCGCCAATGTCGATCCCATAGTTGGTGGTGTCACGTTTGAAGATGGCACAGGTGTTTCTCTTCAAAACTTAACCGAACAAGTTTGGCTGTATAACCAAATGGATGCTTCTTCAGATCCAAATGCCAATTACAATGGAGCCATTTGGGATCTCACCAAACCAGGAACATTTACGGAGTCAGGTGTTTCAACAGATCTCACTACTGCCAACACTTGGTGGATTACACACATGCTCAAAGCTTCGGTTACATCTACAATAGCAGCAGAACTTGCGTATGATACCAATTATAAGTTGCTTGTTCCTGTGGCTGGATCTCAATCCAATGTTTGTGATGCCGTCGTTGCAGGTTGCAACGATTATCCTCAAGTCTTTCTTGGGTCTGTAGGTAACCAAGGAAGTCAGACTCCTGAACCGGGTACGATGTCGATGCTTGGCTCGGCTTTGGTTTTCTTGGGCAGCATGAGCAAGAAGTTCCTTCGCAGCAAGGCGTAATTACTTGCGCTGACAACTCTGAAATGACAGATTGAACTGTCATTTCAGACCGGCGCATAACCGAAACCAGTAGTTTAACCAAAAAAAGGATTTTATGAACACAAAACGGCTGTACCTGCTTCCGCTCATTGCAGTGGTCGCATTATTTTTGGGCGGAACAGTCGCTCAAGCCAATACACTCTACTACTCATTTGATTTTGCCACTGCCAATGCCGTCAATCCGGTCGGAGCACTATTCGGTGGCGGCGTTTTCGATGTCGATTCAACAACAAACACTATCGTCGGTATCACGGGCAGCGATCTTTACCTGGGAGTTACCGATCTTGGACCGATGACATTGCTTAATCCTGGTGCCTTTGCATCGAACGACAATGCGTTCACCAATAATTCTCCATATTTCACTGAAAATGGACTTTCGTTCAGTAATTCTGGTGGTGTGAATTATAATATCGCATGGTACGCCACCGCAGCAGGGTATGGTGTAACTGGTGATTGCAATGTAGGTGATACATGTATCACCGACGTTCCACAAGGCAATCCAAGCGCTCAGATTAATTTTACTGCCAATGTGGTGCAAGGTGGCAATGATGGCACGGCTCCCGAACCGGCCTCCATGCTTCTGTTGGGAACCGGCCTGCTCGGTCTCAGCATCTTCGGCAAAAAGCGCTTCGCTAAGTAGAAGTATACACTAGCGTCAGTTCTGAAGTGGTGAACTGACGCTCTCCGGTTGATGAAATTGGAGAGGATTGAAAAATGAAACGTCTATCAATTTTGTTTGTTGTTCTTTTTTTCGTATCTGTTATGTCTGTTATGTCTGTTATGGCAGATACTTACCAATGGGCTATCAGTTCTTGTGATCTCTCTAACAGTGATTCTGGTTCTTGCGATCTCAATCCTGGCGTCAATCCTGGCGCTATCTTTGGCAGCGGAACTTTAACAACCGTTTATTCTGGTACTCCAAATGTCTGGAACATTACCAGCTTTGACGGAAATTATGTTAACAACAGCTATGGTATTTCTGGCACTACTACCATTGATAATCGTGTCGGATTTACGGGCACATCCACAGATGGATTGTTCACTTACGATAATCAGTTAGATAACAATCTACAATTGGTCAATGGCACTGCTGGCTTACTGTTTGATGTGAATGGCCTAAGTGGTACTGAAATCAATCTTGAATATGGGGGAACAGGTCCAACACCTTTTGCGGATCAACTTTATGAAACGTTTCCTGGTAACTGCGGCCCGCAACCTTGTTTTGCCCTCGTTGAAGGAATCTATTTTGTTGTAACCCCACAAAACGACCAAACGACTCCCGAACCGTTCTCAATGATTTTAACTGGCACCGGCTTATTCTTGGTGGTCATCGGCAAAAAGCGCTTCGCTAGAAAATAGATGTACTTGAGTCGAATTGTGTGCTATAATGGTCTTTAGGATAGATCATGCTACGAGCAGAACTCGACCAGCGCATTAGCGAACGGATGAACATCAAGGCAATATCCGAAGGTGTTGAGCTTGTTGCTCGTGCCCGCCGCTACGCCACCAAGAAACATGAAGGTCAAGAGTATGGTAATGGCGTACCATACACCACGCATCTTGAAGATGTCGAATCCATCCTAATTGAATTCAATCACATTTCATCGATCCTACGTGCGGCTGCATGGCTGCATGATGTTCTGGAAGATGTTCTCACCAGACAAGAACAGCGGGAACAGTTCAAACTCGATTTTCCTGGTTACCTAAACCAGATCATTGAAGCGGTCACTGCGGAGCCTGGAAAGAATCGCAAGGAAAGAAACATCAAGACCTATCCGAAGATCGCCGCTCTTGAACTTGCCATTGTTGTCAAGCTAGCGGATCGGATTGCAAACGGCAGAGCAGCAAAAAGAAAACCCGATACTAAATTTTACGAAATGTACAAACAGGAATATCCAGAGTTTCGTGCAGCGTTGTACGCATCGAACATTGACACAATGCCAATGTGGTGGGAGCTTGACAGACTTTTCGAATATCAAGGAGTATAGGAGCACAACATGAAAACGAGATGCTGCGGTTGTAGCGGGAGCGGTTGTTTGATTACGCTGTTGGTCAACTTACTAGTCGGTAGTCTCGCAGCAAGATATTGCCTGTTTCACTGGCTTCCAACATTACACGCCAGCGTCCCTGCAATCACACCGCTCGATCCGGCCACATCAATTTTCTCACTGCAAATGATACTGTTGGGCATCATCGGTGGCGAACTGTTTATTCCTGGAGCAATCATCACATGGCTTCTGATCTCATTGGGAGTCGTAGCACTTTAGAAGAAATCTTTGGCGAAGAGACGGTCCTGGTCAACATCGCTAAGGAAACAACAAAGGACACAATAGCGCAACGTGTTCGTGAGTGGTGCGGACAGAACGAGCGCAATGTCTACATTGGTCGTGGAAGCCAGTTTGGAAATCCTTACAGCCATCTAGACAACACGGCGGCTGAATTCCAAGTCGCCACACGGGAAGATGCGATTGAGAAGTATCGAGCATACATTTTCTCACGCCCGGATTTATTGGAGAAATTGAAGGAATTAAAAGGCAAACGATTAGGATGCTGGTGTGTATCCAAAAATTTGCAAAATCACTATGTGTGCCATGGTCAGGTTCTTCTTGAGTTGTTATACACATCTTGATTGTTTAAGATTGCTTTTGTTATAATGGAGTTGTTGTGTGGCAAGTAGATGGAACGGTCACGAATGGATAAACGATTTTACCTTATGGACGTATTACATCTCCAAAGAAAAAGCGTATGTTAAAAAAATTTCAGAAGATAAGTAAATCCGCCACTCCCAAAAAAGAAGACTTTGAAACCTTCCGTGAGAAGATGCTCATGCTGGCGCTAAATGATGCGCCGGAACCAGCACCAAAAATTTCTCCGATGACATCGAGCAGTGAAATTGAAAGCGTTAAAACCATCAAACTCTATTACACCAACCCGGTCAAAAATAGTGACAAGGTGTACACACTCGCCATCGTAAAGGAATCGAAGTACACAGATGCCTATTACGTCAACTTTTCTTACGGCAAGCGCAACAAACATATGACAGAAGGAACAAAAACGAAAATCGCCGTCAGTTACAAAGAAGCGCTTAATATTTTCAACACATTCATTACCGAAAAGCAACAAGAAGGTTACACCACGAATGTAAATGGATCTCCACATTCAGGAGTAATCAGACCATGACGCATATGCCTGATTTTAGGGTATTTTGATACATCTATTGACATCCTGCTTTCGATTGTGGTACTATAAATCATGACCAAACAGGATCAGGAATTTCAAATTCTTTTCAACGAAGCCCGAATTGCTGGCCTTCAGGCCGGTCTCGCTTCCGTGCCCATGCCGATGGCGGTAGTAGAGCACACCAATCTGCTGAACGATTCTTCGCCCGTGAAAAGAGCGTGGGTCGTAGACGATGGCGTGTGCGGCTTCGCTTGGATCACCGTTCGCCCTGCCAATTCTACTTTCGTGCGTTCGCTGGAGTGCTAGCAAAGGCCGGTATCAACGCCTACGGTGATTCAAGGATTGACTGATGACCTGTTAGTGGTCCTTTAATTTGACAAGCAAGCCGAACATGTGTTACACTGGAGTTACGATGAAATATGGAGTGAGAAATCTCAACGATGGAACGATTGCGGAGAGCACCAAGACCGACAATTTTGAGACGGCCCGCTACACGGCTGTTGCGTTGTCGGATTGGAATATCCCGTGCGATGTAGTGGACCTGGAGAACAACGATTTGAATGGCGATCCTGTGGTGCTCAAACACTTATCACCGTACAAAGATTTATTCGGCAAGATGCCAAAACCGTTCCTACCAATCCGTGATGAAGTTGACCCAATCCGAAAGCTTGGTTCACGTGGCGGCGTTCCGTTTTCGCCGGATCACTAAATATAAGTCATTATGGGATATTACATCAAATTAAAAGAATTTTTACCCGGAGGTTGTCATGACTATTAAGATAGCAAATTGAGGGCTATAAAATGCGTCAAGACATCGACAAGGTACTATTCGAACGACAACGGGGTAACTCTTCGGAGCGGTCTCAAAAGACTCGCTTGAAAGTCAATCCCAAATTTTTTCAAAACAATCATCGGCATCACACATCCTTTGAAGATTTCCGTTCCCATATGCTGGAAATTTGTGATGGGTGGGAAGACCCGTCCATCATCAACGGCGTAGACTATACTTACGAAGATGGTGCCATGTTCCTTTCATCTGCCCGTCATCGCCAGGAAGGACATGGCCGATTTTACAAACGCCGGAATGAAAATACCAAACCGCTGTACCGCTTTCTCCGTAAGAATGTAGGCCGTCCCTGGAACGATGTCTACAGCGAAATCTGCGCCTTTGTGGATGTCCGTTCTGACACTGGTTATCAGGTCATGGAACATCTTGGTTGGGCCGTAGCCAAAGACATCATGATGTATGATGACAAGCCCTATCAAACTCGTTGGAGTAGCAGAACACGATGGTGGGAACTTCCTTACACTGGGCTGTACATTCATCCTGAAAGTGGTATTCTTTGTGAAGGCGAACCTCGCCGTTGGTCTTTTCCGAAATCTCCGGTTACATCGATTCATTGGCACGACGACACTTGGTTCAATCTTGAAGTTCTGAAGGATCGCAATACCGATTGTGGATGCGTTCATTTCAAGATCCCACCATTGCCGGAAGACAAGGATAAGAAGGGCTACTTTCAACGCTATGACGACAGGCCAGCCGTCTGCGTTCATGGACATGAACCGACTCCACGCCCGATCTGGTACGTATGCACCTACGCATGGCACAAGCCGGATGAAGTCTACCGGGTCATTCACCACTACGAATATCAAGGCCCTTATTACGGTCTGAAAGATGGAGAAATTCATACCATCTATTATCGTGATGTACCCGACATTCTCGCCATTCCGACCACACAGCACAAAAAAGTCGCCAACAAAAAAGAACTCAAATTCATCCACGAATATCTGAAATCGGGTAGCGCACATCAACCGTCGCCCGAACCACGCAAGTCTCGCTAGGCGTGCTATAATAAAAGTTGAATGGTACTCTCCGGGTTTGGGCACAGGCCGAACGAACTAGGCGGATACGACAATGACACATTGGCGAAGCTGACATGTTTCGCTGTTGAAACTCTAGAGAAACTTGGCGCAACAGAAATTGTATCCGGTATGGGATTGGGGTTTGAACAAGCTCTAGCGTTGGCAGCAATTGAACTCAAATTGCCGCTCATCGCTGCCGTGCCATTTGAAGGGCAACAGAAGGTGTGGACAGAAAAGTCACAAGAGCTTTACCATTCGTTATGCGGCAAGCGATGGGAGTTGAAATCGTTTCGTCTGGTAGCTTTTCTGGAATAAAATTTGTCGAACGAGACAAATGGATTATCAACCATTCTGATGGTGTACTAATGCTTTGGAAAAATTGGAAAGACAATGATGATTCTTCAGACCCAATTATAGAAGTGATGCAAAGCACTAACGGCATTCTTAGACGCACATTGGAATATGCCGAAGACAAGGACCGACGCATCTATCAGCTATGGCCGTTTTGGGAAGACTTTAACAACGATGTTAATTACGAGATTTTTCGAGAGTCTATGATGGCTCTAAGTGAGGAGTGAAATGGCAACGTCAATAAGAGATTTAAAAGAATGGTTTGAGCGTGGCGTACAAATGGGTGCTACTCATGTCGTCGTGGTTTGCGATACGTTTGATTGGGAGGATTACCCTTGCTTTGTAATGCCCAACGAAAGCGTGTCACAAAAAGCAGAAGAACATCACGGCCCGAATATGCAGAAGGTGATGGAAGTCTACAATCTATCGAAGAGCTTTGAAAAGCAAACAATGATTGGCCGGTTTGCATTCGACGGTTGGAGTCCAACTGTGAGGTCGAATGAAAAACATTTTTGACAAACTATCAGATGCCTTTGATGCCTTCGTGGAACAAAAACCGCCAGCAGTAAGTAAAGTCACCATTGCGGAGATTATCAAACGCAAATCTTCAATGGTCCTATTCAACGGAAAGCTGTATCGAGTAACTGCCGAAGAAGTGGAAGCTGCCAAGAAATCATGACTGTGTATATTTGTACCGGCTGTCATTGTGTCATACCAAAAGGTCCGTATTTGATGCGAAGAATACGGAAACACTTAAAACTTATTTTTCACAATCACGATGCGGTTGAGTTGATAACAACGAAATGATCTACGCTGGCACTGGACACCGATTAGAAGTAGTCGGATACGAAAACAAAGCCAAACTGATTCGTTACGCCACTCAATTACTTCCCGGCTACAAACCGGACAAGATTATTTCTGGTATGGCAATTGGTTGGGATCAAGCTCTCGCTCATGCAGCAGTAAACAATAAAATTCCGTTTATTGCGGCTGTGCCTTTTGTGGGACAAGCTAATGTTTGGCCGAAGGAAGCACAGGAAGAATATTCACAGTTACTCAACTTGGCTGAAGATGTTGTGATTGTGTCTGAGGGCGGCTTCGCAACGCATAAGTACCATGTAAGAAATATGTGGATGTCAAATCATGCCAATGCGATATTGGCTTTATGGAATGGAATAAAAAAAGGAGGTACCCATCAGTGTCTTACTTATGCTAAACAGATAAAATTGCCTGTTTATAATATTTGGCCTGGGTGGTTAGATTTTTGTGAGTTGTCTCATGACACTCTCGACACAGAACACGACCGTCTTCTATTGCGTGTCGATCCATTACAAGATCAGTAAATTTACGCAGTTCCTCAAATGAACGAAACGGGTCTATCGCTGGATATTCATGTAAAACATCATCACGTAGCTGTGCTAAAGGAATTCTATGATGAACAATATTAGATAATTTATGACATAATGTACATTGAAAATTATCCCTTTCTAAAATTATTTTTCGCCATTGTGATTTTGAAACCCGTGCTCGTAATGAATGATACAGACGCCGCCAACTCTTCTTTTCCTTTTTGCGGAGAATTGGTGTGGCGGTCCTTTGAAGTGCTCGGAAAACTGTGGAGTGAGATACTCCACATATAGGCGCAGTACGATAGATATTTCCAGTAGCTTTATATACAATGGAAATTCTTTCGTCATCAGTTTTCCTTATAATGTCTTTCACATATTTGCTTATTGTTATGGCACTATATCCAGTTAGTTTATGTAATTTTGCAATAGAAAGCCCTGTGGTATAAAGAGAACGTAAATTAGCGATTTTTATTGTGGTCAGCACAACCATATTTAGTCTGAACTGTTGACAACTAGATTGTATCTGTGTTATTATATAATTTATGGCAAAACCCGATGAAAAAGATACCACAATCCTTACTGGAGTGATTGGAAGCCATTCCTATGGAACGGCAACTCCAACTTCAGATTTTGATTACATGAGCATTGTTATCGCTTCTCCAGATGTGTATCTTGGTCTCGATAATTGGGGTAATGCCGGAACCAAAGATGATGTCTACGAAGATCCAGTAAAGGGTTTGGTTGAACATCGCTACTTTGAGCTAAAGAAGTTCATGGGATTATTGGAAAACATGAATCCCAACGCCATTCCACTTTTGTGGCTGGACCCGCAGCATTATGAAGTCATGACGCCGCAAGGTGAATTGCTTCTAAAAAATCGCAACATCTTCAACTCAAAAAATGTCTGCCACACATTCAGCGGATACGCACACGCCCAACTCCAGAAAATGGGCGGCGTGTTCAACGACGCCGAAGAACCGAACAAGCTCCTGAAGGCCGGTCATCAAAGATTTCAAGAATGGGCTGACGATCAGATCAAGTTTCAACGAGACGTTCGTGACAAAAAAATTTCGATCTACGATATGACCGCACCCGAATTGGTTTCGTGCATCCATGTGTACGGGCCGATAGAGTACGATGAGGGCTACTTGAATGCTCTCATCGCTCTCCGCAGCCATTCCAAAGAAGAGTCCAAGCGCATCAAAGATGGACCGATTACCGGGCGCATGGGTGCGAAAAGAAAAGCTCTTCGAGAGCAATATGGATTCGACACAAAATTCTTATTTCATTGCATTCGTTTGATGAAGATGTGTGTTGAATTTTTACGTCAACCGGAAGAAGGTCTTAAGGTTTATCGCAAAGGAATTGACGCAGATTTTCTCTACTCCATTCGCACAGGAGCATTATCACAAGAAGATGGGAAAAAATTAGCTGACGATCTATTTGCTGAAGCGAAAGAAGCGCTTAAGACTTCTCCGTTGCCGGATGAACCTGACCATGAAGCCATTCACAATCTTACGATGAAGCTGATCGGATCAACGATATGAAACTACTTCACAAAGTGCAGAATCATAGCGACGATAGAGCAAACCGCAGCGATACCAGAGCAAGCAAACGCCCACATAACCGATGATTGCTTTGCCATGCCCGCTTGTTCGGCTCTGGCTTCTCTCAAGATTCTAAGATCGGCTTCAATCATTTTTGCGAATATTTCGTGTTGCGGCATCGTATAAAAAGTCTTGGATTGGTCAGACAATGCGTTGCGAAATTCGTTCATGGACTCAAGTCTTTTTTCGATCACTTCGGCTTTTAGGATAGTAGATTGTTGAATAGACTCAGTATTTTCGTTGAATCGTTTTTCCAACTCTTCAATTGCTAAAGTCATTACTCTATCCAAATCAGAGATTGCTTTGTCCACACCATTGATTCTGGTATTCAGTACAGTCTCGATGCGGTGCGGACACGCATCAATAAATTGACAGTCTAATCTCTTAAGTTGAGTGCATTTTACACATTGTTTTGTAGCCATAAAAATATTTATATTTATTCAATAATAGAAAGCACCACCAAAAAGTGATATACTGAAGGTATGAGAAAACTACTTTTCACACTGCTTTTTCTTTCCAGCATTGCCTTCGCTCAATTTACGATGGTTGCACCTGCCAGCACCAGCATGGATGTATTCGTAATGGGCGGTTCTGATTTTGTCCGTCCAGGAAACCTGCCCCGTGTTAACTTGAATATCGGCATCGGTCATACATTCGATTTTCTCAATAAAGATCCGTTTGGTGATGAAGTCACATTTGCCTACACCTACGAAAATGGCGGCTCCCACGGATTCTTCCATACAAAATACGGAGCACATACTGTAACTTTAGGCATTATGAAGAACTTCAATCTTTTGAAAAATGTTATTGTCAAGAAGGGCGGCGATTGGGACAAGGTGACATTTTACACCAATCCTATGATCGGCAACACAACCTTGACCGGCAATGAACGCCTAAAAAGGCTCCACGATAACGGAGGTCCATCCAAAGCCACATACAGCCAGTTCTTAGAAAACCGACTCTATCTTGGCGTGGCTGGCGGCATCGCTATTCACATCAACCGGCACAATTCAATTTGGGTTCAAGAGATGTTGAACAAAGTGATGTCGTTCCCGTGGTACACAACTTCAAGCGTGGGCTACGTTTTCAGTTTTTAAGTAGCGGCGTACATTGCTCTATTGATATCTCTCAATACCAAAAAAGACTCTAAATATAACTGGCGTCTTTGGGTGGGATTGTATCCTTCATCAAGGTTGCTCAAATATCCAGATTGGGGAAGTAATCCGAACACATCTATAAGTTTGGCTTCAAGTTGCAAGGCTTCACTTTCCGATAATCCTTCTTTCACTTTATGCACAATTGGTGTTTTACCGAGCTTCATTAATTTTTGACCTACTTTACGATGTGTTTCGTTTCTGCTTATGTCGTAGCAACGGTCTCCAGTTCCCTTGCCGATATAAAAGGGACGATATGTCATTCCAAGCGTGGCGGCAAAGGTCGTCAAGCCATGAAATCCTACAGCAACTTTTTTACTGCCGTCCAAATGGGCATACACATAATAAATTGGCAACGGATCTAATTGAAGATCTGAATAAAGAGCAGAGATGTCAGTGTTTAGTATTGTAGTGCAAGCATCAAAAATCTGTCGATTATGCTCTCGTCTTGACGGACGCCCGCCTTTGGCTAGTTCGCAATAACGACTCTTTACCTGATTTAAGAGCTTCTTCAACTCATCCAAAGAATTCCAATCTACGACAAGGGTCTTTATCATGAAAATATCTATACTTGACATTGTGTGAACCACATGCTATAAATAGAGAGTAAGCAATATGTCGATGCCTAATGAGCGTCTTCAAGATAAGGGTTCAAGTCCCTAGTGCTCCACCCGAATGCTTTAGATGAGAAGTTCCTGGAATCCCAGATAATCTTCCAGGGGATGGGCTTCTAAAGCATTCCGGTGGGGCACAACAGGAATTCGATTGAAGAAAAGCGGTGAAAGCGGGGCTTATCGGGTTCTTTCTACCCGAAACAAAGGAAGAACATTAAACGCTAACTATAACAGTTATGCAATGGCGGCTTAGGCTGTCACGAAGTCGGAGAACTTTGTTAAAGAACTCCCAAAAGGGCCGGGAAACCGGCCCTCTCTGAAAAAATGCTTATCACCCTCACCAGCACGTCAACTACCAAGACGGCATAAAGCCGTCCAATTCCTTTTCTGCCGATTTCGTTCCAATGGTAAGATACATCTCTCGTAAAGATGAGATTTGGGTTCAAATCCCAGAATCGGCTCCAGCCGCTATCGTTCAAATGTGGTAGGATTTATCATCGGTACTGATAAGATGCCAGTTCAATCCTGGCTGGCGGCTCCATTTAAAACACCCATTCCTGGCGTTAGGAAGCCCTCCAGCGCATCGCAAGCGCAGTCCTGGTAATATGCGGTAGGGACTGTCCGAAAGTCATCAGAAACGCCATCAAAATAAAATAGATGCATCTATTGACAAACGAAGCCTAAATTTGGTATGCTTAGATTATGAAAAACAACGGAATGATCCTTCACATCCCATCCGACTCGCAAAAGCTACCTGATTTGAGAGGTTGGACCAATCGGTTCGAGATTCACTCCGAAACCAGCGACCGGGTTTATGTCGTGTCTCAGAACATGGAGCATCGCCATTGGGGTTGCTCATGTATGGCGTGGAGAACCCGCCGCTATTGCAAGCACCTCTCATGTCTTTCTCTGCCCTGCCACGAGCAGCCTTTTGAAGTCCAGATTGCTGGAGGCCGGTAAAATGGCCAAATTGATGTCGCCGGAAGAGATTAAGGCGAAGGCGCTGGCAAAAGCGATTCGGAAGTTGCGAAGAGATGAATACCGACTTTCACAAATGGTCGCTTTGCAAAATAATTTTAGAAGCGTGTGCTAAAATGCTTAAAATCTCAGACGCAAAATTAAAAGACATCGTGGTCTACGGATTTGGTGTAGACCACTTGTCGCCGGAAGAAGTCAAAGCGCTGGCGGCGGAAGTTCTTCGCAGCCGGGAATTCATCCGTGGAGAGATCGAGCTTTTCAAACTTCGCAACGACTAGGAGAATCAAATGCGTTTCTGGCCCAAAAAGAAAGAGCAACCGCCAACGAAATACCAAGAAATTTGTGCGGTCAAAGACCGGCTCTATCGAGACATGGTTCGCCTGGAAACCCTTCAAGGCCGGGAAACCGCATCGGAAAACATTCGACGCATCTTGACGGATGTGCGACTTTAGGAGAACCGTATGGAAATCTTTGGAGACGAAAAATTCGGAAACCGCTACTTTGAAGACGAAGACGATCCACAAACGCCCTGGTACATCGGCCAGCCCGTCTTTCACTGCCACACCATCAGAGAGTTGTTTTGGGACAACAAATAAGATGTATCTATTGACTTCCTGACGCAATTGTGAGAGAATAGGATTATGAGAACGAAATCTACCAAACCGAAACGGAATTTCCTCGACGGCTATCGAACCTACGATCCCGAAGTGGAAGGTTTTGGCAACGCTCATCAGTGGCGCTCTGCGTTCCGATTCACGATGAGCCTGGACGAAGCCAAAGAGCGAGTCGGAAAAAAATCTCCGCTGTTCATTCTGTTTGGCGACACGCTTCCGGTTGGCTGGAGCGCACGAATCGGTTCCGATCAGTGGGCCGAAATCAAAACGGCATGGCGCAAACTGGTAGCCGAGTTTTATCCCGAAGAGCGCAACGGCGAACCGCATGGCGACAACGAAAAATTTCTCGCCGTGCAAAGCGCTTACCAAGTCCTGAAAGATCAGTACGAACGCAAGGGAGTGAAGGTATGAAGCACTGCGAAGCTTACGAGCGTGGCGTTGAAGACTACAAAGCCGGAGTTAGTTTCTTCGACAATCCCTACTTTGGTCATTCAAACTCTAAATAAGAGCATGGGCGAAAGGTTGGGGCGCTGCTCAAAAGAAAGAAGAAACCCAGTGACCAACAATTTCTGTAAGTGGTGTGGAATTCAACTCGTTTTTGACTCGTCTTTTTGCACGCAATGCGGAGGCAAACTCAAATATTCCGATTGCTGCTGTTTTTGCGGTGCAACCTACGGCGGCATTCAACGCAAAGTTGGTCGCATTTTTCTTAGCTTTTTGGGGATTCGCAGCCGCCGCCGTAGATAGGAAATCATGAACACCAAAGTGAAAGAAGCCATACAGACTATCTTGGACGAATTGAACGGCGGCAATCAGCGAGAAATTGCCATCGCAATTCTGGATACGGTTCGCAGCGAACACCGCACACTCCAACAGGCTTTCTGGAGCGCAATGCTTAAGGCGCAGATGGGCTACGCTGAGTCCCGGCACGATCTTCGCAATGAAGATGCTGTCAATCTGGCGAAGCTGGTCAAACAACTCGCCATCGACAACAACATGGACATGGGACTACGATACATATGAAAAACCCAAATCAACCACCCATCAATGCTGGTGAAGCTGTTATGGCGAAAGATCTTGGTTATTGCCAATCGATGTAACAAAATCTTACCTGCTTGACAAATCTAATTTTCATGGTTAAATAGTATTGTGCTCCTAAATACAAAGTGGAGCGGAACCATGGCAGTCAGACAACAACTACCGCAAGATGCTCTTCATATAGAAAATTGTACCCGATTCTGCGCCGAAGTCGAAGCTCTTATCAGAGAGAATGATAAGAAAGCAGATGAACGAGAAGCCGAACACGGGTGCAAAACATCAAGACTTGGATACGTAGATGCCGTGTTAATCATAGCTGATCGCCGTAAGATCGAGCCGGATCTTGCCGCATCTTATCTTAGTCCAACAATAAAAGAAAAAATGGGAAGGGAATGGCAGGACCGGCACATGATTTTGAGACGAAATCGTCTTCCATTTTGATGAAAATAAAGGATTTAATAATTTCAACATCTAACCCACATGACCGGCTTTAATGTTTGCCATCTCTTTCTCGCACTTAACAATCACTTCTTCTCAAACAATTATGATTATTTCAAATACAAAGGTAGTGTTCCAATCAAACAAGAAACCTACGATAAAAAGCGCCAGGACGAGAAGTACAGGTATGAACGACTGGCCCACAAATTCCCCACGAAAGAAGAACTCGAAAATTTCATAGTGTCCAATCTCATTGAAGCAAAAAAGCGTGTGTGGGTAGGCACACTTTTTGGCGGTGATGCAGATAATGTTTACCTTCGGTGGCAAGGCCGGGTCCAATCTCTCACTTACAACATCATCAACGAAATTCAACATCTTCTCGAAGAAGAAAGTAGTTTCAACAATCTCTTCAGATGCAATGAGCATGAACACCCAGAGATTCTTAAAGCACACATGCGTGGCGACCTATCTTTGGAATCCTTTGTGATTCTCGATTTGTGTCTTAACTTCATTCCAAAGATGGACGAAAAACTTTCTGATGATAGAAATTGGATGCTTGTAAAAAACAAGACTCTCAAATATCGTCCTTTCCTCGAACGGCTAAATATCAATATTGCGGATCTGAGTGCAGCCATTCAACATGCCGTGAGTGAAATTGAAATGGGAGTTACTCACTATGACACCAAAAACTACTCGTATGACAGCCAAGAAACGAGCGATAGATGATCTGTTTAACAAGCTGGCAAAACAGTAAAACTTGACAGATTTCAGATCGATGATAGAGTATAAATATGGTTGGTCTTAAATCATGAAAGCACGCCGAAATGACGTGCAGAAAGGATGGAATACCATAAAAACAATATAAGAGATACACAACGCATATGACAAATACAAACATAACACGTAGTAAAGCATCACGCACCCAATATTTGGCTTCTCTTCGCTCAAAAATCCAAGAGATGTCCTCTCCTAAGAGTTCCCAAAGACAAGATGATGAAAGATATTGGAAGCCCGAAGTAGACAAGGCCGGTTCCGGTTCCGCAGTTATCCGTTTTCTTTGTGCCAAGCCGGAAGAAGGATTTCCATTTGTTCAACTTTGGAGTCATGGATTTCAAGGGCCTACTGGCAAATGGTTTATAGATTCTTGCCCAACGTCAATTGAACAAAACTGTCCTGTATGCAAGGCTAACACAGAGTTGTGGAACACTGGCAACGAAGCAAAGAAAAAACTAGCTTCCAGCCGCAAGCGCAAGCTGAATTACATTTCCAACATCTTGGTGGTCAACGATCCGAAGCATTCGGAAAACAACGGTAAGGTATTCCTCTACAAGTACGGCAAGAAGATCTTCGAAAAAATCAAAGATCAAATTGCCCCGCCAGATGAATTTCCTGATATGGCTCCAGTTGATCCGTTTGACATGGAAGAAGGCGCAAATTTCAAATTGCGTGTTACCCGTGTTGACGGATTTCCAAACTACGATAAATCAAGCTTTGACAATCCGTCGATACTTGGTGACGAAGATCGTAGAGCGGAAATTGAAGGTCTGTTGTTCTCGCTCGAAGAAATCCTAGATCCAAAGCACTTCAAGAGTTTTGACGACTTAAAGAAACGCTTTGATTTAGTAACAGGTGGTGTAGTATCGGAAGAAGCTCCGGTAGCAGAAACGGAAGCTAACGACGAAAAGCCACCGTTAGATGAAGACGACGGCGATATGCCAGTTGTAAAGCCGAAGGCAAAGCCAAAGACTAAGCCCGCCGAGAAAGCCGCAACACCAGCACCAAAAGCAGCAGTAGTTGCACCATCAGACGATGAAGAAGACTACTTTGCAAAGCTCGCCGCAAACGCAGAACAAAACTAAGTAACAGCCGAAAAGAAAAGCGGATCTTCACTTTCGAGTGGGTCCGCTTTTCCGATTCTAAATACAGATATGGAAATCTATCAGTATCAAGTCCGGGCAATTGACATTCATGGAAATGTAAGAATCATCAATAATTATGATACAGATGTCGAAGCTAAAGCTGCTATCACAACAATGAAGAAGCGTTCATCGGCCCGGTACGAATACATCGCCGTTCCCAAACCAACGAAATAGCTATTCAACGGTTTCTAAGTATGCAATTGCGTTGCGAAGATATGTTGTATTATCTTGAAGCAATCCAATAGCCCGGTTATGTTGAGAACATAAGAGACCACGAATTTTGCCCGTTGTGTGGTTGTGATCGATACACACACTATCGTTTTCTTTGCCATACATTAACATAGGAATATTACAGATAGCACACAATCCTTTTTGTAGGAACCATAATTTGTCGAAGTCTTGAGTCGTTATTCCATATTTGCGCTTCAGGTCTGAGTTTTTCTTACTACGCTTTATCTTAGGATCTTTATTACGTTGTTTATTGTATTCCCGCTGCTGTTCCAAATTCACTCTATACCAATTTTGAGTATTTTTGCGTTTACGTTCTGGATTTGCTTTCACCCATGATTGAGCACTTGCAACTCGGCACTCAACACACTTCTTATTCTTCGTATATCTAAGTGTCTTGGTACATTTTACACAAGGTTTACCTTCGTATTTGTTTGACGCTAAATGATATTCAGACATTGCGCTACCTCCAGTAGTGCTATGTTAAGGAACAATGCGGTATCATAATTACTGCATTGTTCCGTTAAAATATATAGCGCCGTTAGTGTATGGTATACTTGAATCATGAAGTGTACCAACATTATTGCCTACGAAAAGTACGGAAAAAAGAAAAAAATCCGCCGTCTCGCCATGCGCTCAGATTGGCCTTGGGTCAATAGTCCCGGTGCTCAAGCATCATTTATTGATCCACCAGTTCCATGCACAGGCACGCTCAAAATCCATCTAAAAGTAACGCAGGGGTGCTGTGTTCACGACTCTTCTGAACTACAGGTGTCGTTTTCATGCTCCGAATGCGGCCTAATCGATTTTGAAGCACAAAGCCTTCCAACCAAGTACGATCTGGAAGAATGGATCAACGCCCTAATGGACAATACAGCCGTTCTGAGCTATCAGGACACCACAACCAAGGGTAATGCCATCCGAGCCACCAGAAACGAAGCTGTGAAGCTCCTAATGGCCAAAAAGGGGCTTTCTGAGCAGGATGCTCTCACCGAAGTGATGCGCCGGGAACTAGAAGTCGTTGGAGACTATCGGAAAAAACGAAGTTGACAACTTTTCAATTGGGTGTACGATAGGATCATGAAACTTGGTGATCCCGATACATTCGTCCAATGGACACGCTGTGAAGATCCCGGCGACAACCCAACATGGATATCGCAATGCGGTATTGTCGAACAAATTGGTTTTGGTGACAATCTATTATTCCGTGGCTTTATTGGCCCGGAAAAAACGCTTATCAAAAAACCCACATCGACGCTTGCCAGCATCAAGCATATTGTAGAAAAAGAGTTTCAACGCACACATCATCTCGAATGGGCATATGATGATTAAATGTTTCATACAGTTGCATATTGTGCATTCATTACTCGTTGATAAGTTGGCTCTGAATTTAACGCTTTCGTATCTTGAACCGTGGTATTATTTGCGACCGTTGATGGTGCAATCACTGTGTTAATATTTCCGACTGGTGTATTTTCCGCACTTCTTTGCAAATCTTTTTGTTCTGTTGAAGCTTTGGTTAAACGTACTCCCTGATCGGCAGTAGGCGACACATTTTCGGCTAACAGTACTCCAGTAGCAGCCGATGGCGCATTTCCAGCAAATAATGTACTTTCCTTTTGACGACGAGATATCAATTCTGGATTGACCTTATTTCCAAATTTCTGTATTGCCGTCGCAGCACCGGCCATATCTCCAGCATTGATTTTAGTAAGAACGGATTGTGGTACATGTCCTACATTATAAGCCATTGATGTGAGCGCATCAAATTGATCCTGTTTGAGTGGAACTTTAACACCTTTCTTTACTAAACTTTCATATCTTTCAGCAACATCTTTTTTAAGTAACTCAGTAGCTTCTGCTTCGGAAATTCCACTCTTATATTTTTCTTCTTCTCCAGGAAGCAAATCGTGTCCATAACCAATAGATGATTTTCCTTGTGCATCAGGAGAAATTTCTTTCTTTAGTCCTTCACTACTTTTAAGTTCTTCCAAGCCAGCGTCCGAAACATGCATACCAGAAATGTCTGATGTTCCTCCTGCTCCTGCTGCTCCTGGTGCTAAACCGCTAACAGGTGCGCCACCACCAACTTTTTCCGGTGCTGTACCAGCAACGCCGCCAGTGGTTTCGCCACCCGTCATTGCTCCTGCTGTAGCTGGAGTTGGTGACGTTGTTTCTTGTTTTTTTACTACATCTCCCCATATTTTTTTAGCCGCATCAGGATGGTTTTTTATAAGCCAGTCTTGAAACCATTGTTTACTACCGGTCTTTTTATTCATTGCATCCCTTGCGTCTAAGACCGAATTTGACCACTTAGCATAGCTCACATCATACCAACGGCGTGAAACATCTACACCATTGTCCTTTAATGCATCAACTAAAAAGTGAGTCCAATCGTCTATGGTTACACCAGGAACAACATTATTGTTTCCTCCAGCCATTGCCTTATCTGCACCAGTTGCCCTTGCAGTGGCAGCAATACCACCAGCAAGTGCTACTCCAACAGCGACAGGAATAGCAGCAGCGCCAATGCCTAACCCTCCTGCCGCCGCACCTGCCGTACCTGCCGCTGTTGCCGCTGTACCTGCTGCCGTTGCCGCACCTGCCGTACCTGCCGCTGTTGCCGCCGTACCTGCTGCTACCGTACCTGCCGTTGCCGCTCCCGCCGTACCTGCCGCTGTTGCGCCAGCCGTGGCCGCTGCGGTAGCCGCCGCATCAACCGCTACAGGAACCGCTGCTTCCGTTGCCGCTGCCGCTGCATCAACCGCAACATCTTCCGCAACATCTTCCGCAGCAGTTTCCGCAACTTTTTCTATAGCTTTTTTACCGAACATTTTAGCAACTTTTTTCACTGCAAGTTTGCCGCCCGCTAAAAGACCTTGCGTTCCAAGTTGCTCAATAAACATATCCATCAGCATCCCTTTCAGGGTGCCGCCTTGCATTTTCTTAAGCAGTCCAGCTATGCCTCCAAGACCTCCACTTTCTCCTGCTCCTTCAGCACCTTTTTCTTTAGTAGCCCGCTCCGCAGCGTCAGCCGCTTCATCAGTTTCTTCAAGTTGTTTTGTTAACAAAGCTTTAATAGCTTTCAATTCAACCAACATGTCACTAGAATGTTTCTCCAAAATAAAAAATGGATTCAATCTGTTTTTACGATTGCGCCAACTGAAAACATCAAGTTTCTTACTCTCATCTTCTTCAGTTTTTTTCTCACCTTTAAGGATTGAAACAACATTATCTAAGCCATTTCCTTCATCTGGTTTTTCTTCTTTCACCAACTCTGGTTGAAGATGCGGGATGACTTCTTCGGATTCTTCCGCTCTTACAAGTTCTGGCCGTGCAGCCATCTGTGGTATTACATGAGTACGAGCCTGCCCAAATTCAGCTTCCCTGTTCTTTTTCTGCTCGTCAAATGTAGGCATCATTCTAACGTTCGATGATACCTGCTCTGACGCAAACAAATCTCCAATTCCAGGCACACTTTCTTGTGTTACTCTTTCTGGCGTTCCCCCTTCAGCATATCTTGCAGCCGCACGTGCTGTTTCTTCTTGAGTATTTTTCTTTTCGGCTGCGTCCTTAATCAATTTTTCAAGATCCGCAACTCTTTCTTCCAATTGTTTTATTACCAATTTGGCATTAGCAACCGGAGAATTAAAAAGACCTTCTCCAGCTTCTACATCGGCATCTGGTTGTTTAGACACAGACTCCAGATTTTTTTTAGCTTCTTCTAATTCTTCTTTTTTCTTACGTAGATTTGCTTTTTGTGAGTCATCAAATCGTTCGTCGGCCTGTTTTTTATCCCACGCACGTCCTTGTCCTTTGGACTGTTGACTTAATTCATTGGCAATATCGTCAAACTCCCGTGGCGGTCTATCGTAATTCCAAGGTGCTTCTTCGGGTTCAACTGGCGTAGGCGAAGTAACATCAGGCGGAAGGTTCTGCTTGAAATCATAATTATGTTCTTCAGCCTTAGTTATGGGTGGTGGAGCATTGTATTGTTCAGGCGAAAACAAAAATTTTGATTCATTGTCATATTCATCTTGTGTGATCTGTCCTTTTTGCAAAAGATCATCCAAGCTTTTTTGACGCACTCCTGGTGGTTGTTTAAGAAGTGCATCATGAACACTTTTTATATCATGTTTTGGATTTTGTGGGGCTTCATTTGGAGTTTCTGGGCGGGGAATTTGCTCCTGAACATTTCCGAATTTTAATTTTTCTGCTCGCTTTTTCTTCGCTTTTTCTTTGAAATGTTTGAAGACTTCCAACGTGGCCTTTGTCAGCAAACCCATCATTGGAGAGTCACCTAAAATTCCGGTGATGATACTGGCGGCATTGATACCTTCTTCTTCTAACAAACCTCCCATTTTACCAAGTATAGTTTTTCTTTTTCTCGATTCATCAATAACTGCTTTCTGTAGGTTTATTGTTGATTCAGTAAGTTTTTTGCCTTTCTCTCCAAGATCGGCAATTTTAATTCCCTCTAAAGTTTCGTCAAGTTCCTTTATAGTATTTTCTAATTCATCGCTAGATTCCGATTGAAATCTACCGGCAACCTGATTTAAATTTTCTCCAATTTTTCTAGAAGTAAGATGCTTTCCAATGGACTTTTTCTGATTTTCTTTAATTTGTTTGTTTACTTCCACATCAAGTTTTTTGATTACCTTGCCTGCGGCATCTTCATCTTTTAAAGACTGCTCAAAATCTTTGTTTGATGACGACGATCTTGTTCTGCCTTGAGATGAAAAAGACGCACGCTTGCCGGTTCCCGTGGATGAACCTGCATTTGAATTGCCACCAGTTTGACTTTGAGCATCTTTAAGAATATCTGCAATTTCTTCGTGTGCAGCGGTAATAGAATCCACAACAGAATTTTTAATTTCCTGTTTCAAACGCTTCGCAAGGTCGTCAATCAATCCTTCTTTGTCAACCAAAGCCATCGTGCTTACATCAACTGTTTTTTTTGGATCAAATGACATTTAACTTTACTCGTTCAAAAGTTGTGCTACTTTTTGAATAGCTTTTTTTGATTCTACTTTTTTAACTTCAAGAGCTTCTTCTGATTCTACTTTTTGAACACCAACATCTTTTTGAACTTCAAGAGTTAAGGCTTCATGCTGCAAGTGTGTTACATCAGAAACGGGAACACCAGAATGACGGAAGTTCATAAATGTCTTCGACGCATCACGTGTCCATTCCCACAACCACTCTGGAAATTCTCTCCAATGCGGTAGTTTTTCCGGCATCGTAATAACGATTGCTGACAGCAAAAGCCCCAATATCAATTGGTTGCTTTTGATCCAACTCAGAACATCACTTGATTGGATCGGCATCGGCATAACTTACCCTCCATTAAAGTATTTAGTCCGAAGTTCCTTAATGTTGTTTGTTTGCTTTGTTTCTGTTCTCTGTTGCGATGCGTTCGTTCTCGACTTCAATATATTCCGTCACAAGTTTCACATAAACATCCCGTTCCCATGGCATTAGCATTTCTATCTCAGTCAATGAGTAATGATGATGAAATGAAAGGTTAAAGTTTATAAGAAACATCATACTCAGGGAAGTGTGACCGAGACCTAGACGAAAAAACTTGCCAGACCTTCAATGTGAATAGTTTCTTGATAGTCACATTTTGGGCAATGAAATAAAGCATCGTGCGCTAAGACCGGCATCGTATCGAAAAATTCTTGAATTTTTAGAAATTGAATTTGTGTCAATTTCTCGATCCATTCAGAAATTTCTTTGGTAGTAAAGTTGGTATAAACTGATGTACTATCAAATACTGACTCAATACATGTCGCCACCTGTTGGAGAATTTCTGTGATGCCTTTGTCTTTACCCTTAAAATTCTCTGTCTTTAAATTTGGGTATCGCATATTGACACCCATCGTTTCCGTCAGAAAAATTTGCTTTTTGTGGTTTGGATTGAATTGCACTTTGATTTCGTCAAAGTTAATTTTCAATTTGACAATATTATCACAAGAACCTAGAGAACCTTCATTTTTAGCAACTTGATTGTGACATTTGTATGCGAGTTCAATAACTTCATTGATTGAACGTGCTCGAAGTTGTAAGAAAATGTACTCTAGATCGAAATTGGCAAGTGTCTCTACCTTTAGCGGCCCGATGGCGCACGCCATGACTACTTGGATGACAGCATCAAGCATAGCCTTTTCGTCATTGGCTTCGAGTGCGATCAACAGAATTTTTTCTTCTTTGACCAGAAATGGTCTAAAGGTTACTATTTGCTGAGTGGAAGGAATGGTCACCGGAAAAGTCGGCACCATCTTTTCTAAATTTGGAAGGGGCATGTCTTTATATAGTCAGTATAAAGAACGTGGTTATGTATTACAGTGGTGGCGGCGGTGGCCTGAGTGAAACAGTATCCTGAAAAGCAGCTTGATTGCCACGAATCGAAGTGCCTGTAGTAGACCCCTTTCCAAGATATGGAACGGCGAACTTATATGAAAATGTGACCGAAACTTTCTGAATACTGTTGTTCGTGTCATAACCAATATCTTGAACATTGATGGCAATTGGGAAAGCATCAATCAATTTGGTATAGTAGTTACAATAAACTGTGTAGTTGGCCCCGGCTGCTGTAAGATCCACATTTTGATATTCCGCAGATTCCTTGTATTGCAAAATTTCAATTTCTGCGGCATACTCATTTTTGTAATTAAAGTCGTTGCTGATTGGGTCCATAACCAAATACATCCAAGCATCGAAGAAATAGCGTTCCAACATGTCCGATCCGCACATGAATGTCATAGTGGTATCTTGATATTCCGGCATATGTGGAATCTTGAACGTTGGCCCATAATGACGAACAGTCTCAAGTTGAAATTGATACGACGGTAATTCGCTTTTTTCACAGAAAGCAGTAAGTCGAAGCGCCTGAGCATTTAAATCGGCATCAAAAAAATCCGTCATCCAGTCCGATGTATTGATGGGTTTGTCCAGTGTTTTGTACGCTACTGTAATAGCTTTGAAAATTGCAGTTGAATTTTTGCCAAGCAGTTCTGCCGGAATCAACACATCATATCGATTTTGTTTTGCAAATCCTTGGGCAGCGGACACCTGTGCTAGAAATTGGTTGACATTTAATGACATGTTGAACCTCTCAATAAGCATTGAAACCCATGAATCAATTTAGAACGTCTAATGAATTCCTCGGTTGTTAATGGTTTTGGACCTTTCATAATTATTTTCTTCTGAACCGCTTCAAATATTCAATTTTGGCTCTGCTTTTCTCCCAAACAGTTTCCCGTCGTTCTTTCTGAAATTGAGAAACAGGAAGAAAAAGTGCGATTTCCCAATCGATAGCGTCTATAGGCAATAACTCACTCTTTACATATGACGCCAAATACCGTTTAATTGTAGGCCGCACTTCTGGAAACTTGGCTACACTTTTCAACAAACCATAAGATAATCTCAATTTTGTAATCTTGTCTAATGATTTATCATTCGCATATTGGAGTAGTTTATCAAACAACTTCATCCGAAGACGATAATCCAAATAATGTAAGTTTAACCCAAGCCAACCATCATTGTATAACTCTATGCAGATCACTAAGGGAAATTTATCCCAATATGGCAAAACATCCTTAGTCTTCGCATTGTAAAAGTACATAAACATCTTGCCGATCATGGCTTCCGCAACGGTCTCGCCTTCTTGCAATAATTTCTTTCGGTTTATTTGGCTTTTACTCAGTGTTGTCACTTCATCGGTGAGCCAATTGCGTGCGCCACGAGATAACGATTTGATTCCATATCGACGCAATTTAAAACGAATTTTTTCAAAGAATGTGAGATTTGTTGGGTCTTTCGGTGGTACCCATGCACCTGCTTTAACATCATTTTTTGTATCTTTTCCAAGTTTTTGTTCTTCTTTTTCTTTTGGTGTTGCAATCCGGCTGGTTTGAGATTTTGCCGGTCCTTGCCCCTTCTGTTCCGATTTTACAATAGTTTGTGGACTAGCTTTTCTGCCTTCCATTTGCCCCTTAATGATACGCTGCATTTCAGCAACATCAAGAGGCTTGTCCGGGTCAGCACCTTCTATGTATTTTTCTAAGATCGCCCTCACATCACGTTCATCAACCGGGCCAACCTTCTGTAATTCGTCCCGAATCATCTTTTGTAATTCGGTTGGTGGAATGTATTCAAGCGGCCTGCCCGATGAAAAATATTGTTGAACCGCCTTTCGGATTTGTAGAATTGACTTATTTGGAGTAAGTTTTGATGTTCTAATGATAAGATCTACTTCATCATCACTGATTTTATGTTTGAGTTGTCTGGCGTTGCTTTGAATCTGATGTTTCAAGTCTTCTAAGGCTGCATGATCGACTTGTTTTTTGGCTTCTTGAATTATAACTTGGTCATCAATTTTAGATTTTTTAACCAGTTGAGAAATAACAGTATGAACATCTTGTTGATCTAATTGGCGCTCCGGCGATGCCTTTCTGATAGCGTTTTCAATCAATTCTCTAATGTTGGGAATAGTCTTAGATTCGACATCATGAATATATTTGGCGGCAATTCGTTTTATTTCCGATTCATCTAAATTTCGTATTGGCATTAGAGTGCGTGTTTCTCAGTAAGGATCATCCAGTCCCAATCGTTCTTTTTGCAAAGCTTTTGTGCTGCTTCCCATTTTGCAGAATTTATAATCCAATCGTAGCATTCCCGCATATAGCGCTTAGTCCGCTTCTTTGGAACCTTGGGTGGTACCGTAGCAGTTGACCATTTCGACTCAAGTAAAGTAGTTCGAATTATTCCATCTTTGTGTTTAAGCGTGGCCTTGAAATCAACAAAATATCGATGAATCTTGCCATCAGTTGGCTTGATATAAGGAATGGTTAACTCTTCCGACGACCATTTCAAAACATCAGGGTGATTGTCCAAGTACTTCATAATCCTCAATTCTAGTTTTGAGCGATATATGATTTTATCCACTCTACCTTCATACTTAGCCGGATTTTTTGGATTAAAAAATCCCTTCCTGGTTCCATGCCAGCGTGGACGATTTTTCTTTTCGGAGATTTCTTGAACTTGCTCTTGAGTATTCACATTTGTATTTAGGGAACTAAATAATAAGTACGATGCCAGACACACAGACGCCCGGTCAAACTCAAGGTATAAGCCAACCATTAGGCGACCTTGACACTAATAAGTATGCTTATGCCAATTTTATATACCCATTGGACTTAGGCGCATCCGTCGCAGGAAAAGATCATTACATTGTTTTTCATATTAACGAATCTTATAATACACAATATACTACCAGCGGTCCAGGTGTTGGTCCAAATGGTTCGTTTGTAGGCCCTTCGCAGAATAGACCAATGTCACAACTTGGTCCAGAATGGAATCAATCCGCCATTAATATAAACACTATGACAAATGAATGGAATGCGGACGGAACACCGAAAGATCCAAATGGAGATCCGAATGGAAATTCAACAAACGGCAAAAATGGAAACTCAGCAAATCAAAGTGTCATAGCACAAATGCACAGACCAACCAATCGTGTGGCAACCACCATTGTTTTGTATATGCCGCCAGAAATTACAGCTTCTTACGCAGCAAATTGGTCAGAGACAGAACTTGGCATGGCAAAAGAAACTGTTGATTTAATCAAGGGCGGATCTTTAAAAGACTTATTCACATCAGGCGGTATGTCTGCAATTAAGCATGTTGGTGATTGGGCAAATAGCTTCACTGATATGAATTTAAAAGATGCGGCTAGTCTCGCTAGTCGATTAGTCATCAACAATCACCAAGAAGTAATCTTCAATGGAATTACATTTCGGACATTCACTTTTAATTTTCGGTTTACTCCAGAGAGCGAAGACGAAGCTGTTAATGTAGACAACATTATTCGAGCATTCAAATTCTACGCTGCACCAGAAATCATGCAAGGTTGGGCTGGTCGTTTCTGGATTTATCCGGCTGAGTTTGACATCCAATATTATTCAAATGGAAAACCAAATGATTTTTTGAACAAGATCAGCACATGCGCCTGTACAAACGTTTCTGTAAATTACACTCCAGTTGGACACTTCGCTGCATTTAGACCTTCACAAAGATTACAAGGTGCGCCTAGCGTTTGCACTGATATCTCCCTTAGTTTCATGGAGTTAGAGCTTATGACAAAAATTCGTGTGCAACAAGGATATGCTTTCGTTCCATTTTGGTGGCTCTTACCGTTTTTACATCCTATTATCTTTAAGTTGCATGAATTATTTGGATTCTTGACAAATTACAAACCCATGCCATCATATATAGAGTCATGGTCTATTCTTGCTATCTTATCACTAATCATGTTAATGGGAAAAAGTATGTGGGATTTGCTACCGATCCACAACAACGCTGGCGGGAACACCGCCGTGATGCCGCTCATAAGCGGGGTTATGCGGTCCATGAAGCAATTCGGAAACATGGTGTTGAAAATTTTTCATTTGAAATAATCTGTTGTGGAAAAAATAAACTCGACATGTTAAAATATGTCGAACCTGAATTGATTCGACAACACAAGAGTCATGTAACTGAACATGGTTATAATCTCAAACGAGAATTAACAGGTGCCAATTGGAATTCCGCTTATGGAATTAAAGATGGTCGTTTCCGCCCTAAAACCAAAGAAGAAAAGAAACTCATCTCAGAACATACAAAAGAGAGAATGTCCGATCCTGAAGTTCGTCATACAATAAGCGAAGGTGTTAGAGCATATTACACTAACGGCGGTATTGCTCCAATGAAAGGCAAACACCACACAGTCGAAGCCAAACGCAAAATGTCTGAAACCACAAAAGCAATGGTAACCGACGAGCAGCGAGAACAATGTCGTCAAATGTCAATAGACCAATGGACGGATAATAGACAAAAAATGTTAGATCGACTTCGTAACATGTCCGAAGAAACCCGACAAAAAATGTCAGTTGCTAAAAAAGGATTACCTTCTTGGAACACCGGAAAGCCAAATACATGGACGGCAGAGCATCGAAGTATAACATACATTGTGACCACTCCAAACGGAGAAGAACTAACAGTCACTAATCTTTCAGCATTTGCACGAGACCACAATTTGAGTCAAGGCACACTTCGTATGACCGCAATAGGACAACGACAATCTCACAAAGGATTTAAATGCCGATTTGCAACGGACATACATGGAAAAAGCGTTTCTAAAGAAACCAAACAAAAACTAGCAGCATCAGTTAGCGCATCATGGACACCAAAGCGGCGTCAAGAATTGGCTAACCAAAAAACCAATACTCACTTATCAAAAGAGACAAAACAAAAAATTAGTCAAGCCACTCGTAAATTTACTTATACTGTGACACTTCCAACAGGAGAAGAACAAAGTATTGTTAATCTCAAAGAATTCTGTGAATTTCATAAAATGGATGAAGCAACAGCAAGAATTGCAATGAAACAAAACCGATCAACAAAACGTGGATACCGTTTTGAAAAGGTAATGGTTAATGAGTGAAATAAAATCAAATAAAATCACCAAACCACTGTGTATGTAAATACAATCATGACTTTCAAAGCATTCATCAAGGAAGACGACGAAAAACCAAATCCCGTTCCTGACCCAATAAAGAAAGTCAGAAAACCCAGAACGCCAAAATGCAATATGTGTCGTGGAACTGGAAATGTTCACATCGACATTAAAGGAACCAGTAAAGTTTTCGACCTTCCGTGCTGGCAATGCGAAGCGGGGAAAAAGTCAACAAATCAAAGCGTTGCATCTCAAAGAGACGCACTTTGGGCTGGAAAAACCAACACTCCAGCTTGATCTAGTCGTAAAAAATTCAAACATGGCATTCAAGCCCTTCAGTACATGCATCCATTATATTCATCTTCCAGTTCGTCGCCCTGCTTCTTAATCGCTTGTAGGGCTTCCTTGACGCTGGAATAGGTATCGTAGCCGTCCGCTGGACACGCTGCGATGGCACGGTCATTGTCCCAAGAACCACGGGTTAAATCGAGACCACCAAATTCTTCATTACTACACCAACCCTTTTTAAAGGTTTCTGCGTGCTCCACTTTCATCTTCGCCACTTGCGAAGCCGGTACAAGTTGGTCAATCCAGGACGATTCATCACGCATTCCGGCTGACCCATATCGTCTGAACAAATCCAGTCGAATGTCTCCTGGTCTAGATATCGCCACCGCCTTCAAGAAGTACTATGTAAACTTTTTTATTCATCGTAGGTTCCATTTCTTTGTAATTTCTGCTATGACTTTATCTGGCTCTGTAGTGTAAACCCAAATGATTTGGACTGCGTTGATACCACGGACTTGCATTTTTAAGCAGCCAGTCGTATTTGTGAATTTAAGATGGCGTTGTGATGGACGAATTGGCTTAATAAAACCGAGAGCGATTTTACTGACATATTGACATACCTTCGCCGCTTCAATGGCGATTACAGCGTCCGGGATTACCGTGCTGTGTTTGCCGTTGAACTTTTCGCCTGCCAACAGACCTTTGATATGGTTGCCCATTAAGAGTATTATAGCATGGTGTGGGACTTGAAACAAATGGTGTATAAATACCGTTAGAGGATTTCAAGTATGACACATAGCGAAGCTGGTCGATTAGGAGCATGGAAAATCAATCCGCTCCAAAAGCAACGAGCATTAGAAAAATATTATGCCAATCCAAATATTTGTCGTCAATGTAATCAAATAATTAAAATCAAAGACGGTAAACATGCAATTGCCGATACAAGACAAAAAAAATTTTGTAATCAGTCGTGCGCTGCCAGTTTCTCAAACAAGCATCGTGTACGAAATAATTGGAGCGAAATTCAAAAAGAAATCGCATCAAAAAAATATTATGCTGCCAATCCAAAAAGTCAAATTCAAAAAGAAAAATTTTCAAATCGTCGGAAAAATGAACAAAAACTTTGTGTTGTTTGTAATCTTCCAATTAACCCTTGGGCAAAAATGTATTGCAGCACTAAATGTCATTTAAGTACAGTAAGAATAAATGAAAAAATCTTAGAAAAATATGCAGAAGTACATTCCAAATATTTAAAAAGAGCAATGATAATTCTTGGAGTTTCCTATACATGTTCATCTTGTGGTGTCGGAGCAGAATGGAATCATCAAATATTAATATTGCAAGTTGACCACAAAGACGGAAACTGCCGCAATAACAGACTTGAAAATTTAAGATTTCTTTGCCCCAATTGTCACTCGCAAACATCTACATTTGGATCTCGTAATATGGGAAACGGAAGATTAAGTAGAAGAAAGAAGATGGAGCGCCGTGAGGGATTTGAACCCCCGAAATTTCAGGGTTGCGGCCTGATGTCTTAGACCAAACTTGACGAACGGCGCTTATTTACGGGTCAATCTCGAACCCGGCATCACACTTTGCTACAACAATATTCCACGATAATATCTATCATTGCACAATTCTGCATTTTTGTCAAGCTCCATTTTGACTTGGATGTTTAGCGGCAACTGACTTTGTAAACGTTCGTGGTTTGAATTCGCAACGAAAGCCGATTTGAAATTCATTGGTCCAATCACATGAACGCAAACCAGATCGCCTCGATGCGGCCAAGAAAAATTGCGCCAAAATGTGAATTTAACTTTCACGTCCATACAGCTTAGGATAGCAAACTTTCATCGAGAACGCAACAGGTATATAAATTCAATTTGACATTTTTTCTGGATATGGTATGCTTAAATAAATGTCAGATTTTATTCGATTCACAAAAAACGGTCTCGTTGCATTCGATTGGGATGGTGAAAAACAAGAATACGTTCCCGATCCGAATCCGCACCCAACTGGCAACATCATCAACCTCCGCACCCGTGTCGAAATTGAACCCGACGTAACCCTTGGTGATGTTTTTAACGCTGTTGAAGCGGATGTTCCGCTCATGAATTTCATCGCACTTTATTCCTGGTGCGCTCCGATCCATGAATTTCATGCCGCAGCAAAAATTCCACGTGAACCATTTATTGAAGCCAGCGAATTTGTCCTAGACGAATATTGCACATTGGTTCCAGTGCATGAAGGTGAAGAAGATCCCATTGTGGAAGTGGTTGTGAAAGCCTTCGGAGAGTTTCACAAAAATTGGTGGCTTGTCTTTGCGAGTTTTGAAGGCATCTGGTGGCACTTCAGTGGTACAGCAAAGAGCGGACAGAGCTATGGAATCTCTTACACACCAATGAACGAACTTGTCAATGCGACAGTAAAAATTGATCCTCTTATTCAGTTTGATTCAAACTTTAACAAAATGGATGACATACTGCCGCCAGCGACTATTACCTGTTCACTATTGGAATTTCTAGATTGCATCTACTACGACATTTCGTTTCACGGTGGACCGAAAGAGAACAAAGCATTCATCGAAGAACTAACTGGCATGGCCGATGATATCAAAAGTGGTAAAGCTAAAACTGTGCCGTTTGATTTCAAAAAGTTTGGCTTGGATGAAGATGAGGTAGCTCAGTGAGAATGATCTATAAAATAAGACCACATTTTACACTAAACGGTGCGGGACAATGCACTGCTGAGACTGATGAAGAGTTGTTAGTGTGTATAAAAAATGCGATGAGCCTGTCGCCTACATGGACAATTACAGTTGAAGGAAGTTTTACTGACAATTCTCCAGACCAGAAAAAATAGACGGCGGCGTAGGTTGCTGCTTCACCTTTTTCTCTTCTTGGAATTGTTCTAAAGCGACCTTGGCAGTTTGACAACCTTTGCCCATTGCAACTTTTATACCAAGATGCTTTGATTTATTGTAGGCACGTTCGTATTCTTCGTGAACGTATTTTTGTTGCTCTGGCGTCAGCTTATCGAAGCCGGGAAGCTGTGCGTAATCTTGACTTTCTTCATAACCAAATATCATAGGGGTATTTAGATGGAACAACAAAGAGCCGAAACTGGTGTGCTTGAATTTGAAGGAGATTGGCCGGGCGTGTTTATAAGAGGTGACAATGCCTTTGCCTTTGTGATGGCACTTCGGGTAGTCTTGAAAAACTCATCCGCCGATCCAATGTCAAAAATAATCGTTCAAGGTTTATTAGATTTGCTCGAAAATTCGGATGTCAGAAACAATCCACCTTCGCAAAAAGCAAAGTGGTGTCCTATTGAATAATTTTATGAGATTTACGATAATCAATAATTTTGGTTCCTTTGAGTACATGACACATCACTTCCGGCACGGCTTCCCTTCATAAAATTTCGATGATAAATTATCGTCAGACATTGCGCTCTCCAAAGTGCTTTGTTTAGGCTGTATGCGAACTAGACATTCACATGCAGCCGTTTCTATTTAGCACGAAAATTGTGATATAATGAAATTATGCTAACAGAACGTGAAAAATATTTATTGAATGCGGTCGAAAAATTCAGACCACTATTTGAACGCAACAAACTGCATATTCCTGAAATCAAGGTATCTTGTGGATTTCCTTCAACAAATCCTAAAAAAACACTTGGACAATGTTTCAGTTCTACATGTTGCGCTGACGGAAGCCGACAGATTTTCATTTCTCCTATTATTAAAAGCACAGTCGAAACACTTGGTGTCCTCGCCCACGAATTACTTCATTCCGCCCTCGATGATTCAGCCAAGCATGGTCCACAATTCAAAGAAGCCATGATTAGCGTTGGGCTGGAAGGAAAAGCCATTCATGCCATGCCCGGTGACGAATTGCTTGCCTTCTGTGAGAAGATGGCCGAAGAATTGGGCGACTATCCCAACTCACCATTGAAGATCCCGGAAAAGACTCAAAAAGAACGAGCAACTGGTAAGAAGAGCTTCAAACTTCATTGTTCCAAATTTCGTGATGGTGATAAATCTTGCCGTCTCATCGAAGTCGCAAAAGCCGGTGATTACACAGTTACCGCCTCACGCAAGAGTCTGAAACTTGGGTTTCCTTTATGTCCAGGATGCGACACTTCTATGGAAATGGAAGATGAAGATTTTGAACTATATAAATTAGGTGCCGACTAACATGAATTTACCTCCTGGAATAACCATAACAGCCGTAACAGAAGAGCTTCGTAAAGTAGCTGCGAAAGCTGTTATGGAAGTGATTGGAGAAATCTTGATTCGCATCAGTAGTAATGAATCTGGACGTATCATGGAGACGGTTGTCCAATTGCTTCCTGATGATGCATTCAATACATTGGCAACCCTTGTCATCGGTCATGAAAGTGATGAAATTGCACGGAATCTTATTTTTGAACTTGTGTTCCGTGTTGCCAACAAACTTGGTCTTGAATTCGAAGCAACAGATCCAATCTCCGAAGCCGCAAGCAGTACGCTTGTTATCATCAATTGTGAAAATTTACGGCGTAAAGGACATATGGAATATCTTGCGCCAGATAATGTGTTTACTTCTCATCCAAAACATCCTGGTTACAACAAACTTACGGACAGCGGTAAACAAATTTTGTACAAAGAAATATTGGATACACAACCAAAACCGAAATTTCTAATGTAGTAACACATGATTGACCTTGAAGAAATGCTGGAGCTTTGCAGAACCGAAGCGCCAGAATCGAAAGCAACGCCACAATTTGAATTTTCGTATCCACCAATAACATTTACTGGCACATACATTCCAACAAATTATATTCCAGTAGAATATGTTATGCCAGTGCAGATGATAGAGACAGGCGGCATGAACGGCATGGTTCTCCATTGCTGTAGTTGTTTTTATCCCTTGACATTTGTTGATGGAAATTGTTGGTGCGAGCATTGCAAGATCGCACCATCATCTAAAGATATGTTTCTTGCAAGACCGAAAGTACGAAGCACCACCGAAAGTCAGGTCTGTCCTTGGTGTGGAAAAAAGAACGGTGCCAAGCCTCCAAACGATTGTCACTGTGGAGCAAGATAAAATGAGCACATGCCAACTTTGTGAACGAGAGAAATGCAAAACCACCGGACATCATTTGATCCCACGGATGCGACATAATAGAAAAATAAAGCGTGAAACCACGTCCGAAGAACGCAATACCAAGACGCCACTCTGCCGCCCGTGCCACGATCAAATGCACGCCCTGTTCACTGAAAAAGAATTGGAACGAGATTACAATACCATCGAAAAATTGAAGGCTCACCCGGATGTTCAAAAATGGATTGCATGGATTAAAACGAAGAATTTCGGTAGGTAAGTCTTTATTTTTGTTCATTTTATCTTCTTCTTGACATTAATGTATGTATCGTGCTAACATGGTTTTATGAGCACACGATCTACAACGCATTTTATCGACTCCAGCAACATCGATCCAAAAACTGGTAAAGCATATGTTGGAGCCATTGCCTACAGGCATTCAGATGGTTACCCTTCTGGTAATGGTCGAGACCTCTGGCATTTCATCACTCTCTGCAAAAAGCTGAAGGACAGTCGCCTCTACGATTCGTCATATTTGGCAGCGAAGTTTGTAGTCTATTTGGCGGAAGAGTTTGCCACCGATTACATGTTTCAATCGCCGGATGGCAAGCTCCACAAACACTTTACAGAGGGTTATAAAAGCATCACTGTCCCACGCAAGAATCGTCTGGAGTTCATCTCTGTTGGCATCATGATGTCCGATCCGTGGGACATTGAATACCGCTACACCGTCGATTGCGGCAAAATCGATCCGAAGACAAAGCGGCCCGAAGTTCGCTGCTTCAAGGTTTCCATTGGCGACGACGGCAATGATAAGACCTGTGAAGAAGTGCCAATACCCGGTTTCACAAAGGTTCCAACTACTCAGATTGCGAAGAAGTAAATATCATGGTGCGCCGAAAACACAGAACGCATTGGCACAAAAATCTGCTAAGGATTTTTGCGCTGACTGCAATACCGATTGTTTCGTTAGCCGTTGTTTTTCTGTGCGCTCCGCAGCACGAAGCGTCTCAAAAGATTTTATGGGCAACTAAGACTACTTCAATGACCGATCCGGTTTCACCAAAGATCTATCCATACTCTATTGTACCCGGTGGAGTCCACAGTGCCAAAGACGCATCGCAGAAAGTTTCAGATCCGGTTGTCCGGGCGCATTATGCGGGAATTAATATTCGGCAATTGAAGCCCTTCGCCAATAAAGAAGACACCAAGGCTTACATCTCGTATCGTATCGGTGACAAGGTATTCTGGACAAAAAGATTACTTCTAGTCAAAGCTGGTGAGCAACTTTTATCCGATGGAAGAAATACCGTGCGTGCTCGTTGCGGCAATCGTGTTTCCAAAACACCTGAAGAGCCAACTCAGCCAAATGAACCAACCGAACAAGAGTTTGATCTTCCTCCAACGGAAACCGTTGACGTATCGCCTCCCGGTATTCCGGTTCCGATTGAAATGGTGCCATCTCAAACACCTGGATCATTACAACCTGACATATTTTCTCCGTTTATTGTCTTAACGGGCAGTATTGGTCCTGGTCCTGGTCCGATTTGGTCGTTTCCTCCGTTACTAATGTTACCAGTTGGGCCACCGTTCATTGTCAATCCGATACCTCCGTTCGTTCCATTTCCGCCAATTGGTCCAGTGACACCGACGACACCGCCACCTGTGACTCCACCAGTACCACCAATGCCACCAGTGCCACCAACGCCACCAACGCCACCAACACCACCAGTGCCACCTGTGACGCCACCTGTAACGCCGCCAGCACCACCAACGCCACCTGTGACGCCACCAGTGCCACCAACGCCACCTGTGACGCCACCAGTGCCACCAACGCCACCTGTGCCGCCAGCACCACCAACGCCACCTGTGACGCCGCCAGTGCCACCAACGCCACCTGTGCCGCCACCAGTGCCACCAACGCCACCTGTGCCGCCAGCACCACCAACGCCACCTGTGACGCCACCCGTGACACCGCCGTGCTGTGAACTTCCGCCACCGCCATTGTGTTGCGACATAACGCCACCAACACCGCCAACAATTACACCCGAACCGAATTCAATTTGGTTACTTGGCGCAGGGCTTATACTTGTAATTCTGAAAAAGAAAAAAGGATCGAAACCATGAGTAAAATGGACACAACAACACAGTGGGAAAAAATGCTCGTGAGTGCAGCGACCGCAATATACCTTCGTGGCGAATACGAACTGTGGTCCCGGCTGTACCATGGCGAACATAAGTTTCTTGTAGTTCCAACTGGAAAATTGCCGCCGAACGACATAGATGACGGGCTTCCATTATGGATTTTGAAATTGAGTGGCGCAGCGGGCGAATATAATTCCATTGCTTCCGCACTTGACGCAAAAGGATTGCTCACTTGGAAAGCAGACGAACTATGAAACTCACAATCAAAGACCGTGTTGACCTTTACACTGACGATGGAGAGTATCTTTTTTCCGTCATGAAAGGCTGTGATGAGAAATGGCGACGGTGTGCAATGTATCGAGATTCAGGCGCTACAGAGCGCATTGGCAACATCGAAATGGTCACACCGGATTATCAAAACAACAATCGGATGAACTTGACGCCGAACGCTGGCTGCGTGACGCTTTAGAGGAGAAATAATGTTTAAAAACCCTGTTCAAGATGTGGATCGAAATCCGTTGCCTGGGATGGATTGAAAAAAAGAAAAGATGGCAAATTCCAGCCGAAAAAATATTGTTGCGGTCTTTGCCGCCTTCCTCGTTGGCGAGACCATAAAGATTAAAGAACCTTTTGGCATGTATAACCTTTGTGGTGCGGCACTTTGCCTTTGGCAACAGTTGACATATTTCCTCTATTCAATCCATGTTGTCTACAAAATACAGCCATGTTAAATATTTCTTCAATATGTCCGTCTGGATAAGTAACCATCCATCGTTGTGCCGCTCTTGGTACACCAATCGAGCTTTGCCCAATCTTTTTTCTTGTTTCTTCCGAAAGATGTTTTCCTTTACACCAAGGTACTTGTCCTTTATGCGACAACGAAAGATTTTGTATATGTGTATCTGAAAACACAATACCTTTTTTACCTTCAGACATATGGCGTCGATGTTCTTCTGTAAACTGTTTCCCTTTTAGTCCATTTGGTCGGCCTTTCTTTGCTCGTGAAATAGCCAACCCTCGGGCTTTTTCATCACCCTTTACAAAATGCATTCGTTCGCCGCCACGAGATATGTTATACCCATTTTGAGATACCAGACTTTGATATTGATCAATAAGAGCCGGTTCAACATGCTCCAACATTATTCGTTTATCTTTACCACCACATATCACTTCAAATTCAAAAGCATCCCAACCATGCTTTCGAATGGCAGCATGAAAAATATAACCCTTGCCTTTTTCAGCAATATATTTGTGATCACGCCATCTTGTATGTGGATCGGCGGCAAACCCAATGTAAACTTTCCCATTGTGTTTATTCGTCGCCTTGTAACAATAATAAATTTTGCTTGTTTCTTTCATGCAAGTATTTATACAAGGCGTCGGTTTTGTTTAGGTGATATTTGTAATTTCTTTATTTTCAAGAAGTTCCCAAGGAAATGCAGGTCCCGCATCGGTTTTATCACTTCTCATATTTTGATGTGACGCCACACCTTTCCAAGTATCATAGAAATCCATATCGAACACAGTCAATTTTTCAGCAGGCGGCAACACAATTGGAATGTTGAAATCATTTGAAATCTTCTTTACTAATTCAACAATGGCTACTTTCTGAACCTCCGGGAATGCAGCGAAGTAATCAAATCCACGATAAGTTGCTTTGACATATCTGTCCGTCTCACTCAACATGCAAAATTTTTGCTTGTAGTTGTTCGGCCAGGAGCAAAGCATGTCACCTATCAGTTTCAACGGACCCATGTTGACGGTCTCGATTGCTACACTGCGCTTATCGTGTTTGTGATTTTGAGCCTTTGGTCCGGTGCAGCCCAAGTTGTAGGCCCAAAATTTATCATCAAATATTTGATAAATTGTGCCATCCGTATCGATTATATAGGGTGTGCCGATTTGAATGCTCTGTTGCATCCAACCGTTGAAAGCTCCTTCAACTGTAGATCCAGCAGTGAAGTGTAAAATAATAAGCGTTTTCTCATAAGTATCTTTAAAAATTTTATTATCTGGTAGTCGATATGTCTTTGCATCTATGTTCATAATACCCTTCCTTGACACTTGATCATACCAATATTTAGGCACAAAATTCAAAGAGCCGAAACCCGGTAGCGAAGGAGGTTTCGGCTCTATTCATTTTTAAACAAGCATCAATTTTAACTTTTCTCAAATATTTGAGAAACTTTTTCAAAGCATATATGGTATGCTCCTAATCTTCCCTGTTGGTAAGCACCATTTCATCCGGCAACATTAGAACACCCATAAAAAGCCGATGAACTGGCGTGGACGTTTCTAAAATCCAAACAGCGATGAACCACGAAACGGCCAACCACGAGTCCATCACTCTGCTTTCATTTTTATCATGAATCGATGAAAGCGTCAAATATTTAGTGCTTGACATTGATACATCAACCGTGCTATCCTAAAAATTGATGAAGACGCTTACGCACGAAGAGTACATCGCTTGGCAGACGATCTACACCATGACCGACTCCCAAAAAGAAGAGGTCGATACCATCTGTACATCGTTGATAAACTTGGGAATGAGCAGCGAAACCGCCAGAGTTCAAGCCCTTTGCTGCTTTCGTGTTGTGGTGTACGAAAGAGTCGCTAAACTCGAAAAGGAATTCCCCGCATGACACTCAAGGAACATGTTTTATCTGATATGCGCCAGACGATGGTCCACAACTCAGGCGGCGAAAAGCTTATTGAAATCGGTCCATGGAGCGTCATGCGCCTGATGCCCGATGGCAGCGCCATCCTTTATAGGAATCCTCTTGGCACTGTTCAATCGTTAGCGCTTTCACGACATGATTTGGAAGTCATCAAAAGTATCGCTCTTCCGGTTCGCATGTTCACTCCCGGCCCGGATTCGGAAAAAGACGTTCACACAGAGCACTGCTGCGTAATTCATGGCTGCAAATATGGCGATGATAGAGGCTACGACAACAATACTTGCCCGGTCACCACAAAAAAGAAAAAGCAATCCTTTGCATGTGAATCGTGCTACGCCGATGCCGAAGGTTGGGACGGGACACCGGAACCGGATTTTAACAATGGTATGGGTGAATAAACAGGAAGATTTGATTTGAAATGAATACACTCAACATTATCATGTGGACTGTGATTGACACGTGGATCACCGCTGTGTGACGATTGCGAACACACCACATTTGATGATGGTACAAACGGCGGCATCGGATTCAATTCACAAAGACCGCCAGCCGGGATGAAATCTCATTGCAAAAAAACAGAGCAGATTTTCAAACCCTGGTACGAAAGGGATTTTCCGCCAGTATGATTTTACGCTCTTACATCGCCGGTCCAAGATGGATGGGAATTCGTTCTCTTCTCAACAGCGCCGCACAAGTCCTCTAAACACGAGAACGAATCCAGTATACGGAGTTACGCTGGCCCATCGACAATGCCTAATATTGAAGATTTACGGGATGAAGATGGTGACATTGTTTTGCGTGTCACCGGTACGCATATTTGTGCTCATGGCAAAACAGAGTATGAAGCTTGGGAAGCACTTCATGAAATGATCCAATTGGTGCTTGAAGACTTCGATAAACCTCGCCGGTGTGCGTGTCCGTAAAAAGAACACGCACATTTTGCATTTTTGGGAACTACTGAACTGGGTTTGCGGCTACTGCTGTGCCCAACTTTGCTGCTGAGTCTGTGAACTGAGTTGTTACGCCAGCGATTGCATCGTTGACAGCCTGAAGGGTTGCTTGATTGGTTACTTCGTTTGCTGCAAGAGCATCGGCGACGGCTTTTGCGACTGCGGCAGAGAATCCGCCGATAAGAACAGATGCACTGTCTTCAACGCCTACTGTTGCTGTTACCTGTGCTGTTAGTGCTGCGATTGTTGCGTTAAGTACTGTAAAATCTAATGCCATTTTATTCTCCTGTTGTTTTTTGTTCTGATTTATCTAGTGCTACGCCAGATGCTTGTAACTGTGCGGTTAGTTTGGTAATTTGTTTCGCCATGTCGTCAATTTTCTTTTGCTGGAGGAATGTTCGCTTTTTGTACCAAACGAACCAAATTACAGACACGATAATAAAATTTATCAAGAATTGTAGAAACACTAGAGCCTCATCTTACTTATCTATACACCGAAAATCTATTTGATACCCATACTTTAAATAATGGTGCCAATTTTTGATATTACATCGCAAACACAAAGCAGGATGTTAGGTTAGACCACCCGAGCAAAATAAGGAAGTTAAATTTTTAAAGAAATTCGATTTCATTGACATGAACGAAGGTAGGAAATGACAAATGAGAAAATTGCACAGCAATCAATCCAGTTTTTTCCCTAATAACTGGCCAAGTTTCTTGTACTCTTTCGTCGGCCAAATCTAATACTTCTAGAATTGTTCCCTTCGGAACAAATTTTCCAGCCACCGTCAGACCACATTTAAGACGAGCTTGTTTCATCGCCACAATATTTATGAATGCAACGGACAGACATTAGGCACTTGATTGTAAGCACACAGACATGGAGCGCCAGGGCATTCGCTGATGTCAATTTCATCGGGATACGGATACACTTTGCTGCACTTCGTACATTGCCATTGATAACCAGCAGCGTTGGATTGGATTTCGTATTCGTGTTTCATTTTGATGACCGTATCGTGGTCCAACACTGCCCAAGGTTCGAATGGCTCTCTCTTGGATCTCATCTTATGTTTACCCCATTGAATTGATTCGTGCATCGAACCGAAACGTAGACATTCAAGTCCATTCGGTCCAACACCAGCGAAGATACATGCTTTTTCTCCTCGACCGCGATAAATCATACCCATCATATGCAACTCGCACCGGCCCGTCTTCATGAAAAAATTGGCTTTGCGGTCCAACCGTACCTTCTTTTCCAGTTCTGACATTACGAACTCTCTGACCATCTTGCAAAGAGTACATACTTACCTTGGGGCCGCTTCCAGAATCCACCATAGATGACCCATCTTTTAGAGATTCTTCCAATAATTGTTCACGTGTTACAGCCATATTTCCCTTTCTATTTCATGCATAACGCCCCAGGTCTAATCCAACTATATGCAACCGTTCCATCCTGAAAAACCACAAGTTGACGAACATAATCAAGATTTGGATCATGCTTTGTGACATAATCGGTTATGCGAAGAATATTTCCATGATAATCGTATACTCCACCCGACCAAGCATGACCGTGGCAGAGCTTCGCATTCCACTTCAAACCCAATCGGATGGACGCCAGACCGATCCTAGATGGCGTGTATTGCGTCCTAGAGCCGTCAGGAGCGCCTACAGGCCAGGAAGTGATGTTGTCGGACCCCATCGCTACCAAAGCGTCTACAGAGGCTTTATACGAGCGCCAGCCGTCAACCTCACCCCGGCGCAAAAGCAGGGTAGTGCGGACACCGATTCCATGACGCCGGATATTGTCGATGCTGGAACATATGACGAAGCCTTGGAGCGCACCTTCATGGCATTGATTTCGATGTCGAATTTCATAAAAGGTCCACGACCAGTCGTGCCGCCATCGCTGCAATCTGAATTGCTTCTTCCCTGATGTTTTCTGGATCTCGTAACTTTGCCTTCAACTTCACTTCATCCCACAATTCATCCATTTCTTCTAGTATAACAGCATATCCTTCATGAAGGGACTTCATCGGACCATGCAGTGATACGGCTCTGCGAATTTCGTTCTCGACGCAATTCATCACTTCGGCAATCTTCATGCCGGTGCGATCTAACTTGATTGAATTATCTTCTTCGGGCGACGTTGCCAGCGAAGCTTTCATTGGTTTGGTTGGCTTAGTCGGTTTTTTTGGTTTCTTTGGTTTAATTGGGTTCTTCGTCATAGTAGTTTTAACTCTCCCGTAATCTTATCGATTTTTTCGACTCGATCTGGACCAATTGCTATACAGGTACGTGTAGGTTCCTTGAACTCAGTGAGACCGGCATCGGTAATAAGATGCACTTCCAAATTAGCATCAAGAGCTTTCTGATAAACATCAAGCAATTCTTGTTCTGAATCCACTCGCACACAGATTTTAGTCATCCCACCAACAATCCACTTTCTTTCAAGTGAAGAAATAGAATTGCCATCCAACGCATTTTGTACTAAAAACATAATTGATGCGTGGCACATCTGTGCATTTTGCTTCCCTTTTCGGCATGACAAATCTTGTCGCCAAATCAGGACTTGCTTAACTGAGCAATCTATCAATGGTGCAAGTGGCATAATCTTTATAGTGGATTCTAACAAGTGGAATGTTTCGTTGCTTACACTTTAATCTTACTCTTTCGTATCTATCCGTGTGCCCGCTGCCATTCATATTCTCGATCACAATCATGCCATTCTTCAGTACACAAAGATGCACCGCATCGATTACACATCAATGGCGGCGAAATTCCATGACAACCAGATTCACCGTGACCATCGTCTTCAAAGTATTCTTTTCGCATGACGGTGGAATTAAACTTATGGACATCGTTGCGTGCGCCTTCCAATACTTCTTTTAGGGAAAGACAATTCGGATCGCCATGACATTTTGGACAGACTTCATCATCATATCCCATGCAGCCACCGCCAATAGAAATCATTCCGGTGCCGCCACAACGTGAACACCTATTTTTTGGTGCAGCATCTTTCTCGCATTCTTCAAGCAATTGTTCACGTGTTATCATCGGAAATCCCCAAGTTTTTGAGAGGCACACAAAGCTTGTAAGTCTTTCTTAAGTTCTTCGGTATTCATTGATTTGCCTCACTATTTCTTCAGATACTTCTATTACTTGCTCTTTTCCTACATACCGCACGTTCCAAATGATTATGTTTGGTGACTCTTCCTGACTTACAATGCTCCATCCAAGGTCTTTCGCTTCTTTTTCTGTGCAGAAAAGCAAATCTCTGGGGTTGGCTTCCGGTGGGTTCCGGTAATTCGAATGCTGTAATTCATGTATTTTTCCATGTCTTTAACCCATCTTCAAACGATTTGAACGGACCAATATGTCCATCCGGCGCACTACATGTTTTAGAATACGAATCTTTACTAACGCCTTCTTTTATCATAATAAAATGGTAGAAAAACCAACCGTCTGCATACAGACTAGCATACCATTTGCCGTCACGATGTCGCATCGCCCCGGATTTCAGGCTTGTCCATTCCGGTAAATCCTTCAATTTCTTTTTCATCTACCTTTCATTGCTCCGATGAGCCACACTCCACAAAATGGATCGTGATATTGCTTCTCAAGTGCTTCATCGCCGTGCTCACGCAGGTAACAATTGCATCCGGCGACCCGCTTTTCAAGTTTCTTCGCCGTTTTCTCAACTTTTCGTTGCTTGTATGTCCTGTTTTTTTCTGTTTTTCTCATTCTACCATTCTTCAGAAGCTAACATTTCTGGAACATACTCGAAAGTGGCGCTGTACAGAATTGTTCCGCCTCTTTTACAAATTTCTTTACACATAGCGTCGTGAAAATCACGTGCAACCGGCCAATCTTCTTCAATATGGTTGATAAGTCGAACTTCTTTGGTTGGAGTTTGCTCCAAAATAACAACTCGATGTGCCATAATTCAGTATCCCACGGTTCTTTGTTCTGTCAACTTCGTATGTGTAAATATAAATATCCATGTAATGAAAACATTCGCACAATTTGTTGTTGAAACGGCAGAACCAACTTTGTGGGGCAAATTCTCTGTGTGTCTCTCAGCCGGTCATATTTCCCAAGCTGAAACCATTATGCGAAGTATGACGAATCCAAGCGAAAAAGAATCTGCGGCAACTGCCCTCACAGCACGCAAAAAGTATTTCACTCAAAGAGGTATTAAACCTAGATAGGTTCCTTTTTGACATGCTTTGCTATACGCTTCAAAAATGCTCCAGTAATTTGAAGTCCATTGCCCCAATTTACAATTAAAAACCCGTCTTCTTGAATGAACATCGGCCCGTCATCAAACCACGGCCCTAACAATCCAAAAAGCATTTCGTCGCTGTTCAATTGGTGGTTGTAGTAATAGCTCCACAACCCGGAGAATGTGAATGACCAATCATTCTCGGCGCTATCACAAAGATATTCGATAAGATGCACAGCGGCAGTCTCAACTTCACATTTACCAAATGTGCTGCATAAGTGATTAGATAGATCGACATCACTAGGTTTGAATTTCAAATTTAATTCGGGTTCGACCGGCAGGCGCAACACACCTTTTGCTGAATGAATATCACAGTTGCCATCGTAGTCGTTATCACGTTCACAACATTGTTCTATCATAAAAATACCTTCGGCGGCATGAATTCTACACACGCCACAGCATCATCAATTTCATCCAGAATCGCAGCATCACCGCCATGCACTACAATGAATGTACGAGCAGCTTCCAATGCGTTGCACATGCGCTGTATCTGAACATAGTCCAGGTCCGCTTTCTGCCGCCAATAGTGAAGAGCTTTCTCTTGCGCTGCAATGGTGTTAGATAGACTCATCTCTGGGTTTGTCATATTTTAGTGTCCACTCTTGGTCCGGGCGGTTAGAAATGCATGGATTGTGTTCAACATGGTTGCAGTTTGAACATCTATAACTTTGAACAAATCGTGGCTCCGGTTTCCAACCTTGTTCGTACAATTCTGTAAACACACGAGTTAATTTTGTTTCACAGATGACACAAGGAAACTCAGTTGGATATTCTTTTATAATCGGCTCATTACTTTGCCACGGCATTGTTATCTACGTTACCTTTCTTTGCCTTGCACACATCACAGCCGTTCGGCGTAATGATGACTTTTTTGTCGGGACACATACACCGGCATTGTCTTATTACCGCACCACAACTGCACTTCTCTATAAAATGTCCATCCATACATACTCTTTTCAATGCTCGCATAAAGCATAGCAACGGCTCTGTGCGCCCTTCAGTGAAGCGCATGAATTCGATATTTTTGCTTAATCCGCATCCTTTAGCTGATTGGTATTCCGGCCAATGCACCAAGAAACATTCTACGATTCATTTTTGCGTCCTCAACATCGTCACCAGCAAACACACAATCGCAATCCAAAGAGCTACCGGGTTATCTGGAGTTAAAGGTATCATCATTTTATTTTACCACTCAAGCTTTGTTCGTCAAGTCTAGTGAGCGGCGTAGCCGCTGCGATCTCGGTCAGGAATAGTCTCAGCAAATTTTCCAATTTATACCATTCTGTTAACAATT